TTTCTGTAGTTTATCAACTTTTTGAGTATTAATCTCATTATCGTCATTTATAGGAAAAGTTCGGAATTCCGAACTTTTCTGTAGTTTATCAACTTTTTGGGTATTAATCCCATTATCATCATTTATAGGAAAAGTTCGGAATTCCGAACTTTTCTGCAGTTTATCAACTTTTTGAGTATTAACTTCATCATAAACATATTTGCACATGTCATAGGTATATCCATACTTCATTACTTCACGCAGTTTTTGCAGTATGTGTTCGTTTATTCTGCTTATGGCCAAAAAATCATTTATATCTGTTTTTGATAATGACAGTCTTTTTGCTATATCTATCTGTCTTAGTCCAGCTTCAGTTAATTGTTTGACACAATCTGCCATCTCCAATTGATCCAGACTTCTGTTTTTGGAATTCTCAACGATTTGTTCGATGATTAGTTCTGATCCGGACTTTCTGGACTCCTCGAGTACCATACATGGCACATACTTGAATTGTTCTTTAATTTCAGTGCTTATTTGCAATTCAGTAAGATTATCTGATTCCGGAATAACATTGTTGTTCATTATAAATAATATAGCCAGGTAGCGCCGATGACCATGACAGATCGTATACGTTTTATCTACTTCTTCATACACTTCCAGTGGTCTCTTGAGTCCCTCAGACGCTATGCTATGTGCCAGTTCAATAATGTCCGGGTGATCCATATATGAAAAATCATCTCTGACATTGCTGACCAGTTTTAATTCAGTATATTTGATCTCTGCTGGTCTCTTGCCTGTAATGCCTTCTCGCCTGGTAACCTGCAGGTGATTCAGCAGCTCGAGATCCTCTTGTCTTTGCTGGTAAATGCCAGCATACTTGGTTCCCAGGTCGCTATGCCTGGTTGCCAGGCTTTCCTCTAATGCGATTTGTGTTTTTGACTTGCGTTCAACTCGTGGTGATGTGCTGTTGTCCATTTAATCTCTCCAATATCTCTGTTGTTAATTGTTTGTAGTCTTGTGTTGTTTGGTTATGAGTACGATACATTACGATCGGTTTATTAAACTGCATGAGTGCATTCTGAACTTCCTGTGATCTGGTAATGGCTGTGTTAAATAATAGATCAGGGAATGTATTTTTTGCAATGCTTAATGTAGCTTTGCAGGTGTTGTAACGTCCATCGTGCTTGGTGACCAGTACGCCTAATATCTTCAAAGTAGGATTTGAATTCTTAATTGTATTGACGATGGTTTCATTCAGTTGATCCATGCCGTCCAGGGAATACTCATCTCCGGACTCAATCGGAATGATGATATGCGTGCCGGCCGCTAGAGCATTTACTGTAAGCGCCGATAGGGTAGGGGGCGTATCCATTAATATGTAATCGAACTCGCTGTTGATTACATCGTTCCTCATACGTTTGGCCAGTACGGCATATGGGTCTGTTTTGTGTTTCATGGCATATTCCATGAATGTTACATCACCTGTGGAAAGTGTCAACGATCCGTGTATCAACTTTAATGTTTCCGGGTAATCTTTGCCGCATAGCGACACAAAGGTTGTGGGGCTCATATTATCCCTGAAGAACAGGTCGAAAACAGTGTACTTTGCTTCGTTAGGATGTACCCGGCCAAGTGTCTTCGACGAGTTGCGCTGGGGGTCCAAATCTATCACGAGAACCCGTTTACCCAGTTGCGCCAGCTCTACGGCAACATTTAATACTGTTGTTGTTTTACCTACACCGCCTTTTTGATTAGCTACTATAATCCTGTAATTCTCCATTGCAATGCTCCTAATATGTACTTAAGTGTAAAATACAACACATTTTAAAGTAAATTACTATGCATTTTATGCCAGGTCAATAGGCAAAATCGCATGTATTAAAGTATATCGTGAGAAATACAGGCATGTTAATTACAAAAAGCTTGCGGTTAATTCACCTCCTTTGTGCAATTGTATATTACGAGTATCACCTGGCCATATCCAGTAATATACTCACTTATATGCAGTTTTATTAATATGCCCCGTGGATTTTTAATATGGTAAACCGGTGTATCGTGTACACACATATTCGAATGCAGTGTTGACTTCGGTTCAGCTTTGTTTTCCCAGTCTGTTCTTGTAAGTATGGTATCTTTGTCATAGCTGGTTATCTCCGTGAACTTACGATTAATGTACTGCAGTATGGAGTTGTTGTCGAAAATGGCTATTCCGAATGGAAGAAAATTAATTATATCAGACAGCATTGATTTGTCTTTTTGCATCATGGCTCGTTCCAATGCCATTTCTGTTATATCCCTGGCTATGTATACCGAATACTCTACATCATCAATTTTAGTAGATGGTCGTATCTCTGTTCTGATGATCCTGCCATCATCAGTATTGGACTGATAAATTGTTTTAGTGTTTAGCGCCAGACTATTCCCGTTGGTTATATGCTGAGGCAATGTGATATATTTTTTGCCATTGCACATGTACTCACAATCGTTGTCGCAGTCTTTGCACGGTTTATTTGTCACTATTATTGAGCCGTCTACACCAATGAGCATGCAATGATCGTTTATTGATCCAAGTAATGTTTTTAGTAATATTTCGTTTTCCCTTATTTTATTATTCTTACTTAATTTTTCGATGAATAGTCCAATGGTGTTAGATATACTACTAAGAAAATGTTGTATCATTGCATCAAGTTGTTTGTACTTTTTAGAAAATACTATAAAACATCCTATATACTTATTATTTACCTGTATAGGCACCATTGAAATAGAAGTAATGTCTTTAAAAAAGTCATTTAATAGTATCTCATCAGGCAGTAATTTATGTTCTATTATATAGTCCAATGCGTTGTACAGAGGCATACCAGATGTAACCAGTTTGCTATGCTGACCATCTTTGTCATATTCGTGCACATGTTGAATAAAGTAATCAGGTAGTCCATAGTTACCATACAGTTTTAACATGTTATCCTGATCAAATAGATACAGGCATCCACTATCTATTTCATCCATATTGCACAGGTATTCTATAAATATGTTTGCTGCATCTTTTACACTATGTACGAGGCCAAGCCTTTTGTTAAGTTCACTGCGTATTTCAGTTAAAACATTATGTTTAACCCTATCCGTTATATCTATAACATTACCTATAAATGATACTGACCTGCCAGATACACGTTCCTGCATTATTTCCATATGCCTGGTTCCTTTGTCAGTACTAAGCATGCGAACACATACCGTGTTCTGTAGTTTTTTGGATGTGGTCGCCAAAGCAATTATTGTTGATCTGTCTTCACTGTGAATAATATCCAGCAGGTTAATACCAAGCAGATCCAACCTGTCATACCCCGTTATACGACAAAATGCTGGATTCACAAAAGTAATTATCATGGCCTCGTCGGTCATGTAGATACCAGCTACCGAATGGTTCAGTAATACACTGTCCCTTGCCGTTACGTCTGATACCTCGGTAACCAGGTGTGACAGAAATCCTGTGTCTGTATCTACCCTGGTACCTGGCCCACTGTGTGATGCTATGATAATGGGTAATTCATGTACAAGATTTTTACAGAGCAGATCTTCAGGATTAACGCTATGTTCCATATTGAGTGTTTTATTCGTCAGATTGCACAACATATGTAGTGACAGCTGATTTGGTATTACTTCTCCACTTTCCCATCGTCTTAGGCCACTGCTGGATATTTGCAGTAATTTGGAAAATTCGTTCTGGTCATATGGTGATGATTTTGCAATGAATCCTAAGTATAATCGCAGGAACAGTACATTGTGGCTTAGTGTATGCTTTATGGACGAAACCTGAGTATCATCCAATTCTGGTGGTGCTCCGGACTCTTTTATTGTCATGTAGACATCTCCCAGTATTTTAGTTAAATTTACCATCGTACCATCCTTGTATAGTTAAATTTATATTAATTATATACTTATCCATGTATATACACTATGCAAAAGTTTCTAAAATATCTATTGACACACAAATATCATATTATTATATTAGTGCAATTAATCGCTACTATTGAATTAATTATGTAGTAATGTACATGATAAATAACTCATGTGCAACAGGTTCGGACGGAAATTGAACCTTTCTATAACAAGCATACAACAAAGGATTGTGTATGTCTTTATCTATAGCACGTACTGTAACCTCCAAGCGAACACAGCTTGGAATCAGCCAGGAGAAACTGGCTCAACTTAGCGGCGTCGACCGTACCCAAATAAGCCGAATCGAAAACGGACATTGTAACCCGTCACTCAACACCTTAACCTCCTTATCCTCCGTCTTCAGTTGCTCCGTATCAGATCTTTTAGAACCATTAGCCTGCCAGGATATTCTCACCGTCGTCAAAGCAATCTGGGGAACTGTCTCATCTAATTTGTCTATCACGCATGGCATACCCATGTTGCTGGTTGGCAAGAAGGGCAATATCATTGAATGCAATGAAGCCTTTACCTATATCACAGAATATACCAAGGAAGATTTACCTTTCCTGGACATAACCAAATGGATGCCGGTAACCAATGTTCCTAAATCCGGCAGGTATAATATTAATATACCCGTTAAGTCCGGTGGGTACATTAAAGTCAGTATCGAACTCAGTACCATATCGGATGATTCTTCATTACCCATGCCTATACTTCTCGCCATTATCACAGATAAAGAACCCTATTCACCAAAATTCAGTAACTCATAACATTAAACTCTTGACATATCTATTGCAGTGAGGACAATAAAGTCCTCCTGCATATGTCGGAGATTTAATGTCGCTTCTCACACACAAACCTCGTATTATAAGACCGGTACCTCCCGTTAAAGGTGATGTACTCATTGATATAAAGACCCCTGACACACCCGATAATCCTGAACTGCAAGCCGAAGTCGATGAGTACTCAGAATTACTTAATAAAGCAATTGGTACTGATGCCGGTTTTGATAACTTGCGTAAGTCCCTGGAAGAACACAGCCGGCCCCTGCGCATAAACATTACTCCGGATGATCATCCAATACTGTCCGCCGCCATATCAAAACTCACCGATGGACAGCAGAATAGCGTGATAGACTACAATACCTTCGATAAATCACTCCGGATAATGAACAATGCTTTCCTGACGACATACGGTTTCGAACCAAGCCAGATGCTATTTGCAAAATCAACCCCAGATGGCATGATGGTGCCGCGTGTAAACTTCCCTGAATCCATGACCTGCGACGATATAGCCAATTTTGATCTCAATGCTCACCAGGATCCAACTCAGGAACAATCCCTGCAGTCGGCAACGGAACAGCGTATGAAACAATCCCAGGTTGGACTGTTAGCCATCTTATTTAAAATGCTGCTGGCTTTTGGTTTACAGCTCGGGTCCAAAATGATCAAGAAAAGTAAACTGGAAAAGGTGCCAGTTGCCGGCCGGACCGTTAAGTGGATCAGGGTTAATTTGCATGATAAACCTGCTGAGAAACTTATGGCCTGGATTAAAAAAGGGCAGACGTTCGACAATGACAGTGTAGCGGATGGTGAGATGTCTGCGTTCTTCAAAGATATCGATTCCATTGCAGCCGGCTCCAATTCAGAATGCGTAACAGCAGCGGCCCAGGTAATCAAGCATACGGTGCAGTGGGCAGCGGCTTCTGAAAGCAGCCAGCTTACCCAAGCCATCCTTATGCGTCCAAATGTGGACCATTGGCAAGATTTACATGAGGCTAATAAGTTTAACTTAGACATATCTCTACCATCTACGATGCGTGATGATGAAAGAGCAGAGCAGTTACGTGCTAATACACGGAGAAGAGTAAGTTACGCGAACAGATACTATAACAGAAGTGTAAGGAATTAATATGGATATCGGTGTTGAACATAGTAATTGGCAATTTGAATGGAATCAGCAGAAAGTCAATGCCAAATGTATTTGCGGTGAAATCGTACAGGTGTTTTCAGATGGACCAACAACCTGTTCATGCGGTCGCATCTATTGGACAGAGACAAAACTTAAGGTCGATTGGGCCACTAAGGGTATGGGCGACGAACCACTAACTGAGGATGAATATTAATGGCAGAAACACTATCCCGGGTTAGGTGCAAAACTGTATCTACCGAGCAGTTATCCGACCTGGATAAGCTCACGAACGATACCCTAGCAGCAATAGAAGGTATGACAAGTTTTAACGGTCATGCCGTCAGTGATGTAAGTATCATAGAAATCAGCACACTAATTACCCCAAAGGAAACTGAACAGTATGCAGGATCAGAAATTATCTCGAAATACACGTACACACGCAACATCATCTACGCCTTCGAAGAAGAAGAAGAACAATGACAAACCCGTAAAGCGCAACAGTATAAAGTTTAAGTTGTTTGGTGATATTAGTGAGGAAACATTAAGTACCTTCATTGATACCCTGGAGGATCGTATAACTCCGCATGACGATATCTATATACTGATAGATTCAACTGGTGGTGATCTGCAGGAATCTTTGGCCATATCCACCATTCTTAAATCACTGGATGCTAACACATTTGCCATTAATCTGGCCAAAGCGTATTCCGGTGCTGCTCTTATATTCATGTCGTGTGCAAACAGATACAGCCTGCCATACTCCTCATTTCTTATTCATAACGTCAAATATTATCCACCGGAAGGTGTATCATATCGTGAGATGAATGATACGAAAATTCATTATGACTGGCTGCAGTCAACCTATGAAAATGTATTAAGCACTTTATTAGGTGATAGAAGTAAAATTATGGAATGGCTGAAGACGGAAACGTTTCTTACAGCAGAAGAGGCCATGCAACATGGTCTTGTACACAATATACTTACGGAGATTTTATGACCATTTTAAATCATTTGGGTTCTCTGCCGAAATCCTTACGCACAATGGCTGAAATAGTTATTGATACCGGTGGAGCCAATGATCCTGTTATAGTTGATATGACTCTTAATGAACTTGAGTCTCTTGCTGCCGAGGAAGAAATTGTATTCCAGCTTATACTGGATCGTAAGTACAAAAAGTGGTACCTGGTTGCCGTTGGAGACTATGAACGTATCATAAAAAGCCAGTACCTGGAACATAATCCACTTCACATAAAAAGATCCATAATGGCTTTCTGCCAAGTGGATGATGCATGGATAAGATCTAAGAAAGCTGAAGCGCTGAGACACAAAATGATCAGCGAGCATCCGAAAGAATTTATTGAAGATACTCATGGTACACGCTGGGTGTAGCATTGACGGATATTGAATCTGAAATTATAGCTAATGAGGCGGCCGACTTGCGCCGCCAGCTCATTAGCTGGTGTACCAGTCCGGATAAAGTACCTGAGCCCGTGGCGGCCACAGATTTTTGGTCTGGATTCTACGAAATGTATTCACTAATGGGCCCTGCCTGCATCATACTTACAAAAGCCTGCATAAATCTATGTAGGACCAATCCCGATCTTACTAAGCTTATTTTTTCATATTCTGCCAAATAACTTTGACATATCTATTGTAAATACGCAACAACGAGGTGGAATTGTATGAGTTATGATCCGCGTCTTAAACTGACCGCGATAAGACTTTTTGAAACTGATCTCAAACGAGATATATCAGACGTATACAATATACTCGTTAATGATTATAATTTTACAGGCACCAAAGCCATTGTAAAGTTATGGATTAACGATAAGACATCTTTACTTGAACGATATAGTGATTTAGATCCACTACCTGACAAACATGAAAATATGAAAGGAGACAAGGACTATGTGCAAGAGCAAGAAGACTCCGAAGAAGAAGAAATAACTTCCATATTTAGCCCGGATGAAGAACTGGATGATCAGTTCGAAAACGGCAATATAACCATAGATCAATATCATAAGTTGCGCCGGTCCAGACAAAACCTAATGGATCAGAACCGCATTCTGCGCAAAATGTTCCGCGAGAAGGACAGGGTAGTGGTAGCAACCCGTCAGCTTCTCGAGGAAATTAAGTCTAGCATACCTGGCAGGACTCCCGTAAAGCTTAGCGATGATTTGCTGGTAGGTTGTGACAATCACGGTAATCGCGTGGCTATCGTACAGTTATCTGACTGGCATATTATTGAAGAAGTGCAGCTGCACGATACCAAAGGTAAGAATGAATATAATTTTGTGATTGCCGGGCGCAGGCTGCATAAGTATGCTGTCAGGGTCCGCGAGTTACTAAAAGCCTACGGTATAGAAAATGTAGTCATTGCTATTACCGGGGATATGTTTAATTCCAGCAGACGCAAGGACGAAATACTTCGTAATCTGAAAGCTATGTCAGAGGGCTTTTTAATAGGCGCCGACCTGGTTGCCTCCTTCATACAGGATCTGGCCAGATACTTTAATATCACTGTAGTATCTGTTTTTGGCAATGAGTCCAGGCTGGATGAAGAAATCCAGTCCATTGATTTTCATAATAATTTCGATTTTCTGTTACATCATTTTTTAAGCGTAATACTGCGCGATCAATCCAATGTACACTTTGCCGAAGTAACAACGGACCACGAGCTGCTTATTAATGTAAACACGGCCAACATATTGCTGTGGCACGGGCATAACAGATCATCGCTTGAAAGACTTGTGCTTAAATACGCCAAGATGGATAAGATTGTACATTACGTAATTACCGGTCATAAGCATCACCTTAAACTGGAAGAGATGATGGGCATGAGCGGATCTGGGGTAGGGGATAATGCATACAATTTCTCCAGGCTTAGTGTAGTATCACGAGTCAGTCAGAATACTTATATAATCGAACGTAATGAAAACGGCAGGCCCGATATTCTGCCACATCCCATAGATTTGCAGGACACGACCAGTTATGAAGGCTACCCGGTTCATTCAGCATCGAATGTTACAGGATTGCGTACGGCACATTTAATGGGTGAAGGCGAGACCATTTTAAGGATAGTTATATAAGTGTCAGACCTTATCAAACTATCTGATCTGAAGGATTCAGCTAGCGTGCAGCTCATTCTGGACAATATGCCGGAAGAGCTGCGTGAGACAATCAAGGTAACCCCTGCTCAGCTGAAAATGCTTGAAGCGCATGCTGCCGGCAATTCAGCACTTGGTCTTAAAAATCGTATTCCAATTAAATGCGAAGGGTCTAAGTGCCCATATGCGTCGGTGTGTATGTATTACAATATGGGTCTCGCCCCGGTTGGTCATGGGTGTGTGGAAGAAAAGGTAGTTATAGATCAGCTGGTTACCACACTGATTCGCGATTTTAATGTAGATCCTGAAAACATTGTTGAATTAACGATGATAGAAGAATATATCGATGCCGAAATACAGGAGATCCGGGCACAACGCGAACTGGCTATTAATCAACTTATCGTTGAGAGCGTGTCTAATGTTGATCCCATAACAGGTACCATATTCTATGAAAAGAAAGAGAATCCTGCCGTTGCTGTCAAAGAACGCGCTAAACGTCTTAAGGCGCAGCTTAGGAAAGATTTTCTTGCTACCAGAGAAATACGTAAAAAGTACAATATTGATAAATCCAGGGACGAGTCCAAAGAACAGTCAGAAAAGCTCAAACGCTATCAGCAAATTGTAGAACAGAATAAAGCCCGTATTGAAGAGGCTACATTTACTGAAATCGGGGACAAAAAGTAATGGGATTATTTTCCAAGTCTTCCACTAAAGAAATTCTCAATGTGAAAAAAGAGATCACTAATATACTTAGAGCCGGTAATAAGTATGTTAACAAGCAAGAAAATGTACTGAATAATCTGTCTAACGAAGCTGCTGCCTTGTCCAATCATGTAACCAAGCGTAAAGAAGCTATAGCTGATATGCAACATGGCTTCACACAGAACCGTGCCCTAAAACAACTTAAAGAACATGCCAGCAGTAAGTTACCAGATATTATTAATAGACGTACTGCGGCCTCAAAACCAGCTATGGTTAAATTTGGAATGCCACAGCTTAATGCTGCAATGCGCGGCAAAGGAGCGTTATACCACAGGCATATGGATATGTTAACCAAGATCTACGGATTCCAGGGTACTGTTCTAGGTTCAGCTTCCGGATTTCTTTCCAGCGCTTATGGTGATGATCCATCCATGCTTCGTATTCTTGGTTTTACATTTGCTGGCGGTGTTGCCGGTAAATTCGCTGGTCATAAAGTAATGGCTCCATATATGTATCGAAAATTACTGCCAAGTGCCGAAAAGTTCAACAAAATAAACGGCAAAGTTGGTGCTTTAACTAAGAATCTCGTTGGCATAAATAAAAATGTACGATCTATACGGAAACAGCTAGCATGATTTCAAAAGGCATAAATACTAAATCATTATTCAATTCTGTCAAATCCAGCAAGCTTATGACCACAGCTTCTAAATATCCTGCACTTGCAATCGCAGGTGCAGCAGGTATTAGCTTGGGGGTTGCAAGACTTGCAATGCCGGTTGATATCTTCACTCCTGATAGAATGGATACTGGCAGTAATCTTGGAAATGCAGTTGCCAACATTGCTCATCCACTTGGTATGATAGATCTGCCAAGAGTATCGTCCAAGAGTCTCGGATCTGAATTATACAGATCATTAAGTTCATTTGTGGTTGGTGATAAATCCAGTTCTGATGTTTATGGTACTGCAATAGGTTTGGGTACTATTATCGGAGCTGCTGCCGGATTGGCTACCACATTGCTGATAGGCGCAAAACGTGGATTTGGCCCAACGAAAATGTCTGCATTTGGTAAACTTGCGCTTGGTACAACCATTGGTGCCGGAGCCGGAATGTTTGGCTCGGCTAAAGCAGTATCCATGACCGCTGACGTAGCCAGTAAAATGCACAAACAGATACATGGGCTTAACCAGCCAAAAATGGATAATCGTGCGTCGGGTAGTGGCGCAGGATACCGCAGTTGGTATAAATCACCTAACGGACCAATGCCTGTCGGGCATCTTGGTGCGACCGGTGATCTGGTTCTTAGTATGCACAAAATTCGTAATCAGTCTATAATATAATATGCCGCTAATTCCAAAAAAAGTAACTCCATACTATCAGCTGGCCGCAGCTCCAACTGCGTTTGTAACCGGTCAGGTTGCCGGTGAGCAGCTGGGGGTAAAACCATCGGAACTGCTTATGCCCAATTTGCTCCACAGCGCAAGTATTGGTGTAATGACTGGCGCAACGTTGGTGCACCACGGTGGTTTGCAATTTGGCGGTATGTTCGGATATAAAACTTTGTTTACTGGTGTAAGATCCGCCGCGGCTAATGCTACAATTGGTAATGTTGTACTAAGTGGCATCGAGATGGCCGGCCGCGCCATGTGGAGCCGTGGTATTCAGAGCAGCAGAGTTGCATCCATGATGTTGGCCAGAGAAGTTGGTCTACATGGTATGATGACATCCAGAACGTTTGCAACAGTTCAGGATGCTCTGAAATACTCAAAGGAAATTAGAACCACAGGTAATGCTGGCGGTACACTTATGAGATTTGCTGGCGGTTTGGGTGATAAGGTTGATGATGTTGCCCATCGTGTTGTAAGGGATAAAGTCGGTAATAAAGTTTTCCAGGTTATGGCTAAGAACTCCACTAAAGGTGGGTTTCTTATGAAGTTTGCAGGTGGCGCAGCATTAGGTACTGCCATGTCAGCAATATCGTGGGCAACTATTCCTTATCAGATTATGAAATGGATGGCCGGCAATGCAGTAGACAGGTTCGCCCCAAGTTTCAGCAGTGTACAATCATATTTAAAAGATAACAGAAATCAGCATATGGGCCAGGGTTACCTGCCAGGTGCTTTTTCGACGCAGCAAGCGTCCACTGAAAGGCAGCGTGCCCTACAGGCAGTTTACGGATCAAAGGTAAATCCGGCAAACCGCATGTTTGGCAATGAGGCTGCCATGATGCACAGATAGAAAGGTATAGTATGGGATTACGCGTAATTACTTTTGATGAAGTTACTAAGCTGAATAAGCTTATTATCCTTGCAAAAGATATCTATGGTGAAGGTGTAAAAGTCTTAATAGAAGATGATACTAACCGCATCATCATAGTTCCTCCAGTATCACCACAGAAAACACACCCATTTGAGTTATTTGAAGGTATTACAACAGCTGGTTATGCTGGTGAGTACGTACCTTTTGTGACGTATAATTCAAATGACCCTTGTAATGGTTGTTCCAATAAACCGAAGCAGGGCGAATTCAAGGTGTGCCACTGCGTTTTGCCACTACTCAATAATTCTATCACTTATTAACCAGGAGACTACATGGCTATTAATATAGCAGTTACACCTAAAACAAACGAACCGTTTGACCGCATGCTTAAAAGGTTTACACGCAAAGTAGATAAACTTGATATACTCGGCGAGTATGGCAAACATCTTACCTATGAAAAGCCTTCCGCGAAAAAACGCAGATTACTGAAAGAAGCCAGATACCTAAATAAATGATCGTCAGAATACCGGCTAGGCAAAAACTGCTCAGTCCGGATGGATCATGGTTGCCGGCCTCCAAACGTATTGGTACAACAAATCTTGTAACATACGTTGATGGTAAGTTTCTTGCAGCGCCTGCTGAAATAAGCCCAGCAAAAGACAGTATTGTTATAGAACATAAAACTGGTTCACAGCGTGTCTTACATCTATGTGAGCCAGTTGATGTTATGCTGGATGGCCGGTGGAATAACTCGTCGAACTTTATTGATCATCCGTCCAGCAGATCCTCAATTACTGAACTTATTAAAGTCTGCAATATCATTACGGTACCAAGACACATTCCGATATTTGGTACGGAGTCCATTTCATCAAACTGGGCTAACCTGGTTGCAGCATCAGCTCCAATAGGATTTACGGCAGCTGTACCGGACTATTTTACTTTGTTGGATGAAAAATCTCTCAGACTGGCGCTTGGCAGTTATATGAGAGAACGATTTCCTGGACTAAAGATTGAAGGTATGAGACCAGCTCTGCGCATAAAGCTGTTTAATATTTACAAGTTAAATAAAGCCAGCAGGCCGTTGCTCGTGCAACTGTTTGCCAGATTAGGCATGGTTGCAAAGACTCGGCGTACGGCAAGTTTGTACATATCTGATAAAACAAGTCTGAAGATACTTAGCAGTATTGCCGGCATTCACCAATTTAAAAACATAAACTTTGACAAAACTATGCATGACTGGATATGGAAAGTTGATCCAATTGGTGTGGAAAGTACAGTCATGGTCGAGACAGAAGCTGATAACATATGTGATGGGTTGATGGTGTGGAGACAAAGTCAAGCATAATATTACCTCCAGAATTAACTGATGTTGATATGGCGGAGATGATCGTTATAGCTAATCCACACATGTGGGCTGAAGCACATCTAATGAATCCGTCAAGACCAACTGAACCGCTGATACTACGCGATTACCAGGCTAAAATGCTTCTGGATCGGCATTTCAGAAAGATAATGCGTCTTGGTCGTAGAACCGGGAAAAGCACATACCTAGCTATAGAAGGATTATGGTATGCGTTCACGCACAGTTTTGCACAGGTGCTCCTCACAGCAGCTTACGAAACTCAGGTAGAAGGACTTTTTGATCTTATACGCCGTATGTCATTTGATTCACCACATATTAAAAACAGTATAGTTTCCTACCGTAAGAAACCGTTCGAACTTGAATTCGCAAATCGATCTGTCATACGAGGCCTGGTGGCCAATTCATCTATCCGCGGTAAATGTTTAGCTGAAGGAACGATGGTCATTATGGCTGATAATACGTGCAAGCCTATTGAACAGATTGTTCCGGGTGATAAGGTATTAACCGTACATCCTGAAAAACACCATATGGTTGTTGGTGAAGTAGTCAAATCATTTACCAATGGGGTACAGGATGTTTATGAACTACGGACTACCGCGGCCCGCAGGCTGATATTAACTGATAATCATCCCTTATTTGTGCGCGGCAAGGGATGGACAGAGGTATCCAAAATACGTACGACAGCAACTCATCAGCCTTTATACGTTGACGCGATAGCTACAGTCAACAATTTTGGTGATGCAGGGTATCTGCCATACGCTAATATCAACTGGGCCAGAGTCGCTGTAATAAAACACATCGGCAAACTACCGGTATATGATATTGAAATAAAAGACTACCATCATTTTCTTGCTTTCTATCCGGCTAAAGTTGAAGAATCCGGATTTTCCGTATCTAAGATGCATAATGGTGGCATACTTGTACACAACAGCTCAGACAAGCTGATTGTAGACGAAGCAGACTATATTCCTGTTAAAGTATTACTGGAAGATATCTGGCCTATAGCAACCACATTCAGCCATACTGAAACAATTCTTTCTTCCACACCATCCGGGCGTAGAGAGTTCTTTTACAATGTATCCGTAAACAAACACAGGCCAGAATTCAATTTCCATGAATTTCACGTGCCGTCCAGCAGATCTCCGGAGTGGACAAAAGAAAATGAAATGTTTGTCCGGGCCACCACAACCAGAAGCCAGTACGGCCGCGAATACGAGGCCGAATTTGGTGAGGCCATGGAAGGTGTGTTCAGACACTCAGACGTAGATGAATGTTTGTATGTGTATGATTATAAGGATTTGAAATACAATCCAAATAATTATTATACACTTGGTGTAGACTGGAATGAGACTAATAATGGTGTACAAATTGTTATTCTCGAGCACATAAATGTACCTATTAAATCAGTCATCTATAATCGTGGCGATTGGAAACTGACCAATACAACCCCGATCTTCAATAAGTTTCGCATATTCAGAACTGTCAGCATAGACGCTTTGGATTATATCAACGTTAAAGCCGTTGATGCTGTATTACAGTTGATGATGGAGATTAAACCTCACTGGTCCATGTTCGATCATGGCCACGGTCATACCAACTGGGAATTATTGCGGCAGTCTATCAAGAATGGCCAGTCCGCTACGGGTATGAAAGTTATTGGTTTATCACATTTACTGGACCACATGAATGTTCTCGATTTTAGTTCTGTTATAGAAACGATTGATCCGGTTACCCAGGACAAATTGAATCACCAGGCCAAGAACTTTATTGTTATGCTGGCTCAAAACACATTTGAAAGCCACATGCTGTGTGTACCGGCTGTCAATACCGAAGGTACAGCCGTTGAGGATTATGATCATGGTCTGGTCGCACAGTTACGCCAGTATAATGTTGCCAGGCGCGGCAAACGTGGTGATGTGTATGAAGCCGGCCCGGCCGGTGATCACAAACTGGATGCTTTGATGTTAGCTTTGTATGCCTACTACCAGGAACATGACAATTTCCTGCATTACGATTTTAATATAAAGAACACATCCGCAAGTGATAACGCTTTAAGACATCGTGTATCATCCACCAGGATAAATACTATGGGTGCTGCTCCTGCAGGATATAAATATTCGAATGGCGGGATACTGGTACATGACTACGGCGATTATGCAAAGCCCGGTGAACCACCAGATGAGTTTGAAGACGAACTCAAGGATAAGTCCAATATCAGTATGACGCGGCGTGGACATTCCAACAGGACTGCATCCATGACACGACGCGGAGACAGGAATTTATAATGGCTACAGAATTTGACAGTGCTTTATCACGTGTATCCAGTATCGGTGATAAAGTCACTGATTCCACAGTTTCTGCACTAACCGATATTAATAGTATAGCCAGCAATATAGGTGTTACCTGGTCAGAGCGTAACAGTATAGATTCATTTATTGCTGATCTTGATGTTATTGTCAATAGGGACTGGACTCCTGAAAGACTTGAAGCATCATTCATTAGGGATCAGAAAGAACTCAAAGACCACTTAGAGAAGAACGATATTGATGGTATCAACAGATGGTTGTTGACCAAGAAACTTGAATATTCTCAGCGTATACAAACCGAAGCTCTGCGTGCGCTGACTCATAATTTTGATGTAACTGATTTCGCATGCTGTCTTATTACATCTTTAGCATCCATTGATGGTAAAGACGGTATTTCGGCCGGACAGTTAAAAACTGTACAGGATACCAGGCGCATGCTGGTCGTTATAAAAACGGTATTACTTACGGTTCGAAAGACACTTGAACAAAGTTTGTTTCTATCAGCTATTAAATTCTCTCTTAATATAGTTGGCATGATCGCGGAAATGCTGGATGAGATGTTTACATCGCTGTTTACATCTCTTACCCGTACTATATACAGTCATATCATGCAGAAACTTATGTCCTCCCTTACCAAAACAAATTCTAAGTTACTATTATGCTTCGGATTTCTCAGACTGATTAAAGCTCTGTATATGTTTCTGGTCAACTCAGTGGATGGCTTTATTAATAAGTGGCGGTCCAAAATGTATATGGCGCTGTTAAAATTGCAGCGTGATAACGCTCTTGCCATTAAACAACTGCAAGTACAGGCTAATCTGTCCGTTATAGATATCCTTGTTAAGATAATTAATTCGCTGATAGAAGCTATAGACGCGTGGCAATTATGCTCTCCAAACATATATAGTCAATACACGCCGTCTGCTAATTTACCCAATCGTGACACATCTACAGATGAGTTTGGTACCAATACTGATACCGAAAATGCTGGGGATGTACTGGCAAATATCAGTGTTTCTGGTGACCAGCAAAGTGGTTCTGGAAATGGAAGTGTGCAAACTGGAGGTACGATAAGTCAGGTTACCGGAAAACAGATACAGGTAAATACCAGTTATGGGGTACCGGTTGTAGATGCATCCAGATTGTTCAATGAACCAACGGCGGATGAACTTGAAAGATTTTTAACACATTATCTGGCTGTACCGCAGGCTGAAGCACGGGTTAAAGCTATTGCGAGCGTTCAGGGCAACTGTGCTGATAAACTATCAGCCCAATCTGCTCAGCGTGTAGCCAAGATTTTAACAAAGTTGGGATTGTAATATGAATCTTAAATTCTGGAAGAAACAAACTGATACCAGCCTGTATGACAAGCTTGACCAGATAAATTCTAACTGGATTACAAATATGAGCAATCTTGGTCTGCATGATGAAAGTAATCCAGTCACCACTCCCGTAAAGGTCAGCGGCCGCCGTATGATTAAACGTATACGCCAGGAAGTCATGATGTTCTTTACCCAGGTAATGCGTGGTGTATACGAAGACCCAGAATGGGATTTTGATAAGGTTGAACAGGCATTGCGCAAGGAAACATTATTGCGCAGAGCTGTTGAAAAGTATGTAGAGCAGATCTGGAAAAACGGATTCCAGTTCGTAAGTAAAAACACGAATGCCGCCAACTATATTCGTAAAAGATTCAGGCAGATATCCCAGGTCAGCAACGTAACCACCAACCAGCTGATGAATCAGATAGCTTACTCGCTCGTTGCCTATGGTAATGTTATCTTATCAAAGAAACGTAACGAGAACGCCAGCGGCGGCAATATCCGTACAACTTTTGATGGTAAAACTCTCAAACCGGTCGCAGGATATTTCATTATTAGTCCGACGACCATCATGGTTGACAAGAATGAATACGGTGTTGTTCGTAAATGGAAACAGCGTCCGCTCAGAGGATGGAAGATGTTCAAGAAGGCACCGGAATGGGTGTCTGATGATATTGTATTTTTCAAAGATTCGTCTGTAACTGATTCTCAGTTTTTCTTCGCCATGCCCATGATTAATCCGGTAATTGCAGATGTTAAAGCTTTACGTGAAACCGAAGAATTAGCCTTGCTTCAGGCCATAAAATTCAGTATCCCGCGCTATCATGCTAAAGTAGGTGAAAAAGATAAACCGGCTACCCAACCTGAAATAGATGGCACAGCATCATACATCGACACGCTGCCTGCTGATGGAGTTATCGTTACAAGTTCCAGAGTGGATATAAGCAATGTAGCCAGCGGTGACCAGGTTCTTGATCTTGATCCTTATCTGGAATACTGGTGGCAACGGATATTATCCGGGCTTGGCATGTCAAAAGTCGGTATGGGTGATGGATCTACATCCAACCGTGCAACTGCCCAGACAGTTACATCCGAGATGCAGAATACGACAATCAAGTTTCAGCAAATCATAAAAGACAACTTCGAATACCACATTATAAGGGAATTGCTGCTTGAAGGCGGATACACGGATGAAACGATAAATGAAGACAACATGGTGTATCTGCACATTCCAGAGATTGACCTGGATAATAAGCTTAAGAAAGAAAACCATATATTGCAGCTGTTTACCGGAAATGCCATAACTCATGATGAACTCCGCAAAGAACTCGGTATGGACTCCTTACCGGAAGGACAACAGGATAAATTATACTCCTTTATGATCACTAAAGAGCTTGGTGCGGCTAAAGCTTTACAGGCACAGAAAGCTGCCAGCAACTCCGTAGACAACAAAGCTCAGCCTGCTAACCAGTATGGCAAACAGTCTGTCAAACCAAAGGTGTCTAAGGACAACGAGGATTTGATGTAGACTCGTCACCTACTTTGACATAACTACGCCATGGAAGAAACTACACTCACAGAATTTCATTGTCAGCGCCCATGCGGCAAACTTCTATGTAAATATGAAGATACAGACAATCCATACGCATTCGAAATAAAATGTAACAATCAGAGATGTCACCGTGTCAGCTATCACGGTAATTGCATTGCTACCAATATGGTAGAAGTACGTTGTCAAAATATAGACCCCAAGAAATCTGCAAAGGCTGGTGAGCCTGTTAAATGCAATAAACTCCTAGCCAAAGTGTTACCAGGCACAGTACTCCAGGTAAAGTGCAAGCGCTGCGGCTCAATAGTAGACATCCCGATTAAGGAAGATAATACAGATGCCAAAACTACGGACTGATATGTTACCGCTTATAGAAAATCTCGATATCAAATTTACTGTAAAGGATAATTCAGTAAAAGTTGATAGTAGTGGTGCACTATTTGTTACTGTTGACGCCACGCACGCCGGATTTATTAATCGTAATTATTACAGGTATAATCCATCGGCTATGCGTGATGGTACCAAATCATGGACCTATCCTTTTAAGAAATGGGTACTTCGTAATCATAATGATGAAGGAGAACCTCTTGGTCAGGTTGTTGGTGCCCGCTATATCGGAGACAATCTGAAAGGATTCATTCAGCTTGATCTTCTCGTTACTGATCCAGATGCCATCGTTAAAATAATTGATGGCCGTTACAGAACAGTATCTACCCACGGTTTACCGAGTACGCCGCGCAGTTATGTAAAGTGCTCTATCTGCGGTACAGATCTTGCCAGTATTAAATCCGACAGCCAGTTCTGCGGGCATAGGCGTGGTAAACAATATGAGGACGAGGATACCGGCGTTGTTAAACTATGTTTTTGGGATATAGGTGAACTTGATTACAACGAAGTATCCTTTGTCAACTTCCCTGCAGACAGGTCCGACGATCATGTTGCTGCTGTGACATCATTCAAGTTCCTTGATACTGAAGGTGAAGTTCAGATTAATACCAATGATACCACTGAGTACAAAGGAGTATTTATGCCAGTATCAACATTATGGACGCCGCAAAGCCATTTGGACATGGTAATTGCCGCGGTCATGCCGGACATTAATCCGGAATTTATTGCTAACAGGTCTTTATGGGACTCAATTACCGGTGTTTCCGAAGTAGCCAGGGTTGAATCTTATGTTAAGGCTGGCGGGCGTTTCACGTCCGAAATTACAGATGAAATCATAAGCAAGGCATTGGACACTAAAAAGATTGTATCTGCTGATCCGGTTCTGTGGGATACAGTAGTGTCTGATAATCTGCTGACAAAGTTTAAGGACTATGCTAAGTTAGGTGGTACTTTTGATGAACCCGAAGCCACCAATATTCCTGCAGTTGCTGATGCCGTAGAATTCAATTCAGTTAAGAATTCAATTCTGTTGCTTGATAGCATGTTACCCGCCATTGCTGATTCTACATCCAAGTATCTTACTGATTTTGCCAAGGATGACAAATCCAAAAAGCACCGTCACGTTTTGTGGACCAATGAAGCCGGTAACGGTTCAACTGACTATGTTCTCGGGCACTGGCACGAAGTAGTCAACAATGCTATTGAGCCTAACAAGGTGTCTGCATGGGATCCGAAAGCAGAAAGATATGTTACCCGGGATGGTCATGCACACAAAATAGCAGGGGATTCCATTGCTACCATCGATACATCTGAGTCCAAAACTGAATTTAATATGACATTGACAGCTGATAAAGATACGCGCATTGAACTAGGTTCAGTAGACCAAGCTGTTCTGGCGATGTATTTGCTGATTCATGATACCGTATTCGATCATTCCCAGGCAATTACTTCCATAAAGGATGCTCTTAAGCAGGCCGGTATGGAACAGGTTGACGAATTGTATGACGCTTACAGTATCATGGCCGATTTACGTATCAACATTTAATACCGGAAATTATACTCATACTTTGACATAACTACGGTGTATGGGAGTAAAGCCATGAAGATATTACTCGAAGACATTAAAGACCTGCTTGATTCTATACTTGAAAACGAGTATCAGCGTAAACGGGCCATTCTGCTTGTGCAGAATGCAAACGTGCCACAGGCACTACAAGATCAACTCATAGCTGTGATCACAAAGAAGGGAGAACATAGTCCAATGACGAAGTTAAGCGATGCGCTTAAAGTCGACGGAGTGAGTGACTATATTCAATCTAAAATCGATGAAGCTGTGTCCATCAGTAAAGATGAACTTAATGCAGTAAAGGCAGAACTGGAAACGGTCAAAAATGCCAATGCTGAATTAAGTACAAAACTTGCTGACGCTTCTGCTGCTGCTGCAAATGATAATGCGCCCGAAGTCGGAAAAGACATTTTCATCGATCACATCCTGGATATGTCCATTGCTTTGCGTACAAAAGAAATTGATATGCAGGCTGTAAAGACAAGTTCTGACATCTACCGTGCCAAGCTGCAGGATATGAATGTAGCAGATCTCAAAACACTACGTGAATCACTTCAAACCGAAATGGCAACAACGTTCCATAAGGTTCCCGCTGAGACAGTTGTTACTGATGGACAGGTCATAGACCCAAGTGTCCAGGACAAGAAACAAACTCAGCCAATCACTGACATGACTTCTCTCATTTCGGCTCTTGTCGACAGTGAGCAGAAAAAGTCTTAATTATTAAACAGGAGTATTGCTCAATATGCCTAAACTCACATTTTCCGGTCAGACTGCTCGCCGCAGACCTATCAAACCGATGCCCAATCGTTACAAGGAAAGTCCCCTTCGTCCGAACATCGAGGAAAGCGATGGCATTCGTCCGCATTTCCCGATGGTACCGTTGCGGTATCTGGACGTGAAATTTCAGGATATCAACACCGAACAGTATGTTGTTATTCCGAAGGGCCGTATCATCAGTGCCATTACAGTTCAGAACCCTGTAGCAGGAGACGTTCTCAATATCAGTGGTAAAGCTGTTGTTGATGCCGAGGTACTGCACACTGTTACTGCTGGTGAAGATGCTACAGTTACATTCACTCTGGCCACCGATCAAAAACCTGTCATTGCCGGAACCATTACCATCACTGATGGTACAGAGACGTTCACGGACGATGGTGAAGGTGTACTGGACGGCAGTTCCACAGGAACAGGTACTATCAATTATACAACCGGCGCCATCTCAATAACATTTGCAGTTGCACCCGGTGAAGATGCTGTAATCTCAGCTGACTACCAATATGTACCGTCTGGTGTTGTTTACACTGGTACAATCGATCAGATCGACGGTGTTACCCCGTTGTCACTTGGAGCCGATGACAGTTATTATGGCATCAGCCGCGATATCTGTGGTATCATGGTTCCTGCAAACGGCGGTTTCGACAGAACAATTACTTATGATGCCAGCGACGTAGCTGCAGGCGTACCGAATTATCTCGGTAGCACGGCTGTTGTGGCTGTCGATGGTACATACGTGTTACCGGCTAACGCCCCCATTGGAGTTGCCATGTATGACGTGTATCAGGATATCCGTGGCGCATTCCTTAACTACGAGTTGTGGAAAAGCTATGGATTGCTGGCAGAACAGTATATCAAATTGCCCTTCGTGGACTTTGGTGTTCTGTTGCAGTTATTCCCGACACTCACATTTGTCAACAGAGCAGCTGGAGCTACCGGTTACAAAGTACGCACTGCTACATTCAGCTCTACCGCAGACGCTGGTTACCTGGCCGCTGAAAACAAATACAGCTTCCTGTATTTAGATTCTATCGGCAGCAGCTATGCTGGTTTGTCTGGTCAGTATCTGTGTTCCGACTTGCGCGGTAACTGGGTGCCACAGGGCGCTGCTGTTGACTCGCACACTGGTATTGCATTGAATACCGACAAAAACATTCAGACCGTCGGAAGACTTCTTTATGTTGACACACGTTTCCCGAAAGACTTGATGGATGTCGTTGAGACAGCCTACGGACAGCGAGTAGGTGGAACTGGTACGGAAGGTATTCCTGAGAATCTGTACGATTTCGTGTACACTGTTTTGGTCGCTTCTGGCTACGCGTTCACCGCTGGCAAAGATCCGGCTAAGGATGTAAAAGAACTGGTGCAGGCTGGCGCATTCGGCTACGCCTACATTCAGCTCAGCGCACGGTAAGGATTGTGGGGCGCATTTAGCCCCACTTTTAATAACAATAACAGGAGATTTAAATTAATGAGGGTTATTTCAAAACCTAATTCCGTATTATCCAAAGTGGAGCATATGCTCTATGATGCATTTACCAACAATGGTATCTGCGGATTACCGACTGAGGATAAAGCTATCGTGCAGCTTACGTTTGCCGATGTATTTGATCTGCCGCGTGCGGCTAAAGAAGCTAACGTTGAGCTGAAAGATACCGTGTTTACAAAGGATCTCAACCGCTTTATCGAAACAACCGTAACAAAAGTTATTCGTGAAGCGATTGAACCCAATCTGGTTATTATTCCGAATCTGTTCCAGTCCGTTAATTACAACGGTTCCAGCCGCTCCGTAGAGATCGGTGGTATTGGTGCGTTCCATGCTGCTACAGTGCCGGAAGGCAGTGAATACCCGGAGGTTGAATGGAATTATGCTGAAGGCGACATGGTGCAGATCGGAATCGAGAAGCACGGTCTCAAGATGCGTGTATCCCAGGAGATCATCGATGACAATTTGTTCGACGTATTCGGTTTGTGGCTTCGTATGGCCGGCCGCGCCATGGCTCGTCATAAAGAAGAGTATGGTCTTAAGCTGGTCAATGATTTCGGTCTGGATCTGTTTGATAACGACAGTCCGAACACCTCAGAACTCGGCTCGACAACTGGTCGCAACATCGCCGGTGCAAAAAACAACACCATGTCATTAAACGACATTTTCGAAATGTACGCTTTCATGGCTATGCGTGGATTTACGCCTGATACTTTGATCATGAATCCGCTGGCGTGGAAGATGTTCATGACTGATCCTGAAACACGCGAAATCGTGATGAAGGGTGCTACACTGTCCAGCAACCGTATGCCTAATGGCTCAGCGGCTGCAGGGTTTGGTACAAGCCACATGGGCTATGGTCTGAACACAGCGGCTACCGGTATCTCTCTGGAAGATCCGAATAAGGTTGCCGGTAACAATCCGTTCGTGACTACACTCAATCCGATGGGTGCTACTTTCAACATCGAACCGCGGTACTTACCGTCTCCGTTGAAAGTTCTGGTAACGCCTTATATGGCCTACACACCTGCGGAAGGTGCCACCAAAGCGAAGACTTCGATCGCAATGGCTGATTCTACACGTTGTGGTATCGTTCTTAACAAAGAAGGCGTGAGCCTTGATGAATGGAATGATCCGGAACGCGATATCAAAGCCATGAAGATCAAAGAACGCTGGGGTATGGCCCTGTTTGAGCAAGGTAAAGGCGTGGGTATTTCCCGCAACATTACCATCGACCGCAACTATGCGTTTGAAAACGTCAATCAGGTCACCCTTAATGAGTAATAGCTAAATAACACCGGCCTCATATAGGTGGGGCCGGTTTTATTAATAACGGAGAAGCCATGAGCGAAGAAACAAAGTCCAAAGAGATTGAAACAAAGAAATACATTATCCTGCGTGATGGTAACCATTTTGAACTGGACGAACCAGGCAGAGAGTTCGTGCTGAGCAGAACCAGAACTGGTTGTAAACCGTTCGCAGTCTTCAAGAATGTTAAGAAAGATCTGCATCCCATTCTTATCAAATCTGTTAAGTTGGGTATTTTGGATTTCACAGATGATCCTGAAACATACCAACCACCGGAAGTAATTGCTAAATCGAATGCAAAACAAATGCCACGTTATACAACCGAGGAATTCACACACAAAGATGTGAAGAGTGGTTCGCGCATACCGAAAGCCCCGCAATTCAGTAATGGTACTATGCTGGTCAAAAATGCCAGTCCGATTGCTGTTAAAGTTATTAAGATGCAGGCACATATTGCGGTAAAACGCATCAATGGTGCCGTTAGTCAGCTTGGTAAAGACGAAGCCGCAAAGGTACTCAATGATATGTATGCTTTGGAATCTGCCGGCATGAATCCTGCTTTCCATTCCAGACGAGAAGTTATGGATGTCATACAGGAGATGCGCGTCAGACTTGGTATTAACAAGGCCGCTATCAGTTCGGTATCTTCCGTTCCTGATGATTCAGGTAATGACACAGTTGCACGTTTATAGGGACTAATCAGACCGAATGTTCCAAATCTCATCCACCACTCCAATAACTAATGCAGAGTCGGTTCTAATTGGCTCGACGATCCAGATCGAATTTAATAACGATCTCGATCCGAAGTCCATTAATGATTTGGTTGTATCAGTCGGTGTTGCTGATTCAAGTCCGTTTCAGAGCGTTGACGGGCGTACAGCACTGCTTGCTACCAACAGTATTGAGTTTACGCCCGCCATCGATCTGGCTAATAATGTTAAATATGTAGTCGTTGTAGCTGGTGGCGAGTTTGGTGTAAAATCTATAACAGGCCGTAAGCTTGCTAACGATTACTTGTTTTACTTCACTACTGAAGTTGCTGCAGGTGGAGCCGGTGATCCGGAAGTTCCAGATGAAGATCCAACCGATGGTATTCCGCTTGAGAGCAGTATAAACCTGCTGTCCAGCAAAGTATCTGAGGGTAAGATTGAACTGACATTTGACACCAGTCTTTCTGACGACACCGAAGTCACGATTACATCGCGGCATCCGTTGGGACGGCAGGGAGGACTGGACTTTTGGAAATCATTCTGCACAATCACCGTCAACGGCTATAGGGTAACAATTAATCCTGGTCATGGATTATTAAGTTTAGACTACGAACAGAAACTGGTTAATACAACATTGCCAACCTACGTATTGCTAGAGAGCAGTGTACCTGTTCTTGAGTATACGGTTGGTGCAGAAAATATAGATGCTCTTTTCGATTTTGCTGTAAACAGAGAGTATACGATTACCATATCTGATGAGACAACCGGTTCATACTATCGGATTGTTCTGGTACAGCCTCATGTGGGTCCGGAATTTGTAACAGTAGACGAAGCCAAATTGAGATTATCAGCCCTTACTACGGTATTTGAAACGGATGACCGCATCCGGTTAATGATTTATCTGGAGAGTTTGCGGGCTTATAATATATGGATGCGCTACGGCGTATGGCCCGGTTATGTTCCATACTATGCCAGTGAATACGTGATGGTACGTTTGACGATAGACGCCATCGAACAGTATGCCAAAACCACAGCTGTTGGTGGCTCGCCTGAATCGTTTTCATTGGGTGATCTGAAGATAACTATGCCTGGCCAGTCAAGTTCATCGCTGACAGGGTTCGGTGATGTTATAGACATTCAGCAGCTGAGAAATATGGAGTACATTCTCGGCGAAAAGCTTCGTAAAAATGATGTAAGTACAAAACCTATTTATGAACCTGACTATAGTCTGATGGCACCAGAACATGGTTCTGGTGTAATAGCTCTTACGCCTAGTGTTGGCAGAAGGGATCCTACGACTAATCCCGATCTTGATAGAGCACTCTATCCGAACAGACATAGCCGTCACGGAAGGTTTAATCCTTAATGATCGATATCAAAGCTTCGTTTGATAAAGTTATCAACCAATGGGGTCACAAAGCTATTTACAGGCGGTACCTTACTGGTCAACCAAGTGCACACTATGATACTGTGACTAAAGAAGGTGTAGGCGGAGCCAAATGGCAACACGTAGATTCAGTAGTCAAGTGCAGGGATAATCCCAGATCAGCCGTCGGTGACAAAGGAAATTACGAAAGTGCTCCGACATACTACTTGGCATCAGAGTGCCAACCCAAAAAAGATGATTGTATTATTGAAGTTTCAGCAAATTCACTGACTACATCTGACAATGTAGTTTTGGCATCACAGCATCGTCACGTTATGCGCATAGAAGATATAGATGCAAAACGGGGTGCCAACGGTGAAATTGCTTTTTACCAGGTAACCTGCGCTCCGGAATATGGATACTATTAATGGAATTTATTGAATATCTATCTCCTATAGAGCGATTATCTCATCCAATAATTGGCACTGAGAGCTATACCGGTATAAACTTAATGCAGTTTATAGCCAATGTAAACACAGCTCTGCAGGTAGTCGTTCCTGGTGTAATATTTGAAGCAGCTTATCCTGATACAGTTATGCATTACCAGGAACACTCCGATAGGTTTAAAACAACGATTACCTGGGATGTTGAACATATGTCTCCGCAACAGCTCGGCGGAAAGTCCCGCCCTGACGCGCATAGCGGAACAAGAGAGGTAAAACCAAGATTACGTAATATCACGAATGAGCCTGATGGTAAAATTTATCAGCACTTTGAGCAGATGCTGCAGGCTTTTATTCGTTTCGACATATGGGCACTTACCGCCAGAGAAGCGGAAGATTTGGCCCAATGGTTTGTTTTCGACTTCATGGCCCACTACACGAAAGTCTTCGGCAGTCAGGAAGTGCGTTTCTACGAAAGAAAACGTGACACTGAACTGTGGAAGATTAATAATAAACTGCAGACGCGCAGTCTGGTTTATTATGTATTACTCCAACACAGTACGGTTAAGCAGTCCGACGTTATCGAGCGTGTGCGAGCCCGTATTCAAAATGCAACACAATTAATGGAGAGGTAGCAAATGTTACCAAGAATCACAAGAACTCTTCTTGACCACAATCTTGAAGTACCAACCGGAGATCAAAAGCTTAACAAGCGCGTACTGTTGCTCGGGACATCTGAGGACGGCCCCGTGTATACTCCTATTCTGGTTTCAGATATGAGTACAGCAGTAGAAGTGTTTGGTGCTTTCGGAAAAGGCAGTCTGGTTAAATCCATCAAAGAAATCATTGATGCGCAGACAACTTCCGGCGGTACACCCCAGATCCTGGCCGTGCGTATAGGTAACAAATATGCCAATAAAGCATATTTGACTATCGAAAACACTGGTGGTGATGAAGTGCTTACATTGGAAGCTCTTTATCCTGGTGACATCTATAATGATGTTACTATAATGCAGGATACAGAGGGTAACCTGAAAATATACAATCCGAAGACTGATACATACTCAGTTTTCTCATTGGATACAGACAATCCTTCAAATCCGTCTGTTGATGCCCACAATTCAAGTGAGCTGGCTGATGCTATCAATGCTGACCCGAATCTCAATGGAATTATTTCTGCTTACGCGCACAATGAAGCCATTGAATTTGAAATCAATGTTAACAGCACAGACACAGATGTTGTATTATCGTCCAGCGATCAGGTAACGGAACTCGATTTGAGCGCTCTGGTTACAGCTGACTTCGTTGCGGCTACCAAATTTCTGGATGGTTCAGTTAGTGCTGATAAGAGCGCTGATACTGACAAAACCATCATCACGATGGAATCCGCATACTCTATTACAACTTCCGAGATCAAGGAATACCAATATCAGGGTAAAGCCAAATTCACTTTGGATAAACAACCTCTGGATGGCAAAACAGACGCCAGGTTTGATACACTTATGGATGTGCATACTGCTGAAGGAGCTTTCGCTGCCCTGGCTAACAACGCCACTGGTGACGTTGGATCCGAAGCGTATCTGCGCCACAGAAATGTAAGCCTAGGTGTGCTGAACCTTGAATCTGATGCAGTAACTGCTGTGTTTACAGCTGATGCTCCGTGGGGTATTGCGCACAATGCTACAGTTGCCACGGCAGTTGCAACTGACGCTACAGTATGGGGTGATGCAACAGTGGCCTCAGTAATCGATGAACCAATCAGTGCTGAAGGCGATGCTGAAGCCGGCTGGAATCTGTCAGTCACAAAACCGTTCAAGTTAGAATATCGTCCTGCGGGTGCCGGCGTAAACGACTGGAGCGAACTTGTGCTTGCAGTAGCAGACTTTACACTGGCGTGGGCATCAGGTACATTGACTCTTACAGTTAATGATGCAGATGTTGTTGATCAGTTAATCGCTTTGAACGGTGCTGCGGTTCGTATATCGTTTGACTCTTGCGTGGGTCCGATGGCAGAAAAGACCACATTGACAGCCCTGCAAAGCGTATCAGCCGCATTCAGTGATTATTTCGTACGTGGTCGTGAAATTCTTTTCGGTGCTCCTCTGCCCGCTAATCTAGTATTGCGCCACGCTGTGGTTCAGTATTATGAACTCGGCAGTACACTGGAAATCGTTGACGCAACCGTGCCGACACTCAAGTTAATTGGTTATGGAATTCAGCCTGGTCCTGGTGGCAAAGCCATCGGAGCTTCGGATGCGATCGTTGGTCTTAATTATTCGGTAGCCCAGGATATGTTCTCTCTGACCACATCCCTGAGCTTGAGTAACGGTACAACGGCCGTTAAACTGAATGCAAACCAATTGTATGATGAACTCAATGAAGCCTATCAGCGTTTGGATGATCAGAACTTCGACATTCTGGTTGCCCCTGGCGCTTACCTGGATCTTACCAAAACCGGATACAACGAGATGACCGGATTGCCGCAGGAAGTTAACGCAGGGTTCCATACCCTAATGTCCGAGTTCCTTGGCCGGTACAACGGTGAAGTTGTAGGTATAATTGGATTCAAACCCCTGGTTGGTACTGGCCTAAACGGCGCTGTTACCAGACTGGATGTTGCAAACCGTGTAAAGAAACTCACCGAGTCCGATCTTACAGATCCTCTGCGTGCAGCTAACTTCTTAGCACCGTTTGAATGTATTAACATGGTCGGTGTTGATATCGAACCCATCTTTACAGCTAACGGCGTGCAATATGCAACTACCGGTGAAGCTTGTACGGCGGGTTACCTGTCTACGCTGAAACCCAATGAATCGATATATGTCAGCATTATTCCTAATATCTATAACCTGCGCTACTCCTACAGTGAACGCGCTCAGAATGGTTATAGCCAGCTGGATGTGCTGTCAGATTCCAGAATTATAGCTGGTATTAAGACAACCTCCGGAACCAAGCTCAGTGATGGCCCGACTTTAGCCGCGGTTGACAGCGATTACAGACGTCTAACCACGTACTGGATTGTTAAAGACGCTATGGCAACTGTTCGTATGGCCGGAGCTGACTACCTGGGCAAAATGTCCAGCACGGAAATGTTGCAGGCTCTGGATACAAAACTGCGCAGTGAACTGGGTAAGAAAGTTCCTGATTATCTGCAGGCTTTCAACTTCAAGGTCAAATCCGACCCCAGACAGAAAGTCCTCGGTGAAATCGAGATCATGCTCATCCTGGTTCCTGTATTCGAAATCCGTACCATCAAGGTACCGGTTGTTTTGAAGGCAGACTCATCCGCTGTGTCTTCGTTGTCCTAACGATTCAGATGATGAATGGTAATAATTGGCCCTGGTTGGTAAAACAGCCAGGGCCTTTTTTATTGCCATGTGACATAACTACATCGGTTGAGAATGTAGTATGAGTCACAAAGATAAAAGAGAACAATTATCGCTGCTTCGTGCTGAGCGCATGAATCTTGCCCTTAACATGATAGAAGCCGCAGAACAGAACAACTACACCAAAAACCATTCTATACGGGTTGCTCGTATAGCCCGTAAGATGGTGGATTGGATGGGTTTACCATCTGATCAGTCCGGGGTTGTTGGTCGTGCCGGCATATTCCATGATATTGGCAAGATAACCATATCGCGTAGTATTCTGATGAAGGAAGGTGAATTATCAGAATCTGAGCGGGCTGTTATGCGCAATCATCCGACTGCCGGCGCCTATTTGCTTAAAAGCATGGACATGCTGCTGGAGGCTGTAATTGTAGCACAGCACCATGAACTGCTTAATGGCACAGGTTACCCTAATGGTCTTAAGGGTAATGATATTATTCTGCATGCCAGAATCCTGGCTGTAGCCGATGTGTTTGATGCCATGACAGGTGACAGGCCCTATAGAAAAGCAATTAGTCAGGAAGCTGTACTGGATTATCTATTGAAGAACAGTGGTATTTTATACGATCGTGCGGCTGTGTTAGCTATTACTTTGTTACACGCCAAGAATGAACTCAAATCAATTTATGAAAGGTATCCGGCAAATCTGGCTACCCTTGACATATCTATGTAAACAAAATTTAAGACTTCCACGAGAAGCCGTTTCACTCCATATGGAGATCTTATATCATGTCTTTCAAATACTATGAAGGTGACAATCTGTCATCGACGATGACCACATTCTCCGGATGTGACATCAAAGCCTATTTCGAAAACTATGAAATTGGCAATCTGCAGGGTATTTCCCTGTCTGTTAACCGTGAGGTACGTCCGGTGTTTACCATGGGCAGCCCTAACGTTCGTTCCTATAGCCGTGGCAAACGTGGTGTAGCAGGATCGATGGTCATGACAACCTTTGACCGTGATGCGTTTTTCACAATTAAAAAGGAAGCATATTACGCGGCCAAAAGTAGCGAAGTTGCTGATAAGTACGAAGAGGGGCTGGTAGCCGTAGTTGGAGACTCCACTAATTTAGGGTCACAATCGTTACACCCAAACTACAGTGATCAGATTCCTCCGTTCAATATCACTCTGGTTGGTATGAACGAATTCGGTAACGCTATGGTTATGCGTATTTTTGCAGTGCATCTGGTATCAGAAGGCCAGGGTATTTCCGTGGATGATAACGTCGCCGAATCGCAGTTCACATTTGTGGCACATTCGGTACAATGGTGGAGACCAATGTATAGAAAAGCCGCAGAAGTAACTACTTTAGACGGATTAGACGTAGAAGATTTACCACTGTACTAATCACATAATGGCGGGGCTTAGGCCCTGCCTTTATTTTTATTAACTACTCACAACAGGTAATGCCAGAGCCATGCTTCACCCGTTTAATGTACAGGGATCAGAAAATCCAACCATTGGACCGCATGTCTATTCCGGTATAGACGGATATGCTTATGCTGTCTATGGTAGTACCTTTATTTCGCTCGGCAACCTGCACACAATAAGTTATTCAGTTCACCGTGAAAAATATCCTGTACGCAGACTTGGTCATACGCATGCTGTAGGTTACACCAGAGGAGCTCGCACCATAGCAGGTTCTTTGGTTTTTGTGAATTTCCAGTCGGCTGCATTAAGCAGGTTATTTAAATTTTTCAAATATGACAGTAATGATTCTAATAATCCTGCATTATCTATTTTAACAGACCAATTGCCGCCATTTGATATCCTTGTGTTTTTCAGAAGTGAAGGCGCCGACTTTTCCATCATACGTATTACCGGTATAGATATATCTGACGAAGGAGGTGTTTTTGGTGCAGAAGAATCCTATACCGAAACAACCATGCAATACGTAGCCAGGGACATATCTTTACTAGAACAAATACCAATATCCATTGACAAAGACGATATAGTTACAATGGGAAGTGCTAATAGTTTGACGGCTAAGTTTAATAAAGCCATTACTGAATATACCGGGGCCGTTAGACTGGAACAGTATATGGACAACTTAAGTCCTGTGTATATAAAGCATGAAGATCCACGAGATCTTCTGGCAGTAAGATAGATTGGTTATATGGGCTCATTCTCCAATTACGCTGAAAACAGTATTCTTGACCACATATTCAAAACAGCTGAATTCACTGCTCCGGCCAATATTTACGTCGCACTGTCATTAACTGATCCAACTGAAGACGGGTCTGGTATAACAGAACCTAGTGCCGTAAGCTATGCCAGGGTATTATGCAATGTATGGAATTATGCAACCAACCGTCAGACGGCAAATACTAATCAATTGATATTCAGTAAAGCTACATCGAGTTGGGGCACGATCACACACTTTGCTTTGTTTGATGCGCTGACAGGTGGCAATATGCTGGCCTATGGATCGCTTCAAACTCAAAGAGTAATAGCAGCAGGGCAGACAACCAGAATAAATTCCGGGGCCATTGTAATAAGTTTTCCAACAGGAGCCATATCCACATATCTCGCTAATTCCATTTTAAGGCATGTATTCAAAGTTGAAGACTATACACCGCCAGTTAATATTTATGCAGGATTAAGTACATCCAATCCTGGTGATACCGGAGCAGGCCTGGTAGAACCATCCGGTAATGGTTACAGCCGCATAGTCCATAATGCATGGAGTGCGGCCATCAATGGTGTTACCGTAAATTCCGGATCAATAACATTTCCAAGTCTCACCGGCAGTTGGGGCACGCTTACCCATCAGTTTCTAACTGATGCCACATCAGGTGGCAATCTGCTCGTATACTCACAATTCAGTAGTCCTGAAGCGCCTGTTAGCGGAGACGCTCTCGCTTATGATTCAGGCGATTTACAGATAACTTGCGGATAGTATATGGCAACAATTACTACTAACACATATCTCGATGGTGGGGTAACTCGTACAGCAGGTGAAGCCTGGACGATAAACTCCGGAGCTACGTTTACCGTTCGCACGGACAACCGATGGCACGCAAATGCCCCGGCATCCATGTTGGGATCTTTCGGGTCACAGGCTATCAATGAAGGTAAAATAGTTTATGACGGATCTAATGTTCGCTGGTTATCATTTCAGTCCGGTACCGGCACCGTTCCAGGCATAGGCACATCTATAACGCAGTCCGGCGTAACATCAAGTTATTTGCTTGGGGTGTATTCATCATTTACTGCAGCTCCTACGGCAGTCGGCGCTGCAATGCCAACTACCGGATTCATTAAATTTCGTGAAGTATCCGGATCATTCGTGCCCGGCGCATTAACCGGAATAGGCGCTGAAGCCACAGATGCCGATGTTGCAGGATGGATAGAAATTGTTGCTGACGCGGCATCAACTATTACTGTGCCAAGACTTGGTGAGCACGAAATACGCGGGGACTGGTTTTACCTGGACGATACCAATGGCTTGGTTGGCCAGGTTATCCAGATACCAACTAATGGTGGTGGATCTGGTACTCGGGCTGCAGGTGTTTGGATAGAAACAAGTCCAGGCTCCAATGAATACGAATATTGGCCTTCTCTTAATGGTGCGACTAATGGGTGGGCACGGCAACATATCGGCGGCGCATACGGAGAAACCGACCAAAGACAAAACTTTGTAAAAGATATTGGCTCCGGTCAAATACAAATAGGTGAAGCGTCAAATCTTTCAGCCACATATGCCAATGTTGAGGTACAGGCATCTACTTACGCTATTATAGCACATTCTTCAACTTATACGTGGGCCAACAATTTAGTTACCATTACATACAACACCGGACATTTGTTAAAAACCGGGCAACAGGTTGGGCTTGATTTTACGTCCGGAGGCGCTACGTCTTATGATGGGCTATACACAGTTACCGTAATCGATGCATTCACGTACACAGTTCCATTGACTGGAAGTGGAACCGCCGGCAATGTAACGGTGCGTCCTGGGCTTACCATAACATTTACAGCTCATAAACTTGGTGTGGGTGATACGGTCTACTGTGATTTTACGTCTGGCGACGGCGTGGATGGGGACTATGAAATATATGCCGTAACTTCAGCCAATGCGTACCTTTTAAAATACCCAACTGCAGTTACAGTTACATCAGGTAATGTTTCTGTACATTCCAGATACGAGATAACGTATACAGCTCATGGACTTGCTGTGGGCAACAGGGTCTATCTTGATTTTACTTCCGGCGCTGGCGTTGATGGAATTTATACTATTATAGAAGTACCGAATGCCAACACGTTCAGAATTATAGCCAATAATAATGGCGCTGCTGATTCCGGAAACGTCACCATAAGACAAACAATTGGAAACGTTCCGGTTGGTCTTGTGTCAAATCCATCTGACCAGATATTCCCGGATGCGAACTGGACGGATCATTTCCGCTGGCAGTCTAATCTGTGGGAATGGACGTATTATGCAGGAAGCACGTTTTATAACTGTCCGGTTAGTGATGGCACTTATGGCCATTTATTACAAAATGGTATTGAAGCGCCGGCATCGAGTGGTTATCACGATTCATCGTTCCATGAAGATCAAATTGTTCACGATGGTGATGATGTCGCTATATTCATGACGAAGTTTAGCCAGGCTATGCCATCAGGTACATGGGGATGCGGTATGTGGAATGCCGTTCAGCCATTGTCTGACTGTGTGTGGTTTTGGGCCGCCAGTGATCTTAATCCTTCTGAACTACGCGGGTTGCGGGCGCAGGTTATTATAGATGCCGTTCTTGTACATAATGAAGCGATATCCGGATACAGTCTTACTGATTGGCATCGTTTTGAAGTAAGGCGGCTGTCCACCGGGGCGCAATTCTATATTGATGGAAATCTTGTTTCAAGCTATACAGGCACCATGCCTTCCGGGAACATGCGTCTCGAGATCTGGAATGATAACGCATACTACGATACCGGGTATAACAGGTTGTACACGCCTATCACCAGCGATGAATATTCTTACACCCAATACATCACCCATACGGATTATAATGGTGGTGATATTGTTCGATCTGGTTGCAAGGTAAGGATTCCGAATGTGTTTCTGCGCGAATGCGCCACAACAACGCGATCCGTAAATCAGGTTAATCCTACCATAGCGAGCCGCCCTGAATGGGCTGTCACTAATGCCGGAGCTATCGATATTGAGTATGCTTACTCCGGTTGGTATATGAATTTTGCGCAATCGTATGCAGCAAAATTGCATCATTCCTGCACATATGATAGTATCGTATTAACAGAATGTGCCACGGCCATCAATCTACTTGATACGCATACATCCATGTTCGGTGGACTTGATGCTGTATCACTACTTCTTACATCTAATTCTGCTGGGGGCACCGTTGAAGATTGTAAGTTTCAGAGAGGTAATACGCCAGGATCCTCCGACCATGCCGTAAACATATCATATTGTAAAGATATTGAATTTACAAATGTAACGGGTGGTATTATACAATTTGCCAGAACTAACGGTAAGGGATTGTATGTTTCGTACTGTAATGGCCTTACGTTTAATAATTGCCGTAGTTTTAATTCTGATTTACCGCTTATTCAAAGTCTTAATATATCTATAAATGATCATGATCACGTGGACAGATATATTGGCTACACAAACTCCACGACAACATACTATGCCATCAATATCGGTGCCGGGTGTTCAAATATTGTTGCAGATGGTATTACCTTTGGATTTGGCGGAGAAGTACCAAATGTGCATCCATACATCGGAATATTCTATTCTGCTGCAGCTCTTAATGTAAAACTTAGAAATGCGGGTACTTATGCAGCGCCGCTGGCCTGTGGCACATGGCGTCCCAATTTGTATGCCCTGGCTACCAGTCATGTTACTGGCGGCAATAATAATACAGTAAAAGTTCAGCGAATATATGTGGATAACAATGCGCGAAGCGGTGGATTCACGACCATCAATTCCGACAAGAATATGACTTATGAATCTATTCGCGGCGGGATGTATGTAATGAGCGCCATGGCGGTATTTGCGCAAGTAGACGCCGGGCTTAATTCTATTATCAAGGGCTGCCGTGTTACAAACACAACTACAACCGGACAGGCATCCGTATACGGCACACATTTTAGGGATATGTTTCTAAGTGATGTTAGTGGCCGATTTATTCTTGCCTGTAATGAACCAACTGCTGAAACCACGCAATATTTCACAATGGTATCCGGTAATCAAAAATTTAATTCCGCTGGTGGCATTTTGATGGGTGTAATAGGTAACCAGGCCATATGGGAAGACAGAGTGTTCAGAAAAGGACACACCGGTTTCAGAAATTCTACACCTACTATGTCCGGCGGCACTATCGGCAATTACACGATTGAATACCAGATCGATACCGGATCAGGATATAGTGGAACGTGGCAAACCGCCAGCGGTGCGAACCTGTCCGCCGAAGTCATTGACCCGTCTGTCGGGTTTAAGATGAAGGTGCGCATTACGACGACAACCACCAACACCACGGCGATTACATATCTTCGATTTGATACGGTAACAACGGCTGTGGCTCAGTCGTCGAACTTGTATGTGCTTGACACCAACACGCTAACCATTACCGGATTGCAGGCCGGCAGCGAAGTAAGATGTTATACCGGCACTGATCCAGCCACTGCTGTTGAAATCGGCGGAGTGGAATCGTCCGGTACATCATTCGTCCTAACGCACAGTAGCGGTGGTGTAAATGGATATATCCGCATAATGGCGACCGGATTTCAAGAATACTATATGTTGTACACATATTCTGAGAGTAATATTGAGTTACCTGTTTCACAAGTATTAGACAGGAATTACCATGCTTAGAATTATTGAAACGACTGACCACAAGAATCTCGGACAAGAAATTTCTATGCCTTCTGTTGGCGATAGCATTAATCTGAGATCAGGATTTGTTTTTGTTGTTGACAGTATCCGGATTGATTCCGGAGATGTGTTTTTATCGAATCAGAATTATATAATAGTAGCAAGGGGAGAATAGATTATGGCTCTTATCACAGATCCTGATGATATTCAGTATGAGTTAACGTCTACGGGAACAACCGAGATGTTTGTTGATTTATCAAACAAAAAGATCAAATTGGTGCGCGTTGGTGCTCTGTCAGGCGATGGAATTACACTTAAAGCAGTGTATTCAAAGTTAAAGGATGTCTGGTTGGCAGAATCCTCGGCTATGAAATATCCGTTTCCAATGACCCCTATTACCGATGAACAGTACGAATTTAAAGATGGCTGGAATCTTGATAAGACCGGAAGCGGCTCAGATTATACACCAAATCTTATTCGTACTGGTGGATGGGCTGTAAAGAATACGTCCGGAAATGTAACCGAAAGATGGTGCGGTGTTATTACACTGGGTTCTGTTCAAACTGGTGGACAGGTTTATTTTACGCAGTCTGCCGGTGATACGGCGCATGATTTCAATCTGACTGGCGCTGTTAATCAGGCTGTGCAGTATTACCGCGATGACAACGGTGATGGCACCCCGGATTTCGATTATGGTGCATACTTGAAACTGTTCTTGCGTGAACAGGGCAACACTTATGCTACGTCCCAATTGAGTGACATCGGTGTTACGGCTCTTTCGTATCAGGTGTATCGTTTTCCGTTATCAGACGCAGATGATTCTAAAATATCTGTAGAAGATATCGGTATTGATGCTGATTCCAATGGCGCTGCTGATGTGGCACCGTATTCCGGTATGAGTATTACGTGGTACGGCACAGCGCAGGCCAGAACAGTAAATGGCGTTTCAAGGGATTTCCATGTTATTATAGACGGCAACCAGGGTACACTGCAACAGATTTATGAATTTGTGCAGTGGTCACTCCGGCAGACAATTGATATTGATGCAGGAGCTGGAAGCAAAATTGGAAATCTGACCAACGAGTTACTTTACTTCGTAGGCTCTGATCTTTACACACGCCTTGACTCAACTGGTGGTGTGTATATTGACGACACAAAGGTTTCTGACAATAACTATCTGCATTACATGGCCGACAACGGCACGCAGTATACCAATGCCCGCGCTGCCACATTAACACTGCAGATTGGCGACAACCTGAAGAATGATCCTGACGCTATTTACCGTGTATTCTTCACCAATGATGATGCCGGGAGTAACCTGGGATATGACTACGGTACGGCAAACGCCATAACCATAGACCAGATGGGCGCTGCCGGTGATATGGCCGGATCGATAAGCGGACAGTCCTCGATCGAACTATCTTACGATTTTGATAACAACGTCCAGCGTGGCGCAGGGTCTGAAGGTGAAGACGTTCCGTTTACAGCCGTTGCCCTGGGTCTTTCCAGCGGTCAGTTTGTGGTTGGAACCGGAACCATATCAGGCGCTACTCTTTCCGGATCAACAGGTCTTGCTGCAGCTCTTGAAAGGAACTACCAGGCATAAGGGGCATCAATGGCTATTTCCTTCGATGCAGCAGCAAAGCGTATTAATCTTTCCAGCGGAACTGTTACACTCAACGTGGTTGATTTGTACAGCCGCTGGAAGGATTGGGTACGCGAAGATGATAATATGAAGTATGACCCTGCTTTCGCTGTTGTAGGTGGTGATGATATTGATCTAACTGCTGGTACGGCTGTGCCATGCTATGCTTTTTTGTTGAATGGCTGGCGCATTAAGCCACAGGAAGCTAACCATACATTGTCTGTCAGCGGTGGTGTTGTGCTAGTAAGTGGCGGCGGCGACCCGTTTGTTAATACGATTGGGAACTTTATTGTAAGAATAAATTACCAGCAACCGGTACAAGCTATTACAGTAAACACGGCTGGCGGTGCTGGTGCAACTCCGGCTGAAATAGCCGCAGCAGTAAGATCTGAACTGACAACTGAGTTAGCTCGTATAGACCTTGCCATATCTACCAGGGCATCTGATGCCAGAGCAATTGATATACAGAGTCAGACGGATATGATACCAATTATGATAGGATTGATGAAACATAACTATCGTATGACAAATATCGTGCATTCAGCCGGCAAACCAGTATCTGCTTTGATTAAAGTCTACGCCAGTGCTGAGGATTGTAACAATGATATAGACCCGATTGCCCAGTTAAATGTCACATCTGAGTATATAGGTGACTTGCTTTCTGACTACAGATCGGTAAGAGTATAATGGATTTAACTTCATTAACCACCGGCGGTTTTGTTGTAACCGCAGAATCCGTACCAGGCGGTGCTTTACCAGTTAGGTTAGCCGGCGCAGTGAACATTGTTTCGACTTCGCAAGCTACGGCCAATATTGATTTTGCGGTCACTAACAATCTTTCCATTATATCGAATGCTGATGCCAATGTTAACACCGGTCATGGACTAACCGCTGCAGCAACTATTGCATCCAGTGCAACAGTTAAACTGTCTGCCAGTGTAGATACCATAAACCCGAACACAATAAGAGAGTACAGCGCTACTATACAGGTTGAAGGCCGGCCGGATAATAGTATCCAACATGCCAATAGAAACCCTGTTCCACCGTCCAGATTGTTGAACCCAAACAGCCTGGATGATCCAAGGTATAACTCAACTACGATACACAAAGAGATTTAACTGTGTCATTAATAGTGTGTTTTGTTGAATATATTGATGCTGACAATAAAGACGGTATAAAGCGAACTAATGCATCGGGTATTAATGTAATTGTTAGTAATAAGCCAAACAACATTCCGGTGCTTAATACACGCACTGATGCGCATGGTAGTTTTACGATTGACGACTCATATCTTAATACCACTAATTATTCTATCTCATTAGATACACTGTATCCTTATAAACCTGATGAGCAATTAGTTACTTGGAGTATTTACAGATCGCAATACATACCAAACCAGATTACACCATCCATTCTTAATAATTTTGTACCTATTCAGGCATTACCAAAAATATACACACCCCTGAGTGGAGTTAATGCCAGGTTATTACTTATAACACCAAATGTTAATGATGAGTCCATTGAGTTGGATGCTGTAACCGTTAATGTCACAATGAGCCAGTTGAAGATGCCACTGTACGGGTATAAATCTCTGTATAGTGATGATATTGCTTCCGGAACATTATTGGCTCAAGGCAGCTTTACCCTGAATGTTAAAGGTACATTTCAATTACAACAGCATTACCTTGAATATGCTAAAGGCAAGAGTACCTCAAATCAATTCAACCAACATACCATAATTACAAATCAGGATGGTATATCGTCCAAGGATAAGATTAATTTTAACATTACTAATCAAAATGCAATTTTGCCTGTGCCCCTTACCCTAAAACTTGTGTACACTGGCCAGGATGGTAATTATACAACTGGATATATTATGCACAATGTGCAGATCGGAAATATGCAGCAGGTACTAACTCCTTCCGGTGAACCATTAGGTGAGAGTTACTCATTTATATCAAAATATGTTGAAGCCATAAGGACTTAGCAGATGTCAGTTGAAAGTTATAAAATAACATATAATGTTAAAACGTACCCCATTGTGTTTGTTTTGAATCCGGCTGCGCTGGAATCATCTGTTATTGCTCAGTACCCTGGTCTGGTTACTGGTGAAGTAAAGTACACCCCGGAGTATAAAGCACTAACATTGACACAGATCAGTGATGTACGATTAAATCCATCAATCGAAATCTATCGAACTGGCGGCAAATATATGGAGTATTTTCTAATACCTGTAATAGCAAATCCAACCAAGATGGATAATGCCAGGCAGGTACACTCTATTCGCCAGCGTAATTTTGAAGAACAGGTATTACATAGTCCGCTAGATCGTAATCAGTTCAGAAGTAATTTCAAAAATATTGCAATACACCTTGTAACACCAGTTGATACTGTTCTTGGCCTTGAACCTTTTATGTCCATATACAATGGTGTATCCACAGATCCTTTGGTTATTCGAAATATGATATCCAGCAGTTTTCAAAAGACTATCATGCAAATCAATGGTACAGTCATGAGATATTTGTTTACGGAGTAATATGATTACAGTAACAACAGTAAAGATAATTAATTCTGAAATAATTATTGAACCAAACAGAATTATAGATGTGTACAAACAAACTGAAATTGATGCTGACAAACCATCATTTTCAATTAAAACAAATGATATGGGCGTTGCTACAATACCAGCTGTTGATGATATTATGTATTATGTTGAAGACAAAGAAACTAAAGTATCTGCTGTATGTGGTATGAACGATAGTGTACAGTTAGAATTATTTGATATAGCACCAGCATTCAATAGCCTAAACCCATCTTCAGAAGCTGACTTGGCTAAAATTATTAATGACCGAACAAAACCAAGTTATTCCAGGGAAGGATATTATTGTGGCAGCAATGTAAAAGTATACTTTTTAATTGGTGAACCACAGGAAATACCTATATCCACTTTGCAGTGGTCAAGCAGTTACCGGCAGCAGCCGTTGTTCAATCATGCCAGCACACTTATGGATGCCATGATGGGAGGCCAGATGCTGGTGAATGGTTTATTCAGTCTGCCGCTGTCATCTGCTATTTTAATCCAAGATTTCCTAACACCAAAAACATATGCGCAATCTCCAATTGATTTCTGTGGTGTTGACATGTATGCCAATGTCTATGATTTTAATAATAGTATTGAACCTTTGACAAACAGTTATGTAATCAAGGATATGCATATCACCAGTGTTAGTCATTCAGTTGGAGCTGATGGCAATCCTGTAAGTGAAGATTATGCTTTTATAGCAAAATATGTTTGGAAATTTAATGCACCTTATAGATTAGATATAATTACAAATTCCAAATCGTGACATATCTAATGCGTAACATAAAATATTAACCTTATAAGGAGATCATATGGAAATGTCCGAAGAGACTGTAACCACAGAACTTAACCAAGATGTTCTTTTCCCTGGTGGCCCGACTATGGACCAGGTTGAAGAATGGAAGAAAAAGTACGGACTCATCGAGATGATCGAAGTGGCCGGCCAACCTTACATTTATAGAATCATGAACAGGGCAGAGCACCGCGCTTTGCTAGCCACCGGTAAACTTGAGAACGTTACTGACTCAGATGAATTCACGGTTAAAACGTTGCTGTTATTCCCGTCATACGACAGTATAAACTGGGATAATATTGGTGCCGGCGTTATGCAGACACTTTCAAGCGGAATGATGAAATTGTCCGGATTTTCGGCTTCATCTGTTCCTATCCGGTTATAATACAGCAAATAAAGACAACCTACACCGGACACTTTATACAGGCGGGGCCTACGTTGTAGGGTCCGCCTTTTTCATTTTAAGGACTGTGTGCATTGACTGAATTAGAATTACTTACACTCAAAGCCAAATACGGACCAATCACACTTATACGTGTTGAAGACACGGACATTTATTATCGCAGCCTGACTCCGAATGAGATAACTGTGTTATCCGAACTCGAATCCTCACAGAAAACAAAAGACTGGGTTGAAGCCACGGTTGCATTGGCAGTTATTGAACCGAAGCAACTGGATTTTCAATTAGTCGGCTCTATGTACGTGTTGCACGAAGCTATCATGAATTCAAGTATTCCGATCTTGAAGGATGGATCTTTTGATATGGAATACTATGATAAGTGGGCTGATGGTATTGTATCATCTAATTCTTCTTACGCCCTGGCCGCGGCCATAGTAAAGAACTTTCCGAATACCGATATACTTAAATTACTGGATACACCTATGGAAAGGCTGCTGCAGATAGCAGCTCTTGTAGAAAAGATGACTGGCACGAGCTTATTTAATAAGCACAAAGAAACAGATCCCGCCAAACAATTATTAGCTAGATTAAGTAAAGAACGATCCAAGTTAAATGGCTGAATTCGAGAATCAAATGGAACAGCAGGAAACCAGTAGTTCCCTACTTAAAACAGTAGGTGGACTAGCGGTATCCTTTGCAGCATGGGGCTTATATACCAAGGTTGGTATGGGCGCCATGTCCATGGCCAGCAAACGTCTGGTAACCCTGCTCAAAGATTCCCCCAAAGTAACTGGTACTCTTAAGGTACTGCGTGATACAGCCGTTACCAAAGACATAACCAGCGTCAGCGAATTAATACGTAAATCCCCGCTCAAATCATCTGATGGCCTACTTGGCTCTTTTGCCGAGATGTCCAGATACTTGGATGAAACAAGTTTAGAAGCCCGTAAATTCTCTTCCAGGATGAGCGGCGGTCTGCGCAGCACCGCAATGCTAAAACGTTTCTGGAGTATGCCAGGCAGTGAGAAAACAGATCTGCTTAAGAGTGCCGGAGCTTTATATCTCAAGGAGCTGGCCGTAACCGCTCCATTGTTCTATGTCGGTGAGCAGGCTGTCGGCATTCTTAACAGGGACAGTATTGAGAGACAAAAAGAGTGGCATCCGGACTGGTGGAACCTACCCGGGCATGCTGTAAACTTTGCCAAGTGGTTACCGTCCTTTGTTGCCATTGATTTGCCGTTTCGCGGAATTACTACAGCCGCTCCGGCTCTGCGTAATATTGTTTCCAACAAACTTAATAGATCCCTTGAAGGCACAGCATCCGGAGAATTCATTACGGATCTGCTGGCCAATGCCAACAATCTTATCAAGAAATCTGATACTAAACTGCATGCTGTTGGCAATGCTTACAGATACGCCTATAACCAGACTGGCGGCCAGTCCGGTCATGGACTATTTCTTGTAAAAGATAATACCAAACTATTCAAATACAGAGTTAATAAGAATCCGATTAACACGGCTCTCGAGAGACTTTATATATTCAAGAAAGAGTGGAAAGCTCAGAGCGGCAGTATTTCCAATAAGTTTGGAGTATCTACTGTACATAAACAGTTCCTGTTTGACGATCGTGGCACAATAGATAATGCAGAATTCTACGAATTACTGCGCAATACTAATGCGGATAATAAAGTAGGCAGCGAGTTACAGGAAGGATTATACAGATCAGTAACGGTTGCACCTAAAAGACGTCTGCTTACAAAAGCTCTTGGACTGGTGCCGGCCAGATTAAAGCATATCAAAGAAGTAGATGCTGCCCTGTACAAACAGCATATTACCATGCTGACCGGTGCCAGTAAAGCTTACAGAAATGAAACCATTACAGGTGATTCGCAGAAAGCAGCATTCAGATATATATGGGGTTTACGTCCTGATGAAAAACTGCTCAATGCGCGTCGTTCCAGATTAGATTTATTATATAAAAAAGATGTATACTTTGATGTAAAGCGCCGCAAACTTGTAGACTTATCTGAAGTAACTCCAGGTGCAATGATGCGCAGGGCATTGCACTGGGCCACCAAACCTCTATCTTTTGGCAGACGTTTTGATGTGCCGGCCATATTCCAGCTTAATCTATTACGCAGTCAGGCTCCTGATCTTATAGTATCTGGTGATAATCAGATCATTGCTGGTAATGCGCTGCTGCCACAATACAAAGAATCAGTACCGAAGTTTGTTAAGTTCGAATCTTATCAGCCCAAAGAAAATAGAGAAAATGCCCTTAGAGGTGTCGGTGTTTACTTGCGTGATCAAAGTAAACGCGGCTCCACGATGTATATTCTGCGAGACAATGGCAGCGGCATATTCGAATATAAGCCAATCACCAGATCTACTCTGGCATTGTTACCAGCCATGCACCATAGCAAATTGCGTAATGTTATGGCGCAGGCCCACAAACTACTTATTGATCCTGGTTTTGTTCCTGATACTGTTCGTGAATTTGGTACTGGTCCGCTTGGCAAAGCCCGCAAATTCCTGTATGAAAAGCTGGATTTGTTTGGAGGTGATTCGCTTAGTGATGTTAGCGCTATTGACCTGCTAAAAGTTTATACCGGCAACGCCAGTATGAAACGGTTGTTTAATAAAAACAGTAATCGTTTTCTGCAGGAATACGGCTTTGACATAAAGAAATACACCACTAAAGAATCCACTGATAAGCTATTATCCTATTTGGAAACAGTTGATTCAGCATTTTACGCACTGAATAAACAAACCAGTCATGTTATTAATAGACGCGAAGTATTCAACGAGTTTTTAAAACCACTTACTGCAAAAACAACTTCACCTGATGTAGATGCTGAACTGTTTGCCGAAATACGTAAACTCGGTGTAGACAATATTCTTTCGAATCCTAAAACAGCAAATGAAGCTGTAGGTCTTATTCTTAGACAGGGCTCACAGTACATTGACACCACCCGTGGTGCCACTGAAATCAGACAGCTGTACAAGCATCTTGCAAACGCCAGTGACAACGAATTCTATAATCCGGTTGGTGAACAGATAAGTGATAAGCTAGTAAGATTTATTGCCAACTACAGAATGTCGTCCGCAGCAGGGCAGGGCGCCGTTAATGAATTAACAATTAAGGATGCCGGCAACACTCTGGCTAAACGTGTTGTCAATGTCGTTAATAATGTAATAGGCTCAACGACCAATCGTCGCGACCGCGCTCTCACTGAAATGCTTTTCGTCAGTGAGAAGTTCCGGGTTGGTTCTCAGTACATGCGCGTACGAGATGTCGTTTCTCCGGATAGTGGTAATGATCCAACGGAAGTGTTTAATGGACTGCTAAGCGTACTTAAAGAAGCTGATGAGGCCGGTACTCTTGAGAGATTTTCAAAAGAGATAGGTTCGTTCGTAAAGTACAGTACACCCAATAGATACCGTGAACAAATGTTCCGGGAAGCATCAATGGTTGCCCACAGGGATCCTTATATCGCTGTGGAAAAAGATCCTAAGACGCTGCTTGAGCTTGGCGGTTACTACATTTACGATACGTTTGGTACAGCATTAGACTTTATTGGATTAGGCTGGAGTAGACAGAAGTACAGTGAGTTCCTGCCTAAACTTAAAGATAACAAATTAAATTGGGATAATAGTGTACTCGGATTGTGGGGTAAGCGCTTTGCTTACGCTTCAGCTGCTGCATTTGCCTATAGATCAGCCGATACGTTCTTTGATGTCAATCCAATGTTCAGCGGTACTGCACTAGATGAAGGAATTACAGTTGCAGCCGCTGACCAGCTAGTCAATGCCAGGCTGGCATCAGCCAAAGTATTTGACATAGCCGGTATTACGGATATGGCTCAATACATGGAAGGCTTGATGCCTAAATCAACCAGTATACTGCCAGGAGCCGTTACCGGATTATTCCTAGGTGGTCTGCCGGGTGCTTTAGTAGGTGGCGCCATTAACCGCTACACCCAGACTCAGCTGGATGACACGCCGCTGTCGTCTTTAGCTATCCTGCCACCGCTGGCACCTTTTGTTACTGACATTACAAAAAGCTATGATGAATTAAAAGATATCTATTCAGGTAAAGAAAGCATTCCTTACAGGAAGGGCGCCGGTTGGTCTCTCGGTAGTACTCCGATTGAAGGCGGCCGCATCCAGGCCTGGGTGCCATCATGGTACACTAAACTGAAATCGCAGTATAAGTCTACGGATGTTCTGTATGGCAGCAAATTCGAAGAACTTATATTCAAAGATTTGCCATTTATTGATTTCAGTGTGGGTGACATAATCAATCCACAGTATCTTACCAACAAACAAGCAGAACGTCGTCCGTACGTTGTACCGGATGTTCCATTCTCGGAAGTACCGTTACTCGGAGCCATACTTGGACCTACCATTGGCCGTGCGTACAATCTTATACATCCGTTTGGTAAAGTAAGTGCTATGCACGAAGAATCCGCAACTGAAGCTCTGTTGGGTGGTGTGTCTGACGGCCAGGACAATCTGTGGGGTTACGGAGGTATTTATTCCGGCGCTCCGTATCTTGGACTTGAAGGATCAGATAACCAGTTCAGCGCGGCTATACCAAGTGCCATAGGGGAATACACGCACGGGGAAGTTGCATCTCCGTTTGATACACGACAGATATTATCGGAAATGTTATACCGTCAGTTTACTGAACCTGCCGGTATTATCGGTTTCGTTGGTAGTAATCTGTTGTGGGGCGGGGATGCTCCGTACAGTGACCAACCTGCTTTCGCTGCTGCCAGTGAAATGGATTCTTTTACAAGGTCCATGTGGGATTCCAATCTCGGTGATACATTCATGCTCAGCGAAGGTTTCCGTCGTTTATTCCCGAGACCCAGATACAATTATGAAAAAGTAAATCCGCTATCTAATAAAATGCCAGGTTGGATGCCTGACAAATTTAAGGCAGGCGATCCGTACTGCGTAACTCCTGATACCTATATTGAAGTAGCCGGCAGTTTAAAACCGGCAAGTGACGTTGTTCCAGGTGATCTGATTCGTACCATGCATGGTAGATTCTATCCTGTGCGGCGTGTAGCTCCTAGATTCGTAAACGAAGACATTTATGTTATAAAGCTTAAAGGTATACCGTGGCCCATAAAAGTTACAAGTGAACACCCTTTCTACATCAATAAACAGTGGATCAAAGCTGAAGAGTTAACACATAGAGACAGAATTCTTTATCCGTTACTGCGAATAAAAGTACCCAGCTGGGTAACATTAGTCGAAGAAGATTCCAGAACGACCATGATTAACGGTGTAAATATAACCGGCAAGTTTTCCAGGTTATGTGGTCTGCTGTTAAAATCAGTTGATTTAAATAGTAATGCGCTCACGCTGAAGGGCGCTGATGCTAAAGAAGCTGTAAATCTGACAAAAGAATTACTTAATGTCAGTCCAACAGCGCGTGGTCATTATGGTGTGCAAGGCATCCAAAACTTTGTAAAATCACTTATTAATGACGGGTTGCCTGCTGCATTCTTCGGTGTGTCAATGCCTATATTCCTGCAGTTTCTTATTCCGTTCTCGAGAATGGATCAGCACGATAATCTATGGTTCGATATGCCTAATGAATACCTTGCTTACCAGGCATGGTCATATATGCTGCAGCATGCAATTCCAGGAAGAATCAATGGCAGCAGTGTATACTACACAAATGTTAATGCAACGTATCTCGGGCAATTGTGCGGGTACAATCCTCCTGTTAGCCATTTCTCTTCTGAAGCGGAAAAAGATTTTATTACCTTTGGTTACGATAGGAATAATTCCTGTTATGACTTTGCGCAAATCAAAATAGAATCCATAACAACCCAGCACTACGAAGGATTTGTATACGGCTTTGAAGTAGATTCGGACGACTCATTCTGCGTTGCTGGTGCTCTGACTCATAATACTAAAATACCTCAAGGCGAGCTGCTGCTACCTGGCGAAGGCTATGAAAGTGTAAATGACGTAAAACTTACTTTCCCATCCGGCCCTTCATCTTTAGGCAAAGACGCGTATACCCAGGCTTTGAATATGATCGGTTTGCGCCAGGACATGGATGAACGCTCCGAAGAGATTCTTGAGGAAGGTACCAGATCTCACAGAATCGTGCAGGAAATGCTGACACGATACAGCGATTCGGTTCAGTCAGAGGCCCTTGTTGTAGATCCTTATGAAAACATTAAAGGTTATGTGGACGTTCTTATACGGGATATGCGTGGTGAACACCCCGTAGAAATAAAGACTATTGGCGGCGAAGGTTTTAAGAAACTGTTCAAACCCAAGTACGAACACCAAGTTCAGTTAAATCTGTATTCACATATCCTTAATTCAAAAAGTGGCACACTGCTCTATGTAAATCGTGATGATCCTACCCAGATTAGATCATTCAATGTTAAATACGATCCGGCATTATATCAGGAAAGTATAAACAGATTGCATGAAGCCAGAAGCCTTGCAGCAAAATATCTGCAGCAGGGTTATGGCACAGCCGCTGAAGGTTACAGCAATCTTGACCGTGCCCGGGTTCTTCTTAATGCTGATCCGTTTAGCCAGGAATTCAAAGATAACATGCGCGTACTTGATAAACAGTACGAGCTTGGTATACTGGATGTTGAGGAACAGGCACAGTACGACAAACTGCAGCGCCAGCATAATGCTATGATGTGGAAGCAGGAGATGCATCCGTACAGATTCAAGTGGTCTAAGATCATGTCTCCTGATGTTGAGTATGAAAACTACTCATTGAATGAAAACATAAAAGCTGCTGCTGAGTATGGCGCCGCGGAACGTGTTGCTGGTTCGCTATGGGAAAAGTTTACCCACTTAAAAAGTCCATTACACACAAAACTGTTTGGTTTGTACTCTCCTGATGAACAGTATGAACGCAATGTTCTGTACGGCCGGGAATTCAAACTATGGAATAAACCAATTGATCATTGGATCGAACCATATAGCCGCGGGCTTACATCAGTAACTGATCCGGTCCAGGGTGCCATAAGTTTTGGTCTTGGCGGATCATTACTTGGCGGACCTGTACTAGGTTCTCTGACGATGCCTTTAGGCGCTTTGTATGGATTCATGCATGGCGCATACAGAAACATTACCGGCACGAAATACATTCCGGATAAATTCGAAGAGGAAAGTGAACTAGCTGAATACTTTGACAGGGCAAAATACTATAATGCTCACATGCTGTACCTGGCCACCCGCGACCAGAAATACATGCGTCAGATGTCAGAGACTACCCAGGGCTGGGTTCTATCAGCCATGGCTGATGAAGGCATGCGGTCTGAGTCTCGTAAAAAGCATACTCCGTATGTTCAAGGAATTGGTTCTGACATGGGTTTTGGATCTCCATGGCAAGGTATCGCAAAAGATATTTCATTTAATATTGGTAGATCGTTATACTTTAAAGCTCAACAATCTAAATCGTTATCAGCTAAATTATCTAGATTGCTTGGAACTGCTATTCAGCCTATAACTAAAGTACCTATTGGAGCAGACTTTAGATACACTGATGCTATATTTAATACTGTTGGATCCAGAAAGTATTTCGTCGACAAAGCTGAAAAGACTATGGATCAGATAGCAGCATCTAACAAATACAAACAAATGTATAATGAAATAGGTGCTTTACACTACAGTGATCTTAGACACATGGAATTGGTGCATGCTAGTCCTTACAGAATACAAAATGTTATTATGCCAGGCAAAAGAGATGCTTGGAAAACAGGTGGCGTTTATGCTGCGTCAAACCCGGATGCAGTTAGATATGGTGCACACACACATAAAGTTAAAGGATTATTCTCTATAAATGATGTGGAATATGATGTTAAAAACGCATCCACATTAGGACAGCATCTTAAATATGACAAAAATCAAGATATGTTTGTTACTGCTGGTGGAGGATTCATAAAAGCAGTAAATGTTAATCAACTGTATCATATGCCAAAGGGTAACAAACTTGCAAGACTATCAGAGCGAATGCTTTCAAAATATTCAAAGTATGTTGATGATGAAGAGAGATTGTATAGAATAGCAGTATCGAGAAACAAAAAAGTATTTAAGGGAGACTATTTTAGTACACTAAATAATATAGAATTGTCTGCCAGATACTCGGAACTGCTATCATCCATACCTGGTTCCAAGATAATGTTGGATTTGCAGGGTAGACGTGTTCTAAAAGTAAAAGGGCATAAATACACCATTCCTGTAATTAATGATAGGGATAAAGTAAATCCGGATTGGGTGCCAAGAGGTTCAAGAATAGCATTAGATCCATCTGCAGAGATAAATAATGCATCAAAGTTCATGACTGAATTTGAACAAAGTACCGGTCATAAAATATTTATTAAGGGTGGTGCAGCTCGAGCTAAATACTCCGGACTAGATGACAGTTATGTAAAAGATATTGATTTTCTTGTTATACCACAAACTGGTAGTTCTGTAGAACAAGCACTAATTGATTCAAAAGATTATTTAATACGTAACAAGACAGCGGCTGATATAGGAGTTGAGCACAGTCTGCAAGATTTCTTTCGTAGTACTGATCTTACTATAAATCAAGTAGTTGTGGACAAAGCAAATAATATAATAATAACTAATCGAGCAATTAAAGATTATAAGAATAAAGTTCTACGTACTACTGGATATCAGCAGATAGTTTCCGATAGAGACCGTCAATTATATCGTGTCGCTAAGTTCAAACAAAAAAGAGAATTCTCTGGCTGGACCGATAAAATGCGGGTAAGAATTCATGGAACAAAAACTAAGGAAGCTTACCTATCTAAAGTACTACGTACATCTGATGATATAAGTAAATTAGAATCTGCCGGTAACCTGGATAGACTATCCACATATAATACTACAGTTATTTCTGCTGAAACTGGTGCATTATCATCAGCTATCAGACATTTTCATAATCCAGCCGCCAAGAACCTTGGTCCCGACAAGGGATTTGGTTCTCCGTGGAGAGGTTTACTAGGGGTGAGAAGAGCAGCTGTTAGTAGATCAGGAGCTGTTGGTGTATCATTAGGAAAACGGTTAATGGATTATCCAGAATACTTATCATACATAGATCACAATAAAGACGTAAAATATGCTAAAGATATAATATATGCTGCTAATATTCCACAAAAAGTATTGAATTTAATTGCTACTAAATCACAAGCAATATCAACTCGTAGTATAATTATGCATGAAAGAGCTCATGACATGCTAACCAGAGTTGAGCATGATCTACCTTATATTTCTTTTGAATTGCATACAGCCCTTAGAAAATCTCCAATCAAGTATTACTTAAGAAAGCAGTTTTTAAAGTCAAAAGGATACGATACTGATGATATAACATCAGTAGTATCAGAAGCATTTGCATATACGTCCGAAAAGTATAAACAAGGATCATGGTATCTTAATAGTAATAAAGAAGCATTATCATGGCTTGTTAATAAAACATTTCCAAAACTCGATAATCAGCTGAATGATCAGCTTATTAATTCCCTTATGCGAGCATCTGTTTTATGGAAAAAGAATATAGTGCAAAACAGAATAGGGTACAATGCATATGTAAGATTACTTGAAAATGATATAGTAAGAAGAGAAAAAGACATAAGCAAAATGCTTGCAGTTAGACGTAGTTTTTCTGCTAATACTGAATCTACGTTATCAGGTAAAGCAAGATTTGTAAATAAAATAGAACAAGATCCTGTTGTCAATACTACAATAGATGAGCAGTTAGCTCAACTTGAAAATAATGCTAAACGATGGATCGATATAGAGAATGCGGCTAAAAATAAGTTAGCCAGTGCAGATGATGAGCTGTGGGCCTACAACTGGATGAACACCAAGGATATTAATAAAGACCTGTATGATAGAGCTGTCCGGGAAGTAACCAGACGCAAAGAAGAATATTTTAAAACACATGGCACCACGCTTAAGGATGATCCGCTAAGCCGGATGATAGATAACAATTTCTTTACTAATAAAATAGATGATACTGTTGATGCTGTAGCAGGCACTGCTGTATCTCAGATTAAAGCCCAGGAAGTTAATACTCAATCTGCTGTACTTGGTACAGATGTATTTCCGACCTGGCTTACAGCCATGTTGGCGGGCTCCCCTGTCGCTCTGACTATGCTAAAAGGTGAAGAGAGTCCAATAAGTGCAGACTCACGGCATATGCATAATCCTAGCGCGATGGGTTTAGGTGCTGACAAAGGATTCGGATCACCATGGCAGGGTATTGATGTTGCTGAATCTCTTATCCAGGGTCAGGTAAATGACAAAGAAGTCGAAAATGAAATTGAAAATTCTATGTTAGGTCTGTCCATAAAAGGATTGCCAGCCTGGGACAAACCATATTTGTTCCCATTTGCAAAGACCACGGACGAAGAGGAAAGAGCCAACATCCTAAAAATGGTTGATCCCCAGATGCGCGCCATATTAGAAACGACATGGGGCGACCGCAATGACATACCTAAGTATGCTGAAGACATGAAAGATTACTTTCATAAGTATCAGCATCCATCCATGGCCAGCCAGCTTATGCACCCGGCTACCAAGATGGAAGATGTTCAGCTTAAAACCATTCAGGCATACGGACACGATGCACATGATTTTGGATTAGGCTGGCGGCAGCAGGAAGACAGAATACGTAATTCTCCATTTGATATAGAGCCTATAGACATAAATGGAGAGAGTGAAGAGCCGCAGTTACTAGATCTGGATCAGGATGATATTCAGGAATTGCTGCAGAGCGCAATGAGTAACTTTGGATTAGGCAACGCTTCTGTGGTTGTGCGCAACATACCAGGTGGCAGCAATACCATTAATCTTAACTTAAAAGTATCCAGGGATAGGTCAAACGTTGATTACATCAACGAACTAGGATTAAGAGATTAAGCATGGCTGATAAGGAAAAAGATCTAAGTAATTCCATTATCTCTGCGGTTACATTACTGCCTGTAGCCCTTGGTATAACCAAATACCGCAAAGAAGTTCTGGACGCCCTGCGTAATGTATCCAATGATATAAGTACATTACTCGGTGAAAAGGCCGATGATATTCCTTTTCTTAATACTATTGCAGCTAAACTGCGTAATCTGCGAACCATATCAGGATCCAAGCCGAAAGCTGATTTTCTAAAATCAGTAGCAACTAGATTAAAACAGCCGATCAAAGTATCTGAATCCCTGCATGCTGATCTGACAAAAGAATCAAAGATTGCTGAAAACATTCTGCAGAAAAGGAAAGCAGCCAGCAGTGAAAGTGTAGTTAAAGCCAGCCAGATAAAGTTCCATGAAGATTTAATGAAGGATCTGCTTAAGGTACGAACATCTGAACTTATCAAGACTACTATGTCCGCACAGTTCGATGCGAAACGTACCGGTGGCGCGATTCCGGCTGTTTCAGCAAAGTATATCAACGATATCGCCAAGAAATCCGTATTTGGCGAGATCGAACAAACCAGAAAGTATGCCGCATTCCTGGCCTACAAGGAAGCATTTGGTGTAAGAGTTCAGGATATAGCAACTCTAAATCTAACTCCTGAGCTACTGAATGAATATTATAAATTATATGAAGCAGCATCAAAAGGCGACTCTTACTCCGCCATGCGTATGCGGGAAACGTATGTTAAGCATCTGGATGACATACGCAAGGATTCCGGACATTATTTAAAATATCTTGAACGTAATATAAAGCCTGAAGCTGCTCTGCTGGATAATACCAGACAAAAACCATGGCGCCTTTCATCTCTCGAGATAAATACCGGATTAGACGATATTGCTCTGCGCGATAGAATAGTTAGTTTCATCGAACATGATGACGTCAGGGTCCGTGACAAATGGAATGAACTTGTAAGTATAACTAACTTGCCGAAAGATCGCTCTAAACGACAGGCAGAATCCATCGTTAAAGCCATAAGGGAATGGCAATCAAAATTAAAGAATACACAGAAGCAAGCTGATAAAAGCGCTGACTTTAATTACGCTGATCCACAGGATAAGCTGCGCGCCCTGGTTACAAAATCCAATATGGACATGGTTGAAATGCGTGTGCTGCTGCGTCGGGAAGACGTAGGCAACTTCACGCATAAGTCCATCGTGTTTGAACTATACAGCGATGTGCCAGGCAAGAATCCGTTAAGAGCTTCCATTAATATTCAGTCCGGTGCTTTTGTTTCCCGCGGATCCAGCTCCATGCCTGTCGTAACACCTTTGCAGGTACAGACTGGTCATACGAGCACATTGTCTACTATGGACGTAACGACATTATCGGCACAACGTCTGTATGCCATGTCTGATAATGTCATGCGCGATTTATATGAAAAAGAAGGTGACCCAAGTCGTTCGCAGGGTCTGATAGACAGTATTCACAAACAGGTCTTCGCGTTCGGATCACCGGTATCCGGCACTCCCCGTGACTTCATCACATCATTATCCACAGTGTTCCATGATGTAAATATGGCTGTCGGCAAAGCTACTGAACGTGAGTATCGCAAGATGTTACGTGCAGTGCCTTCCATGCAAACCCTGCAGAAGCTTGGCACTGGCAACTACAACGTACTTGTGTTTGACTTGGAATTTACCAATCCGGATATGATTGCCAAGCAGCTTGGTTCACAGAAAGTTGTTGCTGATCCGCGTACTAAAATATATAACTTTTCAGCCCGGGTCATAAATACCAGAACCTGGGAAGAAGTCGCTGTCCTGGATACACTGATTGATCCACTGGATAAACAGGCTTACAAAGATATTCGAGAATTCTATAGATTCAAAGCCGGTGTTAATCCGGCAGATATCGATAAGTTTATTGAGCACGAACTGAAAGGTGCCCCTGCTAAACTAGGTAATAACAGATACCGGTATAACAGTTTCGGTGATGCTTTTAGCGTTATGCTGGATCTGGCGCACAAGCATAATGTGCAAAGTTGGGTAGGTCACAATATCGGTGAAGCTGACATTCCGCTATTACTAAAACAGCTGGAACTGTTAAAGGATGAAAAACATCCTCAGTATGCTATGTATGCTTCGCTAAAGCAGCGCGCCGCTATGTATCTTAATGGTGATCCATTTAAAGGTACGGATCATAATATAGACACATTCTTCAATGAACATATTTTCAATATCAATGATCCCAGCGCCAGCAATAAACTAGAAATAGCATTTAAACGCTATACCAATATAGACCAAACTGCTTTCGGAGCAGTGCTTAAACAAGGCAAATTGTTTACCGAGGGTTTGCCTCTGTCAGAACTGGAAAGTATAGCTAAGGAATATGATGTAAAGCTGGATGACTTAAAACGAGTTTATGAATACACGCGTAAGATGAAACTTGCTACGGTGGATTCTGCACTCGGAATTGCTCACTACGGCGCATTCGATACGGCCATAGATTCCATCCTGTTAATGCTGCAGCAAAAGAAATCTGGTACCATTACCGGTGACATGGTTAAATACGAAACCATGCACAGGGTAGCCGTGGATGTACTAAGCAAGGGCAATACATCCTGGCAGATGCCGTTCCGTGCAATGGACTCCATGAGGCCCGGCATATTCTATAAAACAGATACTCCTGAAGATGATTCGTTTGCCATATCCTTGTTCTCCAGCTCACAGCAACAGGCCGCTAAACTAATTGGTTCCATGCTGCACATGCAGAACCTTGTGCCGTTTGGACTATTCAATAACATGATGCGTCAGCGGTACCAGGCATTCTCGTCATGGTATTTTACACAACCATCCGAAGCTGCTATTCAGGAAGCTGCTAAACGTGGCATAGAGTACATGCCAGGGTATAATCTATCGACTGATCAGGGTAAAAAGCTTGTAGAGGCTGCCCGCCTTAGCCAATTGCTAAGTAATCCTGAAGATCTTCCGGATATAACAGATCCGGAAAAAGGTGGATTACACACGGCCCGGGTCATGCCGATTATGCGGTTACCGGAATCCTTTATCGGCACGCATAATGATCAGGGTATATTCAATAGCGCGTACAGTGGATTAACAACTTACTCCCACGGCCACCCGCATGTAAAATCAATACAGATAGACCTGCCTCTAAAGTGGCGCGGACTAACTGCTGAACAGATATTCGATGGCACATCCGCGTACCAGGGTGTTAAGGATGATTTGCATAAAGCAATTCAGCGGGCTGTTAAATCCAGGATTAGTGTAAATCCAAAAGAGCACACGGCAGTTAACACCGGCATTTCCATGAATAAAGCCGGAGAGATATTTGATTTTTATGCCAAGGAAGGTATCGATGCCGTACTGCCTGACGGCACTAAAGTATCTGATTATCTAATATCAAAGAATGATTCGATGTGGCGTGCCGGTACAATGTTTAACTCCTCACCGGTACGATACGAATCTGAAGTTCCATCTGTTGTAATTGATTCATGGTTTGATCAGGAAACTGGCAAGGTCAATGTAACAATGGCCACCATGAACCAGGTGTCTGCCAGTACAAAAGTTAGTGTTGATCTGACCAAGTCAGCCAAAGTATTTATCGGATCTGTAACCGACGAGTCTGCTGAAGCACCTTTGCGTTTCGGTTCCGGAACAGAAGCATTGATTATTCCAATGAGATTCGGCGGTAAACGGAAGGAAATAGGATCGTTTTATACTGTGCAGCTGAACCGTATCATACGAAAAATTGATACGGACCCCAGATTAAATTCTAATCCCGAGAGAATGGAACTTGAATTCCGGCGCAGCATACGTGGTTTTCTCGGCATGGATAACATTAAAGTTGTAACGCACAAACTCGCGTCTGGCAATAAATACAGATTAGAAGTTATAATGTCGGCTCTAAAGACTTCTGCAGAATACAAAAGTATAACTGCAGAAGGTATGCTTAATTCTTTGCGTGAAGCTGGATTAACATTTGGATATGTGGAAAGTAAATTTAAGGAATCAGTAGACGCGTTAGCGGACGCTCAAGAAAAGTCTAAAGCATGGAAATCCTATGATGAATTATTCCGCCGTCACATAACCCAGCTTGAAAAACATATTCATGAATTGCAGGCTAATGTCACGCAAGCAAAAGATTCTTCAGCTCATGCTAAAGCAGTCAATTCCCTGAACTTTTATTCAAGGCTGTTGACGTCAGTTCGTAAATACTATAATAATGGCGATTTCAAAGCAGGTGATAAAAACGTGGAAGCCTGGTTTGATGTTGACATAGTTAAATACGGAAATAGGTTGGCTGCATCCATGGTTACGTTAGACTATGGCTCAGTCAGTGTAATAGGTGATGTACTCGATCTGGTAGATCGTAAGATAACGGATGTCGTTGAAACAGAAACCAAAATGCCAGCCGGTTTCGCGCAACGTGCTTACTTCACGACATTCTTCGAAGAGAATCTTGTAAAGTTTGGAGCAACTCCGGAGGATGCGGAAAAGATAATCACCAAAGGTCTTGGTATTACCTATATAAATGTTAAGGCTGAACGCCCTATAGCTGATACAGTATCTGTGCTGAGGCAATCCCTTGAGTTTCTCAAAAGAGGCCCGAATGCAGGATCTGATATATCTAATGTTGATGAATTGTTTAAAGCCACTGAGTGGCTTAGCGACTATGACAAAGCCGACGAAAAAGCTATCATCAAATCTATTCACGGTCGTGACAAGTACAGAATACTTACCCTTGAGGATGCCAGGAAGCTCGGCAAGCTCCTTAGTAACGAAACGCTTGCCAATGAAGTAAATAAAAGATTAGGTACCAGCGGTGCTTTACGCAGTACTGAAGAACTCGTCGAAGAATATGCGCGTCAGCACAACTTGCAGCCGGAAGAGGTACGCAGCAGATTTGGTATTGAAGACCCGCGTATATTTGTTGATACGCTTCAAGACTCTCCCATATTCAAATCAAATGAAGCCAGGTTAAATCTGTTAAAGGTTGAAACTGGAGAACAAATACTAAAGTCTATGGGTATTTCTGCAGAAGCCATAAAGAAATCACCTGGCTTAGACATGCTGGCCAAGCTGGATTTATCCATTGATTACTATGATGATATCGTAAATGAGCTGTCTGGTGGCACTCCAATAAGCGATGAACAAAAGCATATATGGAAAATTAAGCTGCAGCAGGCCGGCCTTGATAAAGCTAAAACCGGATTTATCCCGATACCCACGTTGACAGGGGCGTTAAAGCCGCACGAATTCAAAGAATTCAATATGTCCACGTATATCAAAGATGCTAGCTTACGGTCTATCTCTGACGTTATGGAAGCTTACACCAGATTCCATGACTCTATTGTAGCTGCCGGTAATGCCATGATTAAAGACGCTGCTGCAACGAAAGAATATAATGATGCGCTTACGGAACGTGATGCTCTAAAAAACATGACAAAAGATTACTTAAAAACGTTTATTGGTGGTCAAATTAAGCGCATGTCTGAAGAAGGTAATCTATTCCGCGGGCTTAATAAATATCAGCTGCATGCTTCATCCTTTCAGCAATTGCCGGCCGCCTTACTAAACGTACTTAAGAATCCTGAAATAGTCAGTGAAAAAGCCTTACGCAATGTTATTACATTGGGGCATGGCGGTACCGAAGAAGCAGCACGCGTCGCTAAAATGACTATTGACGAGTTGCGCCAGGAAGCCGGGAAGCTACTCGAGAAAAACAAGAAACATTTTACATTCCAGGGATTTGGTCTGCTGGAAGGTGTGATAACAAAATCTGAAGCAACAGATATCAAATCCACTCTTACTGAGCGCCTAACTGCTGAACTAGAAACCGGATCTATTACTAAATCCCAATACGAAAGTTTCAATACAAGATTATCCGAATGGTTACATGGGCGCAGCACTCTTCCTGATCTTTCTCTGAAAGAACCTTCATTTACATATATGGTATCTTTAATCCGGCAGGTGTCCGTGCTGGATGATGAGATATGGGATCTGGCCGGTATCAGTAAACTTGCCAGGAAATCCTCCATTTACATGAGCCCTGTGCAGGCTGCATATACCGGTAGATCTGACTTGGACGGTGACCAGATACTACGCAAGATATTTGGAGATTTACGATCTGTTAGCGTAATGGACGAAGTGCATCGTCGTCAACTTCATCATGTTGCTAGAATGAATGAGCGTAAACATCCGGTGAAAGATGTATGGCCCTTCCGGATGGATAAAATGGATAGCATTGGTGATCGTAAAGTTTTTCAGATGGCGGATACCTCTTCGATAATATTCGATACAGCTAAGGATATTCCTGATCTGACTGAGAAAGTTTCCGAGAGCCTGGTACAAGATGTAAAGCAGAGTATTGTTATCAAAGCGTTTACCGGACAGATCGGTGGCGCCAGCATGCAGATGATAGAATCTATGTATGGTCCGCAGGCCGGTTTACCCCATTTGTCTGAGCTATTAAAACTGGACAAGAATTTGGCTGACGAACTATTCAAACGTACTCAAATATCTCATGATCAGATTAGCACAGCTTTAAACTTTCTTATGAAAACAGTTGAAGAGAATGATATACGTACAACGGCTTACGAAAAGTTAATGTTCTGGCACAATCAGTTATCTGAGCGTATATCTATTATGAAGGAGAAATCAGGCACCGGCAGCAAACCAATTGAAATGTATTTGGCTGATGTTTCCGAATTATCCCATAGACTGCGCAAAGGCCGACTTACGGAATCTGATATAGAATTCGCCCGCAAAGATACGACCCTGTTACTTAATGAAGCTGCAATTACTTCGGAAGATTTCTTCGGATCTGCTGTAACTGATACTGGTGAAGATGTTGCTACCCAGGCTCTGAAGCACGCCAACATTCTTTTTAGGGCAAGCTCAGAGATCAAACGTATACGTACTGGCAATCCGTATGGAGAGTACAAAGATTATTTCTCAAAAGAAGGTGTCGGCAAGGTAACTGCATTGTTAAAGAGCCTTATAGATGAGCGTCCTGAGATGGCACCCACTATAGCTATACGCAGGTTTGGTGCTGAGAAAGCTCTTGGACTCGGGGTCGATTATCTCAATATGAATTCAGGTGATATTGCTTTTGGCGACCGCAACGCTGCCAAGTCTTTATTCTTTAAGAATGATTTAACCGGTCTCATCAGCGAGTGGTTCGGCGTAGATAATATTCGCAACTCTGTAGATGATATCGCCAGGAAGATGATCAATGCCAATTGGCGCGGCCCCCTCAAGACAAGTTTGCTCGCTCTTGGCGCTGTAATGTTTATGTCTCCAAATATGGGAGTTGAACCTGTCGGCAGGGGCGGGGAGGCGGAAGATTTTCCTGAATTAAGAGACGAAGATGCTACACCTAGCGAAAACAGATTTCATGTATCCATACGTCCACCTAGTCCTATTCTGTTGGATAAGTTAATGAGTATGGCTAATCCAGGCAAAGCCGACAAACCAATTAATCTCAAATTACCTCCTAAACCAATGAAGCGTACTAGCACCAGCAATATACGCAGAAGTCCTGCCACCATGGATGAATATATAAGACGTGCAGATGCTGTATTGTTGACATAACTATAAATAAAATAGTTGTGGCAACCTATGAGCATGACGATCGAAATAGAATTAAATAATATTCATCCGGATACTGATGTTGACACCATTATATCTTATTTGTCCGCATTACTAATGGAACAAACCAACAGTACGGTTATCCCAAATGTTATTGAAACAGATTTCGCTGATCCCATAAAAATGGCAAAATTGCTTAGGTTAAAACCAAGCATGCCCGGAGATATATAGATGAAAATAGATATCATCAACGCCATCAGAACTGTAGAAGCAAGAAGTTATACTAACTATAAAGCAATCGGTGGTATTGTAAATACTTTTGAATATAACAGCAGTACCAAACAAAAGGATATTCCACGAGGTGTAGCACTTGGCGTGTGGCAGGCATTACCATTGGTATGGAGAGAAGTGTTACGTTCACTAAATATTGAAGTAACTGCTGATCAAGAAGAACTATTTACTGCTTCAGAAGCTTTAACAAAGAAAAGATTTAATCCTAAAAGCAATAGTATTAAATTTGGTAGTGAAGATAATAATACTTTAGTATCCAATTTTAAAAATTCATACGCAAATAAAATCACAAAAATATTGCCGCCCACTTTACAGGACAAAGGCCAGATACAATATATGTTAGAAAGAATTAGAAGGTATAATGGTAGTGAAATAGAATGGAGAGCTCTTGTACTTGCTAATTTAACTGGACATATTAAAAGTATTGACTGGTTTAATAATTCATCCAATTTGGAACGGGAACTTTATACAAGTAATGAAAAGTTTAGTGAAAATGCTGCTAGATATATCAAACGAGCCGGCCTAGATCCACTTATACCTGGATATGTTAAGAAAGAGGATGCCATATCTTACTTTAAAAATTATGTAAAGGGTAAGGAACTGGATATAATAAAAAGTGATGGTATATTACACACGACGTTTAATCTGCCTATTACTAAAAATACTTCAGATGATTTAAGAGCCTATAACGAGGGTATCAAAACAACTACCAATCATGTTCAAACAATTGAAGGCCAAACTGTTATTGGTGATATCAATTTGTACATACCGCCCTCCAATATAAGGGTTCACCAGCAAAATCAAATTTACTCGGTGGATGCTTTGCGTATGGCCGGTAACCCTAAACTTGTTAATAGCGCTCCAGTTGTAAAAGTTGATATGAGTTTTTATGTTAATGGTGTTGATAAAATAAATCTGCAGTTACGACTACTGGCAGCTCAGTTCAGACAAACACCGTTTACCATAATACGAAACACTACAGTACGCAGCAGTCTATTGGAGGTTATGAAAAAAGATGGTATAACCCCAATCACAGACGGTAACGACGAAGATTTGTTTGCACCAATTCCAGTTGCCCTGGACACACTTACAGTTAATACAATACCAGGATTCCCGCAATTAGTACAAGTACACATAACGGCTCTTGTATTCAATCATTTGCCATTTACAAGCAAATTCAAATTCTGGAAATCATCCAATGATGCCGTAAATAACTCGATATATTCTATATACAGAAATTCGTATAATTATACGATGACAGATGTCACTAGTGATAGTATCAATATACGCGACGTATTCGGCAGCGAAATCAAAGTACAAAAAGCACAAAATACTAATGTTAGTGCAGTTACGGATGATCCGGCAGAGTCATATCCGTACTCAAAGTTCTATGGATCTTTATTGATCGAATACCAAAACGGCACTGATTCATATACCAGTGGTGCACCTGTTACTCTAACTGAATACGATCCTGATGATCAACATATCAACCTGCAGTATTACAGCACAAATTCTGTACAGCTTAGGCAATTAAGATTTGCTAATAATATTGACAATATTTCTAGTATGTATTCGAACATTAATCAACTCGCTGGATTAGTTAAAGTAACTGGATTCAAGTTTCTAGATAAACACATAGATCTTGGTATTAAATTTAAAATAGAAGCTTTGTTCAAAGATATTCGTAATATGGTATATTTATACCAAGATTTGTATAAGCAAACTATAGAGTTATCACAGTCCACGATTAACATGCAGGAAATATCGCCACTCCTGGAAGCTAATAAAATCTATCTGAATAGTTTAAATGGTCCAGGGACAACAACAGTTATAGAGTTCATGGAGAAACTTTATGACAAGTACACAACTGCAAAAGTTCTGGAGGGTGAATCTGATAATGTTGTTTCGTTAGAAAACCTTATTACTAATATGGCTGCCTATGCATTATCGGAGATACACAGTAAAAGTCCGGCAATCACATCACAAAAAGGTCTCTCGTCTTCAAATCTTATACTTGGCAAAGGGGACAACCAAGACAATGTCATTGCTGGAATATCCATGACATACCGTAATAAACTTACCCCGGTTCCAGTAAATGGTTATACACTACCGACTTACCAGCATTTGGGTAGTGGGGAATGGAGTATATCTATTGATTTGAAATCATATGGAGATTTGTTAGTTCGATTTCTAAATGACATTCAGTCTTCTGCAGGTATGATAATTCGTGAACAGTTATCCAAAGAACGGGGTTTTAACGATATTACACACCGTATTGAAATAATGAATAATGGTAATTTGCTGTCAGCGCTTGGTGTAAGATATATGGTAATGCGCGGGTTTTCCCAATCTAATATAGAAGGCAGTCCTGGCTGGAATAATATTCATCTCGAACTGCTGCAGGATGACGTTGCTCTGTCTAAATTCAATTCATTGTTTCTTACCGCACAAGCTGATCAGCAGCAGATTGCTAAAGCGGCCAATGTACTTTTTCCTTTCATGGAATGGGAACAATATGATACGAGTAAAGTGCTGGATGATCTTTATCACTTTCTGTCGTTGTACATAAGTCAAAAGTACGGGATTGGCCCAGAAGGAATTTTTAAGTACTTTAATCCTGCAGCTGCCAGCTCAACAGCATCGTGGTGGTCTATGGCAGCAGCCGCGTCATCATATCCAGGTGTAAATAACAATTCTAGATTAATACGGAATATGGGTAAATTAAATTATTACCCTGAACTTGATGTTTCCGATTATTCTGTAGTTGGCACTACGGTTCCATTAGTATACGAGAATAGTGCTAACATCTTTAAACTTGCTGGAGACGCCAGTACTGCTTACGATATTATATTTTATGATTCATATGGCAAAGAAAACATATTTATTACGGATTTCGTGCGTAATAAAATAATGAACAGAGTAAATTTGGTATACTATGAAATACTATCTACCCTTGCTGCAGAAGATTTCAAAGGTGATACAACTGCATTATACGAGTATGTGGGTGCCTATGATAGATATGTTAATTATGTAGGCGAATACTTTAAACAGTGGGGCGGTACAAGTATTGAACAGCGTGTAAATTCTATTATGGAATATTACAATAACAAAGACAAACGTAGTGATGAGTTTGGAATAGGTACCCAAACTATGGTAGATGTCTTGTTTTCCAAAAAGAGGCTTAATCTAACAAAAATGATTATGATTAAACCATCTTTTGCTTCATTACTTGGTTACCGGTCCAGTACTAATAATACATCATATTTCAATAATCAAGAATTAGCAACCCTCGGAAATGTGCACGGAGCTATAAGAAATCTGATAGTTAACGGATCTACCAGCAATTATCCTGATTTTGCTCTACCATCAGTCAGTGAAAGGTATAGTGATCATCAGATCATGGGTCCGGCATTTCCTTATGTGGACCATGATAGAGATGATTCCATTGTAGCTGATTACAAACTAGTGGATGACTTCCAGGAAAAAGCTTACGCGTATATGGCAGGCATGACTGGCGCGCTTACCGCGAACGATCTAAAAGACTATAAGTCAGATTTCGAGAAATTCTACACTAAATTCAAAGGTACCATTGATAAAGCTCAGTTATCTGAACATGCCCGCCGTGCTTTGCCTGGAACATTTGACCAAGTAATAAAAAACCTGGAAGCCTTCGAACAGGTCATGGCCAAAAAGTCTGATACTAAACATACAAAAGCGACCCGCAAAGATATACTTGATCTTATTAAGACCAGGGCCATTGTACGGTGGTATACTATAAACAAAGTGCTGGCTCCTAATAATGATTTTATAATTACTTCCATAGATCTTAATCAGGAGAACGGAAAAATAGATCCGACTTCTGTTAAACTAAAAATAGTTACTAAGGGTGGTATCGATGAGAGGTCTTTTTCTGATGTATTATCCCAAGTACCAATAAGACACACAACTGGAGATACCAGTGGTAGTGATTTACGGGCCATGATTAAGGAGTATATTAAGAAAGGCGGAGCTCAGACAAAAGAATACGTCCTGGATTACATTTATCAAGCATATACTGAAATGATCATGCTGTGCAATGTGGAAGATCCTGCAGCATTTACTGATTTTCTCGGATTTACGGATGTGGACTCGGCGGGTAAACGCCGTATTCTGCGTGAAACTATCATAAGAAGTAAATCAAAAGGTTATTCAGGATCGATGTATAAAGCATTTCCTACAGTTAAAATATATTTTGCAAAGGAAGACAAAGCTGAATGGCTATTGTTGGATGACTTCTATAACTATAATGCCATAGTCTCTGTTGACATAGTAGACAGTAAACTGTCTGCTACCCAGACCGCGATCATCAAACTAAATAATCTTATGAATAAGTTGTCCAGCAATGCAGGTATGAGTTTAGTATCAAACACGGATACACCAATTGATTGGGAATCCATGATGCTCAAAGTTGGCGCCCCTATACTTATTCGTGGTGGATACGGTCCGGATAACAGCACATTACCAATATTGTTTACAGGCGCTGTTACTCAAATCGTACCCGGTGAGATCATGGAACTTACCGCTCAAAGCTGGGGTGTTGAATTAACAAATCCCGTTGATATATCCCGGGAAGGCATGTCTTTTACCACTACCAGTGCTGAGCGTACGATGGGTTCAGTGATACTGCGCATACTAAGTGGTGCGAAAGGATTAAAACATTTCGGACGCTGGTCACCGGCCGATATAGAGACACATAAGATATCTACGCTGGACCAAGAACGCGCATACTGGGCTACATGGTTAACCACATTTGATTTTATTGCCAAGTGGGTAGCCAAGGACGGTGATGAAAAAGCACTGCAGCAGTTCGTAAACAGCATAGGCAGATCAGCTGCCAGTGCAACCAATTCAGGACTTATGTCATGGGGCAATCCATTATATGATAACATATACATGTCCGTCGAGCATGAAACCAATTACAGCTTATTGAAATTTGCTACTAAGGAAATGGTCAATGTTTTCAGTGACAAAGGCCAGGTGACCTGGAAGATTTTTAATCAAAGTATATGGGATGCGCTATGGGAAATAGCAACTGTAATGGGTGATTTTATAGTACGCCCGCTGCCCTATAATGAAGTACACCTTGGACTTGGTCTCAAGCCTAGAATGACACTGTATTTTGGTCCGCGTGATGGATATTACAAATGTATGGACGATCTGTCTTTGGCACCGGCAAAGTACAGGAAATTAAGTGCTGAGGCAGTAGAAAGTTTACTAACAGATAATAGTAAGAGACTAGTTAATCTTCCCATTTTCAAGTTTAAACAACTAATAAGCAAAATGGTTATCGACTTATCTCGCAATGTAGAAAACTGGGCTAGTCAGGACTTTATTGATATGGCGATTGATCTGTTTGAAGGTGATGATTTTAAATCTAATCTGTATTTAATCCTACGAAATATGATTGGTCAAGGATTAGAGAGAGTAGGCGGTCATCTCTTAGAATGGCTGATGTTTAAAAGCTTATACTACCCATTTGCTGATGCTAAAGGATTATCGATGCTATTAATAGATCCTTGGGAACATATAAAGAAAGCATACCCAAATGGAGCATTGGATAATTTTAAGTTTAGTAGTTATTATGAACAGAGTCTCGAATTCAATGAAAAATGGCAAGTACCAGAATTATTAATCAGAGATATTAAATATATTACTGGTGCACGTGAATTATATGATGATTTCCTGTATGGATTAACCTTGGCGTATAATTACGATAATTGGTTATATGAAGATATGGGCACAATAGCTTCTAAGGTTGAAACTGGTAATTACCAGGAAAACATGTATGGCGATAGTCAAACTTTACGCGAGAATCTTCTGGGATCAAAAGAATTTGATTCAATATTTAAGGAAGCAAGCTTAAGTGGAAAAACCAATGAGAATCTGTACAAGCCTATAGTTGAACATCATTTTATAAACAGTTACGAAAGTATTATTGACAACCAGATCGTAGCTACTGCTGACAATATGTTTAACCGAGTTGAGATGATGTTTCCTGAATCACCAACTATTGATCCTGCATCTTATGTGGCCGGTAGAGATAAGATGTACAGGTATACCCCGCAACTTAATCCCTATCTGGATCCGAATTACATTCGTACTTATACGTCTTACCAGAAGAATCTGCGCATGAATCTTTTCGTGCACTGGCTTAAAAATTCTTCCATAGACGACAGAATCAAGAATAAAGAAAAGATCTATGACTTTAGAAATGCAATGCCGGTATATACTAATGTAGGTAATCAGATACTCATGAATGTGGCTAAGCCAATGTACCAGGGCACCCTTACCATAATAGGTGATCCGAGTATAAAACCATGGCATATCATACATCTGTACGATGACGTAAACCAGATGTGGGGACCCATAGAAGTAGAGCAGGTCGTGCATTCATTCAATCCACAAACAGGATTTACGACCACGATAACACCGAATGCTGTAATCTTTAACCGTGATCTTAATTCCGTGTGGGATACTCAGTACATGGATGCTTTCGGTAGTATAGACACAACGCTAGCAGTAGCCAAAGGTGCCAAGAATCTGTTCGGTGCTATATCAGTCGGGGCAATAGCAAAAATCACTGGTAAGTGGTTTAAGAATTTAAAAGTACTTGGTCGGGATATGACATTAGCAGCCCGCGGCGGACCATGGGCTGTTGCGGCCTATCTTGCTGGAGGTGCTGTTAAAGATTTCATTGAAGCAAAATATGTTGGTTCACTGGCCAGGGCCGGTTTCATGGCCGGTTGGATGCCGCTAACTATTGTGCCGTTAATGTACAATGGTAAACCATACTTGGCTGGTGTAGAAGGAGCCTTTTGGTCCACGGACGTATATTCATTTATGCTTGGAGAAGCTCAGAATGTCGTCAACACCCTGGATATCAGTATGTTCCACAATCTTATTAATCCGTCTAACGACTTTATGGTAGAGGCCCAGGAATGATCTCATCCAGACGTTCAAGCAAAATAGAAGAACATATCGCTAATAGTCAATCTGAAATCAATGTGGCTGTTGCCGTGTTCGCGCAAATAGCATCATCAGCTATTCCGGAGAATTACTATAATCCGCGCAGTAACCTAATAGCTGTGAGCCATGATAGTAAAATATACTGGGCTTATCTGATGAACAATGAACATTGTTTTCCGGATCCTACTAGGCACAATGTGCTGTGGCTACGGCATAATAAGGTTGATGCCCTACCTGATAATGAACCTATTCCAGATTCAATACCTGATACCCTTGGAGTAAGCATTGCATTCCTGGTACCAAAAATAGAATTCGATCACCTGGTTGATCCATCGACGTCAGCAGCTCTTGGATCAGATTACATGCGTAATAATCAAGAAAGGCTGCGTATTTACCATGGCCGCCGCAGCTCTGATCCTGTAATGCGAACTGGACTCGTGTTCAATGAAGATTCTGGAGATGCACTGCTAAAAGGTCCGGAATCTGAAATTATTATGGACAATAAAGGAACACACTTTACTGGTCAATTACATAACCGTGAAATGGATGAACGTGGGCTTTTCGCGCAGAATCCAATTTCATTTTTAATTCCTGAAACCATGGTTACGTTTCCTGGTGCATTAAAACATTTACCGAACTTTAACAAGTTCATAGAACTTGGGTCCATGCTGTTGGAGCTCAACAGCCTGCGTAATATAATACAATCACTATCGGAATTATAATTATGAAAGCATACACTACCGGAATGGGTTGGGATGAAAGCGGCAATCTGCTTGAATCAGATGGTAAGTTCGTTACTTTGGATACAGATAACCTTATCATAAATATGGTTATGACACATTTGTTGACTGAGCCTGCAGCCAACAAATTAGCTACAACTTTAGGATTCGGGCTGCGTCAGTTCCTTGCCGGCAAGAATAATACATCAGATACAAGGAATTTAATACAAAAAACCATAAACGATTACTTCAGCTCAAATACAACATTTCTGCCTTATTATGTGTCCTGCAAAGTATCTGAAACATCCGAGCAGGATGAAATCATGTTGATAATAAATATTACTGGACCAAACAGCGAGCAGAGTGTTGAATTACTGATTGGATTCGGTGATGGTAGAATTATTTATGCGAAGGATTTCTTGAATACTGAAGATGAGGTTATCAGTACTACTGACATCGAGCTTGGTACTGACGTCAATCCATATTTGAGCAGATTAGCTAAGCAAAGAGCAGATCAAACTTAAGTATGTTGACATATCTAAGCTTGATGGAGAACAACGAATTATGCTTTTAAAAAGATCATTCCAGGACGTGCTTAACTCAGTCAGAAATTTCTTTGACAATGCTGGTCTTATAAATTCAAGAACTGAAGGTACACCCGAACATGCTATTGCAAATTTGCTGGCTTCCGAAATATCTGGCTTGCATAACAGCATGGATTTTGTATTAAGTGGTTTAAAATTATCTACAGCATCCGGTTTGGATTTAGATAATCTGGCAAATTCATTTGGTGTTTACCGCGGTGAATCTGCTGCCCCTGCTGACACGTCAAAAAGTAATATTAAGTTTTTTGTTAGCAGCCGCTATTCAGGAACTGCACAAGACCTGGCTACACTTATCGGTGAATCAGATCTCGTTATACCGGCCGGAACTGAAGTTTCAGATGGCAAATCAAAGGTATATTACACTACTGCTGATGTGACATTCGGTGAAGATGTTGACCCCGAGGGTAATTCCATAACCGAAGCTGTATTTGCAAATGTATATTCTTATTCCATAGGTACAGCCAGTAACGCAGACGCTGGAGAATTGAGAGTACACAGCTTGGCCACCCATCCTGTGCTTAGTACTATTTCTGACTACATTGAAGTTGTTAATATACTGCCTATATCAAATGGTGAAACCACGGAGACTGATGCTCAACTGCGATCGAGGGTAACCCGCATGTTTACCGCAGCTGCTGGTGGCAATAAAGCAGCAATTGAAGAAGCCGCATTATCTGTTCCTGGTGTAGCTGATGTTTATGTGGAAGACAACGTATTCGGTACCGGCACATTTGGAGTTTATATAGACACAACCACACCCATTATAAGTCCAGGTATTATAACAGCCGTGCAAGCCGCTGTGGACGGAGTAAAACCTGCTGGTGTAAAAGCATATGTCAGATATCCTGACTACATTGGAATTACCGTTAAGTTCGAATGTCTGTATTACAATAATGCTCTCAGATCAGCTACAAATACAGAGATCACAAGGTCTATTGTATCTTACATAAATAATCTTAAACGTGGGGAAACTCTGACCATATCAAAACTGGCATCATTGGTTTCCAGACACAGTAATGTAAAGAGTTCCGAAATCATACATATCAAATCTGGATCGTATGATGTGGTTACACAATCCATATCTAACAGCAATACTTTGATGCATACTGATCAGCATATCGGGTTAAACGAGAAATGGTTTACAGCTACAGCTTTGGTTGAAGTATGCGACCCGGACCAGCAGTAGTATGAAGACAAAACGTAATCCCTATAATTCTGCTCGTACAGCCAAACTGTTGGCCAAGCTTCCTGAATGGATTAATCAAGCTCCATCCGGATCGTTGTTCAAATTGCTTAATCCCATAGGAGCAGAAAGTGAAGTATTAAGCAGATACATCGATATCACCAAACGCAATTCAGTAGCAAATACGATGGATTGCAGCTTTCCAACAAATCTTAAAAGAGTTGGTGGTTTACCCGTAAGAGCTATGACATACTATGGTGAATTTGATGACATCAGATTCACGCTGAATAAAGTTAACAGCGAACTGGAATTACTAGATAATGTACCAACCCGTTTAAGTTATGTTAGTGAATTGGTACTGGATGATAAAGATCTTTTCATAAGTCTTAAATACATGCAAAATGTGCCAGGTGCGCCCGATGGTTTTGTTGGCATAACAAAGGCTCATCCGGCTGACATCAATGGCGGTTTATATATTATTGATATTGAAGGTAATTTACTATCTCAATCGCCAGCAGGAATTACAGAACAATCCTATGACACAGCAGGTAAAGATGAAGAAATAATCTTTGATGATTCCAACAAAGCAGTACTGCTGCACACTCCATTTCTAAATACACTGCATATTTATGATGTACTTAATCTAACAGTAGACAAAGAAGCAACCGAGATACTGACATTCACTGTAAGTGGCAATGAAGTTACCTGGACAGGAGTTCAGCCTCCTGGCAGCAGATACATCGCAGAATATCAGTATGCTACTTATAATGGTATACGCGCCATTGAACCAATGCACTTTGAATGGGATATTGCCAAGTATGTTGAAGATAAAGGTCTTACCGTACAATATCTGGTTCACGATGAGTTTACTTATTCAGGCGGTAGTGTAGCCGATCCAAGTATTGCTCATACTATTAGTGGTAGTACACGGTCAAAGTCATTATCAATTTTGGGTGTCGAGCATTATAAAGTTGATGATACCGTATACTACTATATTAAACTAAATCCATTCGAAGTCAGAGCCGGCCGTACAATAGACGTTGTTGTTACAGGAACCAAAGTTTATGAGGGTACATGGAATAATCCTACTATCAACTATACCGTAACAATGCCTGTCGTAGACTCTACATTCGTAGATACGTCCGCAGCCGGAATCAAAATCTTTGATGCTTCAGATAATGACATCTCTAGCAATTTTAGTTTTGCTGTAAACTTGCAGACCTATCAGGTTACGGCTTATGCTAATACAGATTTTGCTGGACAGCAATTGCGTGTTAATATTTATTATCACTGTACGATTGATTCAACCGTAACCAGTGACATTATACTTGTGGAAAACCATACCGAAAGTTTTACTGACGATAATACGGCTTACTATTTTACCAAAGCGGATATATCTCCCCTGGTCAATGAATCTATTGTTGTACCAGAGGTATTCCAGATTACAGCAACTTGCGCTGAAGAGTTCGTTGCTACCGTACGCCCGAGCAGTGACTTATCCTTTGAGACCGGGGCTTATCAAGTAGTAGCCTATCTTGAACGACTTAATCAGGCTATCCATTTCAAAGAAGCTTACGGCATACGTGAACACGTACATCTGCTTGGTGCGTCAAAGGACGTCAATGGTGTATATGCCACTGATATCCATAAACAGTTTGTACCAGATTTTTCAGGTAATCCTGTTGAAGCAGGTATTTGGGATTACCGCGATATGGTTATCTACGATGATTATATTATTGTGCTGCGTACCTCACTACTTGATTATTCTGATACTATATCAACAGCATCGGCTCTAGACTATGGAACCAGTTGCCTGGATTTTGTTAATCTGTTCAACAGAAATATAGATTTTGTTGCAACCGGATTGCCTCAGTTGGGTTTATCCATAAGTATTGGGCCTGAAGATACAATATATCTAAATGTTAATGCTACAAAAACATATCCTCCTGAACTTAACGTTGAGCCGGTGCAGTACTCGATTATATACAAATATAAAATGCATTTTGACTACATACTACCTATCGTCGAAGATGACACTATGACCGCATATATACGCGGTGACCTTGATAAGCTTATTACAGAGGTGGCTGACTAATGTCTGAAACTACGTATACTCGTGAAAACGGATTAGTCGTACACGATGTATGGAATACTCTGGATGAATTTGGTCTACTGCTTGGACTTGTTCCTAAATCAGAACATGGATTAGGACTACACAGATTCCCAGGGGAGACCAATACTGCATTTAAAACTAGATTGCAACAGCTTACTTCATACGTTATTAGTTCCTCAAAACAAGGTTTGATAAACGCCATAAGTGCTGTACTAAATTTAACTCCATACACAGTGGCTGACACTGTGCACTACACGCTCAGATATAGACCTGCTAGCAGAGATATCAATGGCGACTTTCTTTCTATGCTTGTTACACGAGATGGTGTGCAGCTTACGCAGTATGATGAAAGTAATTGGGACTCCGCTTTATCGAATGGATACATTGTATGGAAAGAGTATGACGACGATTATGGAGTAATCTTGCAGCTAAAGTCAGCGACCGGTACGAATCTCGTCGTAAAATATTGGACATTCATTGATGGTGAACGCACATACGTACAAGATCAATTTGTAGTTACAGCAGCCGCATCACCTACTGCAGATCAGTTGGAAATACATGAACTGGTAAGTCAGGAGTTTATAGATTTAAATACAGAACCAAATGGTACTATATCATCAGAGTATTACAAACTTCTTCAGGGATTGAATACACTGTATCATAGAACATGGGGTTCATTCCAATGGGATAATTTCTATTTTGATGAAGGCACCAAGTTAAACGTTATTCCGAGTTATTATGATCAGTCTACATTTATGCCATCGTCCACTTACTATAATAATGGAGTCGGCGGACCTGATGACCTTAAAATGGTGGGCATGACCCAGGATTTACAGCCTATCATAAAGCCAGGCTATTTCTATCTCAACGGATATGAATATTATTTGTTTGCCCACAAACATACTCAAATTATAGATCCTGCTGATTACAGTGGTTCAATACCGGATGAAGTTGCACTGACCATTAAATATTTGTCTAATGGCGGAGAGGAATTGGAAAGCAATGTGCATCCAATATATGGCACTCCTGTAATAGTTACAGCTGCTGCATCAGACATACTTATTTTCGGCCAGGCCAACAACTACATTACATTCCCGTCCGATCAGAGAATAAAGATATTTGATTACGGTGATAATGTAAATGTAGCCAGAACCTACCATTATCCGATCATGACACAGATGGTCAAACAGGTTACGGGCAGCACCAGCGGTCATACTCATACGTGGACGTTCTATAACAATATAGTTGATGCTGCTGCGCACAATGGCGTTACGGATGAAACAAATGATCATTTCCATGAAATAATAGCCGGGGTGGTACAATCTGCTGGTGGACATACGCACTCTATATCCATACCATCCAACTATGGATATTATGAACCAACTGGAATAACACTTCGCAAGCGTACAGAGGCGCCGACTTCAACAGATATTCCTGATGACGAGAATTACTTTACACTTCGTAGTGATGTTGATGCCACGTATGTAACGGTTGAACCTGACCGATCAAGTGTTCACAGGATTGAATTCGAACTGTCTCCAGGTGATTATATAGCTGCTGATGCCGGTAATCCGGTACTTGATAGCAATTTGTATAATTTAAACAGAACATTTATAGCGTTCGCGGAAGCAGGTAATCTTGCTACCGTAACAGCATTTGGATCTGTATCATCCGTACGCACCGGTGGAATCATCGGCATTTCAGTAATTGCTACGGACTCAAACAAATCAAGGGTACATGATGCAGAAGTAGTTGTTACAGCTCCCAGCGGAACCGTATTAAATGAAATAATTGGTATCAGTGGGTATGGCGCATCAACGCAACGCGTCGTACTTGGACATACCTATAGTGATGGCACACTGTATGGCAGAGTAAAGATAGCTTCTTCCAACGTTGGGTCAGGCAGTGCTATAACATTAACAGTAAGCGTCTCAAAAGACGATATCACAGAGCAAACCACTCTGGAGGTTATTTATGAGTAATCCCATTATACCGGCTGCACATTATATTCAGGGAGCTACCCTGGCTGAGCCGAAGGTGTTGAACAGAGTTTTTAATGATGTCAATGCGGTACTGTCCAAACTATGGGACGGTGCTGTTGTATTAAATCCGGAAGTACCCTATGCCATCCTGGGAACAGACAATGTATTAAGACCAGGAGCAGTCAATTTCAGAGATGCTACTTTTTGGCCCGAGTCTGTAGAGAATGTTTCTATATCATACGCTTTGCTGGCAGGTGGTGGAACCCTAACTCCTAATGGAAGCGGCAAAGGCAGTTATGCTGCATGGACCCCGCCGGCATTAACACATTCCACATTCACACCAATCAGTGTCCAGGTCAGAATGTCAGCGTCATTTGATTCAGTATTTCTGGCCCAGGAAGAATTCACTGTGGTGACCACTGAACGCACATTTACACTCCAGCATCCTGTATACGTAAACATGGGTGACGGGGATGACGACGTACATTGTTATTTAAATGGTGCTGAAATTGCACATAGCGCTGTTGCTAATGGAGCAACTACGGTAACTATTACACCTACTCCATCTGCCGGAGATGTTGTATCTATAAGATATGAATGGAGAGTTAGTTCAAGTAAAACTGGAACAGCGTCTGTAGTTATATATCCGCAACCAAATGATGGTGCCGATGCAGTGGACGATCCAATTGTTCAATTCGCTGCAAGTACAACCATTCTGCCATTGTCATCTATAGCCGGCAGCGCCGGAGCTAGTTTTTCATTTATCGATACGACTCTGGTTAATCCTGGTGATTCTATAACATCCAGAACATGGCGGGTATACAGTGGTGTTACAGACGTAACTGCCAATGCAAGTTACGTATCTCACTCAGGTAATACCAGCGTGCAGTTTAGCCCGAGAATATTAACGGCCGGTCAATTCAAAATAACTTTGAGTGTGCAGAGCACAAATCACCCCACAGCAATTACGCGTGAAATATATATCAATGTTGTTGATATATGGAATTTTGGTCAAGTAATAATTGATAATGATTATGATAATGATGCAGCGCCTTTCATGGAAAACAACAAAATTCCAATGACTATCACGGAGCTTAGTGATACCGTAAATGCAAGTTATTACAATGGTGATCCTCTACAAAAGAAACTCACTGTTGATGTTCCGGTTATCATGAAAGGTGCAGGATCCATCATTACCGTTACGGATATCGGTGACAGTCAGTTCGAACTATTTATAAATCAGGATGTGTTTAACACATACAATATCAATCCAGCATCTTTAAGGTCTGGAATCGATTATTTCTATTACCAAGATAATATGTACTTAATTGACAGCATATCCGTTGTAACTGGTGTATCTTGTACGATTACTATTGATAATACATTAGGTATGCCTGATCCTGATTCCAACTGGGAAAACACAGACACCTGGGGAATTGGTGTGCTGGCCGACTCATGGGTTGTTAAGCTGGAACAACGCATAACAACTGGTGGTGACCCAGTTCGCATCTATTGGGCTGAGATATTTAAACCGGCAGTAAATTTCGGCAGTGGTACATGGCAACAAGGCTTGTATGAATACTCAGCTAAGTTCATAAATGTACTTTTTGGCGGTTACTTGCAAGCTTATGTCTATGCCCGGCATGGCAATGTGCTAAGCGCAGCCGGCATAACCACGGAAGTATTGCAGTCACCTAATGGTGGAGCAGCAACAGTTACGGCTATATCCAATGTAAACAAAGGTACATCAGCGACCAAAATTAGATGGACTGGATCCAATGCTCAGGAATATGAAGTATTCTTTAAGGATGAGCCCAATGTAACATCGTATACTGTGCACGCCGACGAACCCCCAGTAGCTGATGGCAGTAACTGGAAAGTATATCTTGCTGTTGGTGAGAGTGATCCATCTGATGTTCTTGAATCCGGAATGGTATGGCACGATGGTTTTCCGTATGTGCCTATAAGCGTAACCCAGGAAGATGTAGGGTCCCTGGTATATGTAATTACTTTACAGCCTCTATCAACAAATTCCCCAAATCCAAGTTCAGCTTGGTTAAGCACTGAGATACTTAATTTCGAGGCCGGCCAGGAATCTATAGCTGTGTACGGCAGTACAAGCATAATGATGCAAAAAACCCGTCAGAGCGTAATCATGCTTCCAACGGACTTTACCATATCCAACAATTACCAAGTTCTTGTACGTGGTATTGACATATATGGTAGAATAGGCGCAACCGTAAAAAGGTATCTTATCTAATGATCGAACTACGTATTCTGGATAAATATATTCCAGGGTCCCCAGTTATACCAATTGCCGGGTTATTATCCAGCGCCAAGACATCAAATATGGTGCAAGTCAGCAGCCAGATACATCAATTATTCGATTATACTGTATTTAAGATATTAAACTGGGATGAATCAGACACGGCAGTTACACCATTCTGGTTGCCAGAGAATGTGTCAATTACCGATCTACAAAGTCTTAAAAACAGCATCATTGTCAGTACGCTGCGAGACTATAACATATATTATGATTTACCAATTCACACTACAGCAATTCCTGATATAAAGTTATACAATGCTGAGACCAACAGGGCTATTTTAAGATTTAAAGTCCTTTTCAATAATTCTGGTCAGTGGTTGGAAACACCTGCAGCCGGAGACGATCAGGAAATACGTATATTATTATACGATGAAGACGTAGCTAGTAATCCGATCATAGTTAAATTTTCCAGTATATCCAGCGGTGTTCTTAAAAATAATGTATCACACCTGCTGAATACAGCAAATGTTGCAGCTTATGAATCTAGTGCAAACTGGTCATTAGGCAGAACAGGTAACTATCTGACCGTGATATGGCCAGGTATAAGTGTACCATTATATGTAAAACAAAACGCATTTAATCGTATACGCATGGTCATGCCGTACCGTGAATGGTACAATGAATGGTTTATGCTGATTAGCAGAGGCTACATAGCTGGTACAAAATCATTTTATACTACAACTCTTAATGGTACTAATTATCCTGCTTCAATAATAAAAGATGACCCCGCCAGGCCAGTAACTGGCAATATATTTAAAGTAAGTTATCCTGATATTAATACAGCTGCTGCAATAACTATATACTTCGATGGGGAAGAGCAGACTGATCTTGACGTGGAAATTAGTTCTAGATTTGGACTTATTCAATTGCCAAAAGCCGTTAGTGCAAGCGTGAAAGTAACCGTTGATTATCGTATCAACCATACAAACTGGATAGAATCCAACATGGTTGATTTTAATCCTCATGCTAATCACTCAACAGGTACAATATATAACGCTACCGCGATTAGTGTAAAGTATCTGTTACAGCCAATTGAACTAGGCGGACTACTGATGTTTTCCATATCTAGTAATCCAGGGATAGCCATGCCTGATGGTTTTGGATATTCATCTGGAGCAGTTATTAGTTCCAATTGGGCAATAGCAGCTGAAGTTCGTACAATAGAGCAGGATGCCATTAAATACTTCGATATCAGGCATTCCGGTGGCCAGCTAAAAGAATCCTTTCGGTCCAAAGTCGGGTGGACAGGTTTTACTGATTTGGGTTTCTTCGATGGTCAACCGGTCGAGAACATTGCTATTATAATCAGACTACCTGATGCCGTTTACACGGATCTGTATCGTAGATTTTATGATCAAGGTTTATCTGCATACGAAGCTAAAACAGCAACTGAAAAATACATTACTGAAGCCGTAAGCAGATTTGCACCGGCAGGTGTAAACATTATTCTGCAGAATAAAAGCGGACAACCCTACTTCCAAGGACAATAATGCATGGGCAGCACAGCTGACATAAGAGCTATTCAAATAGAACGTTCTCGGCGCCTTCGTGAATTTGCCGCGGAGATAGCTAAAGAATACGGAATAACTGATCCGGCCGATGTACGAGCCATAATTGATATGGTTGTAACCAGATACAATACGAGTACACCGCTTGGTATTCCAAGACAGTTTAAATCTGCCAGCAGCTTATCTTACAGAGAACAAGTACGTACTACTTATATAGATTTGCTGGCATACTTTATTCAGTTAAAATTTATTGAAGAATCGTTGACTGCAGCTGAATCACAATCCAGAGCAGTATTCAATTCCGTTAAATCAACCATAGCACAAATTGCCAAAACAATTGGACAGTATAATACTGCTCTCAGTTTTACCGATTCGTTCGTGCAAAGTGCCGGAACAACTAATAATGGCACCCTTGTTTCCAACAATACACTTACACTCGTACCACATACAATAAGGTCACAAGCGCTGTCTATAAGTATAGCTGTACTGCCGGCTGAATCAGATTTGGTATGGCACACAATTGCAGGGGATGCTAATAGCATACTTGACTCAGGCCTTGGATCTGGTATATGGTCTGCAAGCGTGCACTGTGATGATGTTCCAAAAGTTTACTGGGGCCGTTTACAAAGTAATACGAATACTGAACCAGTTAAGATTAATGGTGCTGTCGCTGTCTTGGATATTATGCTGGCCGGTCCAACTAATCTCAATAATCTTAGCGCTGACTTTCTTACAAGAACAAGAATAGTACGAGCGTATTACATGGACAAAATTGGTAATTGGTTACCGATCAGAAACAGCAAAGGACAACTTCTTTCTACAGAACCTGATTATTCAGTGCAGCTCACTAATGTTCAGTCGGTGTATTCACAGCGCTATAGATTCGTATTGAGCTGTGAAGATCCTGTAGTAACGGGTAGTCAATCTGTGTCTACCGAAACTAATTTAAATTTTAATTCTTTATCTGACGCTGCAGTAAATGGCAAACTTGGACAGGTACTACAGACTATAGATAGAGAATTTCAGTATCAATATCTGATTGGAATTTACAACCTAAAGCTGCGCAGTAACAACTACATATCTTTTGGATCTTATACATCGGCGCCGATGAAATCTGCTGGTTCAATACTTGGTGTAGGACTATCGAGTGTTGAGCAAACTGAAATATCCGGAGTAGCATTTCAGAAGTATAAAGTCAATTTCATGCTTAATGGCAAAACAGTAGGATCTGTTCCAGTGCTACCGAGTGGTTCAAACATAGTACAGGAAATAATTAAAGCTATACCATTCTCAGAGGAAAGTGATTATTCAACAGATTTTACATGGCAGGTACGACCGACATTTTACGCTGATAACGGCAATGCATCCATAACAATCGCTCGTAACGGCAAATTGCTAACGTCATCTGTTTTTGTGTATGACAATAATTCGAACAGGTTCTTACTGAAGGAAAATGTTCTAAAAGATTCCGATGATGTATTATTGGTTTATAATACCACTAATACAAATTCGTTAGTATTCGAAGTAGATGATTTAAATGGACTGCAACAATATCCGATTGCTCCTTCAGTTACTACCCCATATACAGTTCGATTTGGCAATCCATACAAAACAGGGTATAGAGTGATGGATGTACATAGCATTGATATGTACACATCACAAAGTGTAACTGAAAGATTTGCATCAGATGATCTGGTTGGCAATGCAGTTACTTTACTGTCGCATCCAAATGTAGACTTTAACAATTATGATTGGCAGTCTGTGGCATGGAACTCTGGTTACAGTCCGATTACTGTTAAGTTAAAAATGTCTTCAAGTTCTGAATTCGTTACGGCTGTAGATAGAACAATATGGTCTGACAGAAACAAAGCACCAATGCTTACCGACTACAGTATTGATGGCACATTAGAATACTATATTTATGGTAATAAATTGTACTTCAATGTGAAAGGATTTTATGAAGCTGAAGTGACATATCTAACTAAAGGTGATAGTATAAGTATCACCATTGACTTGGCAACATTAAATAGTCTAATGACCGGATCAGTGTCCATGTATAAGGTTGATGTAAATGTCCAATAGTATATCAGAGCGTGTATACAGAAACTTAAAACCTGGCCACAGCATAGAAAGTAACTTATACCAGATACTTGGTAAACTATTCGAAACTGTGTTCGGCAAACATTCTTACAGATTACCAAAGAATGGCGATGTAGCTCGTGCTGAGCATATTACTGAGCCATTCAACCATATGTATACAATCTCTGGTGATGTACAGGAAGCTTTAGGTGAACTGCGTACAGATACTGACTTACTTACCGCTGATATTGTGTCTTCCACTGATGAACTTAAACATCAATTGAATTATCTCAAGTCGGAAGTAAACTACTGGAAATTGTTCAATGGTGATAGTGATGTAATAACTGTAAACGAGTCTTTAAGTACAAGTCTTATGCTGCCTATAGAAGACTACACCAATTCGGTTGCCGAAGGATCAAACATAGCTGAAGTTATATTCGATCCGGAATCCGGACAGAACAAAGAATCCAATAAGATATCAGGACCATACTTTGCATTCGGAGACCCATTTGGTTCTGGTATTGAAAGTCAGCCACATTTGGCTTTGATAAGCAGCGTACCCTTGCAACTACAGGGTGTACAGATCGACACATCGGATACAGATATCGTAAAAGAATCTCTGGCCCCATTTGAGCGTCAATACGCTTTATTGTCCACCAATACTTTCATATGGCATCAGGTTGATTCATCCAATTTATCCTTGTCTGGCAGGCTGATAATAAAACTTGTTAAACCTGTTCAATTGTCCATGATAGAATTTGATACAGATCAACAGGCCATGATACACAGCATAAGCGTGTTTGACGAACACCTGTATGAAACACGTATGGCTGGTGCTGAAGAACTGGTATTCTACCCGAAACTAGTAAAAGAAATACATATCGTGATCAAAGATAATGTGTCAGCCGCGCATAAGCTAGCTTACACTATACAGGCCATGATACTTAATATTGCCGGAATCAGCGGATCTTCAAATGCTTATGTGTATTACATCGATGAAGCTGCTCGTAAGCTAGTATAGGTAGTAAATAATGTCAGAATATAATCCTCCAAAACGTGCAACTCTGATCACAAAAGTAAGATTTGAGATAAATTCAATACCTGGTATGGACAATCGATTCTATGCCGAAGGTAAATACCTTTTCATGGCAGATGGATCACTGCATATGCGATGCTATAACAGGCCAGGTGAATCACTACGCAGAGGATTTTGGTTACCTGCTACACCTGAAGCAGATCAGGAAGTATTGGTATACGCGTGGCATATTGAAGGATTTGAAGAAACAAGTACGCCTGGAGTCTATTCCACAAAACAAATAATTACCATCAGAGATGAATGGGGTAATCGTTGGAGAATAAATGATGATGCTGCCCCATGGAACAATCCATATACCTTTACATTCGACAGTAATGATACAGCTAATTTTGCGTATTATCACACTGTAGATGGTGTGGACTTGTACACCACTGACAGCGACTACTATATTACTATTCAAATATTCCCTGATGTTACTTTACCTGTTTCCGGTACAGGATACACTTCTATTTCATTTGATACCATACTTAATGATACCACACATCGAACAGCATGGCTATCTGATATAAATGGATCGAAAAACGGCTACTGGGTAAATTCCCAGGATTGGGTTTTTCAATGGGTTAACTACATAGGTACAGGTGGCGAAAACAATAATGAGCAGCGTTACCGCGATGTCGACCTGTATTGGGTTGTTACAGATGAACACGAATCCAATCTTACAGCACAGGATATATTCGAACGCAGTCAGAAACTGGCTGAAGGTAAACGAAGCTTTCTGGATTGGATAAACAATGGTGGTATATATAATGGCGGCGCTGGCAAGACACATAATGAGGGATATTGCCAGATCAAACTGCAAGACTTATATGTTAAGAATGGCATAGTACAGACACCAGGGTCTGATCCTACGTATAATGAAAATGGTCCTAACGGAAAATGCCTATTACATTTTGTAACGGCATTACGTAATCCGGAAGCAAAAACAGCTCTGATATACGGCACAGAACCTGTGACTTTTCCAATAAGATTCGAACCTGTCAAACTCACTGGTTCGCTGTCTAAAAATGATTATTCTGTCAGCAAGGATGAAGCTGACGTATTTTCAATACAATTTAATATTGCGAATCCATTTAATCACACGGCACACCAACCGTCATCGCCTGTAGTTACAGAAACAACGGTGACTTACGGGGGACACACCCTTGAAACAAAACATTCTGGTTTTTTGAATAGTGTAATGGTCAACAGATTTCCACTAGATAGTAATCTTAAACCTAATAGTGCTGCCAATTACTATATAAAAACCTATTTTATGAATGGTGAAAGTGTTGATTACAGCAATACACTTACCTACAGTGGACTAAGATTACCCCCTGCACTAAGCAATCCTACATTCAGTATCTTACCTTCCATCGATGTTGATGGCAACGTAATCTATACATTAAATCTTGGTTGTACGGTATCGGGCAATGATAATCCAAGTGATATTAGATGTGCTTTCTTCAGGGCGGATAAAATGCCGGATAACATTGAAAGCAGCGAATTAAATGATGACACTGTAAGTTCATTATTTCATTCAGGTATAGGTACAGAATATCTTGATACTGAAACATCAATAGCTATATCTAATCTTAAAGAAAATGACATCGAGGGATTTCAGTGGGTTGTTTTAATCCAATCCGTAAGCAGTGGTTTACGTGATTGGCATATATTTAATTTTAACACATCCAGTATCCAGGGCAACAACACAATTAATGCTTCAGCGACACAAGGTGTTACAGTTCAAATACCTAAAGAGCACAGTAACCGATATAGCAAAGAAATAAATATAGCTAATTTCGATGCCAAATTGGTTACATTCGGATCATCTGCATCCATTCAAAAGCATTATCAATTTACCAGGCAGCCACAAAGCATCTCATTATCCGTTGAAGATTATTTACCAGTTGAATTCGGAACTGTTCCGGATAAGTATATTCGCTATTATATAATAATTGGTAAAGATAAATATCAAATAACACCAACTAACAGAACAGGCACCAGCCCAGTAATATACCATATTAATATGTCAGTGCCAGATAGTATAAAACGATACAGACGTAAATTAAAAGAAGAGTTTATAACTGTAAAAGGAAAGGCCGGCAAGATAACAGTATTAGCTGAGGTCAATGGCCATGAATCCTACAAGGGATTATCTCCAATAGTATATGGTTGGACCATATCTGTTGTGGTTGAACAAGGTGTGTTGCTGTCATCTGGAATGGGCATAAGCACTGTAACTAGAACGGAATAATTATGCGTATTGACCAGATCATAAATAAAATTGTTAAAAACAGATTCAATGAAACCGGTACTATACCGGATCCAAGTGAAATAGCTGTACGCACTGAAGACGTATACAAACCACAAGCTATGTTGGTGGTTCCCGGTACAAAAGCTATATCTGATGCTGATAAGCATAACCAAGTTGTTGCCGGCATGCTGACCGATTTCAATGATTTAGTTGAGTTATGCAAAGAACTGCATGGATTAATAAATCAACTACACCTGGCCGTAACCTGTGAGAATTCCAGGGCCATTGCTGCTATAAACAGGCAACACAGACAAGTACGTGTACTTGCTGAATCATCTGATATAAGAAATGCGTATATAAGTGATCTGCCGATTCCTTCGGATTACAGTAGTGGCATACAGGCCAATGGGCACATAACGCTCCGGCCATCAGTATCTGAACAACTTGAATACACATCCATCATAAGCCCTTACAGTGACAACACCATAGTGGATTATACTCCACTCAGCAAACTGGTTACACCTCTTCATTACAAGGTTAAGTCAAAAGGCACCGTAACCGGTATAAATATCAGACTTGAATTTAATTCAAGAACGATTACCAGAATCACTATAGACTCATCCCCGGCTATTGCACAAATATTTGTGAACGCTCAGGATGGTACACAGAAAGAAATGCTGCGCAAGCGTGTCAATGGTAAGGACACTCTGCAGTTTGATGATGTAGTAGCAAACTCTATTACAGTGAGATTATTTCAATATGGTAATGAAGCTGAGCTACGTATCAACGCGCTCAACGTATATTCCGAAAAATATGTTAATACAGGGACTTATATTAGCTCTCCATTAAAAGCAGACTACAATGGATTAATCAAATTAGCTGCTGACACCTATATTCCGGTTGGTACCTTAGTAAAGTTTTATATGGCCAGCGACACAAAAGTTAAAGGTCAATTTGAAGTTGGCGGTGTGCAGAAAGATCCCGATATCGATGTTAGCACTGCGCCCATGTTGTACAACACTCTGGCTGATGCTGAAACCTGGCTCAGTAAGCTATACCGGTATTCACTGACATCCGGGATAGGCAAACTGCCTGAACCAGTGTGGAAAGAAATGTCTTCGGGTACTATATATTATTATAACAGCCTGCCTGGAAAAATAGCACAGGGTGACTATGGTACATCGCTCAACACACCACTCGTAACCCTACCAAGCACAGTTATTCCTAAGTCTGTGCGTGTAATGTCCGGGCGTAACGCATGGATATTTATTCCTCACGCGAGTCAGTTACGTATTCCACCTGAACAGATAGAGTCACTCGGGCTTAATATAGACGATTTGTGGACCACCTACCTCGTCGTGAAAAGACCTACGGATTTGACCATAACAAATCCTAACAATAAGATTAAGGATATAGCCGTAGATCTTATTGAAACGACCACAGAAGTTTATCCAGACCTGGAGTCTATGATAAATAGAACAGCAGGTACCTTTTCCGGTAAATTGACCGAGGGCATATATAAAATACAACTATACGTTAGTCAAATTGACCTTGCCGCGTGGCCGATGGATATTTCTGCAACAGAAATGACCGGGATCATTCCTGATCAAATAGTAAATTACGATGAATCCGCGGCAGAAATAATACTATATCCATGGCCAGCCAGAAAAGCTCCTACTGATTTTAGCCATATAGATCCAATCATACGGCATCAGTTTTACTCTTTGGCTGGTTATGATGTTTACGTTCCTATCCTGGCCAGATCCACGCAGTACGATATTTATCATCCTGACTTCGAAATAGCGGATCTGTATAGCAGCCAGTCCAATCTAAATGCATTTTATGACATATCTTATATCATGGAACAAACACCGGATAACTGGTCTGAATACTTATTCTTTAAAGTAGAATTAACGACAGCCAGAGTTGAGCAATCCCCGGTCGTACGCAGTATTGAATTGCATTTGGTGGATGAAGGAAAAGTAAATGAGTAAGTATATACAGGATCTCGTTGAAAATAATAAACCAGGTGGCCAGTATACTAGGATTAGTATCAGATCAATGTATCCTATGCAGTCCCAACTCATCAGTGACAGATTGCTGGAAATGGCAATGGACCTTAATACCATTGTTACAACTACGGTAGATGCTACATTACTGCCAGCATTAATCGACAATGCTATTACTGTTTCTGAAAAAGCATTGGCCGGCACTGATACCCAATCAGGACATTTCAAATCAGCACAGAATGCATCTGACCACTTAGATGACTGGAGAAAATTATAATGGATAAGATAAACTATGGTGAAGTCCTGAGTTCAGAAGATCTTGGTAACAAGTTCAATGAGCTACAGACCCTTGTAGCCCAGGCTTACATGGCAAATCAGGATCTTAGGAATCAGCTGCGCGTCCAACAAATAGCATTGGAGACTATAGGGGCCAGTGTTGATGGTGCAGCAGCTAAAGCAGGACAATTTCTGAATAGTGTAGGCTTTCAGTATGATGGAGATGGTAACAGAAAACTGGCTCATTTTACTTTCTGGGATCCCATTACTACATCAAATGGACTGTATATTGAACCGAAAACTGGTAGTATTCTGCTGTCACATAAATCCGACATAAGCAGAATTCCAAGAATAAACGGGGAAGTATCAGCTATGGCCAGTGTAGTTATGGGTTCTGAATTAAACGCTGATCCGGCCATACGCTGGATACTGGATGACAACAAATTCTGGGCCGGTAAATCTGCTCAAAATGAAATTAATATACATATCTCACTGCCGCCCACACTACGTTCAGATATAAACTATATCTCGATAAAGACTTTGTTTCCACATGGAAATACATACAGAGTCACGTACTATGACACATATGGCAATGCCAATCATTCTACTAAGGGATTACTGGATCGCAGTCGAATATTCCCGGTAAACGGTACAAAGTTTGGTGGCAAAATAACCATTACAATGAGAAGTTCATTAACGGACGATGATGGCAATTACATATTTGGATTACGTAGTATCAATGCAGGATACCGTGAATTCACTGAGAGTGGCTGGGTCATATGTCCTGTAGCAATAGACAACCCGGCTGGTGCTACAGTTCTGCGTTCTTTCAGCGCAAACTGGTATTCTCAAATTGCTCCATTACGATACTCCGATGTTGTAAGGTTTCAAATTGGAACCGGATACAGTGGCAATGATATTACCGGATTAGTTTATGATTCAATCTCAAATGAATTCCCATTGCTATCCACAGACTCTGGTATCAGCATTGGTACTATAAATCAAACTACATTGTACGTGAAGTGTTATTTGTACAACAATGGCAGCTCTCCAGTACTTAATGGATTTTACTTCGAATACGAGGCATAACAATGGAAAATCAAGATTATATTAGACTAGACAGCAAAATAGCTGTGTTAACCAAAAGAATAGGTGACCTTGAAACGAAAATAAGTTCTCTGCAAACTGTTTCGGATGCAGATGCCCGGGAAGCAGCTATTCGTTCCTTAATGGATGAGTTTGAAACAGACATGCAGGATTTATCCAATAAGCTTGCCGTCGTGCAGTTGCCTGACGAAACAAAGTATTTCCTGTCAGAAGCAGAGATCAATTTTATTAAAACTACAATAAAAGAAATCAAAACACTCAAGGCTGAAGTAGACCAGGTCCTGCAAACTGTCATCTCAAAAGTTAAATATATGCAGCCGGTGTAATAATTATGCAACCCATGCGCCCACGCGGAGTTGCTATTAATTATAACTTCCTACAGCAACAACTCTTTGGCAATATTCCTTTCATATATCTGGAAATACTACCGGAATACTGGGCCAACGGCAATGACGAGTTTGTATACAGTACTCATAACAAACTTGCTTCTTATAATGATATAGTATTTATTTCCTATTTCATGGCAACCGGTGTAGTGGTACACAATGCGGTTACCTGGACAACTCCTATAACAACTTTACATATTACCAACCGGCCTTCGACTACTGTTTGTTTTTTAGCATTCCCTGCGTCACTGGTAACCACTGAAGTACACAGCGTGTTGCCGGCCCACTTCTCCTTTAACGTAGATTGGTACATAGCCACAGTTAATCTGGCCAGCAACGATCAGGTGTTTTTGTGTACCGTATCCGATGACACCAGTGCTGTATATTTTTATACTGAATTAGTAGACCAGCAAGGTGTTGAACCTGCTCATGTTAACCTGTATTCAGATACCATTCCTGACTTTAATAGCACTCTGAGAGCTTATTATATTCCAGCCACATAGTCTATCCTTTGACATATCTATGATGTAAAGTGAGGACTATTAGTTGGCTGAAAAAATACCATTCCAAAGTGGCGTAGAGATAGATGGCGATAGTATAGTACATGGTGCTATTACTGTTGACAGCGTACAGACACAAGGTAATGTCGATGGTGTTGATGTATCGCAATTCAAATCTGATTACGATGTACATAACCATGATGGCAGATACGCTGATCAGGATGAGTTCGTCGAACATAATCATGATTCAGCATACCTTAGTTCAGCAGGTGGACAGGTCGCTGGCAACCTGGATGTAGAAGGTAAAATATACGATAAAGATAAGAATAATCTAAATCGTGATGTATCTGCTACCCTGGATCTGCTACTAAAAATGCTGCCGGCAACTTTTGATCCTCTTTCTGTGGGCACTATAGTGTCATCCCAGTACTTAGGCCGCATAGCTAATGGAACTGGTCAGGGTTATACCTATGATGGTCATGTGGTAGGAGGCGACTACTCCAATATAGTATTTGGCAATGTCAATAAACACGTCGGTGGCAATATAGAATTCGCCAGCGCTAACACAGGCTCATTACAATTAATTGTCAACGAGAGTGTGATGACAACCGTGTATATGTCTGATTACAGTCCGGATGGCACCCCTGGAACAAATCCTCCGTCATCGGGTTACCCGGCTTCAGGCATACGCATCTCAGTACTTGAAAAACATTCCAATTTCTTTGAAACACCATGGTTTGATATACCGGCCGGGTACACTCGCGGTGAAGCTAATATAACCGTGACAACCACAAATATGAGATACGGCTCAAACACTATAAGAATTGAACATAGAGCCGATGACAATTCATTGATAGGTTACGCCGAGTCCATCGTATTCTATGATGTATATACCACAGTAGTATCGATAGTAAATCAAACACTAACCATGCAATCCGCCAGCAATACCAGATACCTCTCCGGTGTTCCGTACGCTGGTTCAGGCACATCCCTTAGTGTATCGTTCAGAGCTTCATACTTCTTCGGCGGGTCTTATCCAGCTGTAGATGCATTTCACATAACAAACTCAGCATTAGGCATTACAGAAGATTTATTATATTCTGAAGGTTCAGGATATTCCACGCCTAATCCTGTTCCAGGTGAGTATGTGAATATATCCAGAACGGTTACCACCAGCCGCAGTAGTAAATACTATGTTTCGGATGCCGGCTTAACCCTGGATGTAGACAGTAACAATCCAGCCCGCAATGCTAATGCTGTTACAGTAAATAGTACAACTCCAATCAGATTCATGTTTGGATCAAGCACGGCCAATGGTACCAGTGAAGATCATTATGGCGAAACATACCGTATACCGGCAGCTCAGTTAGATACTTATAAAGCATCATTGATGACCAGCCTGCCACAAAATCAATTCAGCAGCAATGTTGTATTGGCTGTTGGTGAGTTGCAGATCATGCCAGGTTATCTCATTTATCCTGTTTCCAACTATGTCAACACTTCACCCACCGGTCCTGACTATTCCAGCTATACTGGTGACCGTGTTTACGGTAGAGCTTTTAATGGGTTTAGTCCTGCGGAAGCTGGTGGAAAAATTACCATTCAAGGTATTACCGCCAGTGACATATCTACCGGAAGGGTAAAAGTTGAATTATGTATCCCTGGAGTAACAGGCTGGGGTGACCTGGGCCTTGAATATTTTAATCCAGTGGACGATGACGGCGATGGCTGCTGGTATCGTGCTGCCGGTGACGGAACAAATGGTTTATTTGGATTTTTCTTTGGATACAATTTTGCTAATGGTGGATCAGCAAACGCTATATTAGTAAGAATCACGATCTTCGAATCGGCTCAAAACGATGTTACAATTGGTAACATCTCAGTTTCGACTCTTTATTAGTTATGATATATGGTACACAGAGTGACGTCGTAGACAGCCAGTCGGCCCTGAAAAAGGTACAAGGCAAGGTACTAACCAATACCAAAACCTTTCCTGCTCAGGAGCCCGTAAGTCCTATATTAGTTTCCGCTGGATCAGTATGGTTGGATCCTTTACCTACGTCTGGCGAACTCGTCAATCAGGATACCAGTCTATGGACCCTATTTGAAATTGACATAAATAATCTTGGTGCTCCGCGGGATTACTATGAAATAGACCATCCAGATTTTAACATAAAACAAATTCTCGTAAAGTGCACAGCCAATGCCGGAACTGAAGATTACTCTTTCGATATATTTGACAATGATGCCGTTCGTTGTAACCAACTTATTACAACTGCTTTTGGCAATCATTTTCAGCCCAGAATATGGAAGTGGTCAGGCACTGAATTAGGATCACCGGTATCACCAATATCTGGAGTATACTGGCAAATAGACAGCGGCGGTTATCTATACACTGCTGATAAAGCTGACATAGACTACTCAGCCACTGGCTACTATCTGATTGTTTACAGGTATTCCGGGGATACACTAGTTGACGGCGGCGTCCCAGGTGTAAGTGAACAGGAATTTCATACACCTACAGCCGAACAAACTGAGTTTACACTAAGCAATACTCCAAACGCCGATACCGTGGAGATGCGTGTAAATGGAATTAAACAAAGACGATTGGTTGACTATACTGTGAGCACTGATGTGGTAACATGGATCAGTACTGATTTTAGTTTAGGTACAACTGATACTGTAGAGTTTCTATATTATTTGCCATAGGGCAACCAAATGAGAAAACAATATGTTAGACCGAATCTTAACAATTCTCTTAATTCCTCATCTGGAACTGTTTCTTATTCTGTTTATCATGTCCATAATACTGGAATTATCGGCATTCCTAACCATACCTGTAAGAAACAGAAATTCGAGAAAAATAGTCATAACGATATGGAACTCCATAGTAAGAACAATCCAAAGATTTATTGTATATTTTATGTTGATAGCCATAGGCAACATAATGACAATTTATATGGACATGAAGCTTCCGATGGAGGCCGTTGTGTATTCCATAGAGATACTCGCTATCCTGCAACAAATGAAGGACAGTTTCAAAGATGGTGCTATCAAGGATGTACTTGACAACATCATCAATATAGTTCAACGAACAACAAAGATAAAGATCAATGAATCTGTTAAGCGTAAGGACAGTGATTATTATGAAGACTAGACTTGCCACACTCTGGAATGGAATATGTTTTGCAGTATACACCGCAGCCATATTCTATATGTTTTATTACTTTGAGCAGCCAGAATTAGCTTCAGTACAGGACATCATCGGATACATAATTACCAGATTGATGCTATCGATACTCGTGCAAGTTGGTGTTAGAATCATACACGAATCTCATCCAAGAATGATTTACCGCACTATTCTGCAGAAACTCGATGAACATGAATTTGAAGATATGATGGCCTTGCCTAAAGATTTCTTAAGACTAACGGCACGTGTGCTGATTATGTTGGATACTGTATGGGCCCGAGAATACCTGCTGCAATCGCCATTGATATACAGCAGATTTGTAGATGTATACAAAGAAATTAACAATTTACGCCATGCTTACGGTAATTATGTTGAAACATATTCTAAATCCCTGCTAGAAGCATTCAAAGCAGTGGATCAACAACAGGCTATACCATTTATAGAAACGTATGCCAATCATCTTGATGAGTTTTTCGCTAAGGTCGAAACAGCAAGTACGAATCAATTCAGCTGGTTATCCACCAGGCGCAAAAAGATACTGGATGCGTTTTTTGAGTTCAACGCAGCTGTTACAAAGGAAATGTACAAAATAGGAGTCTAATAGTATGCATTACACTATTTTACAATTTGTAGGATTATTTCTGTTAATGCTGGCCGGCGTACTCGGACATTTTTCGAAACGCAAATTCAAAGGTCAGACCAGCCACGATATAATAAGTTATTTCAAAACCAATCTGGTGGATACCATCGCGGCAGTAACTGGCAGTATCATCGCATTTGTCGTACTGGCCTGGCTACATAAATTGGATCCAATGACGGCTATAGGAGCCGGCTACATTGCTGATTCCATATTTAATAAAGCCGAAGAAAAGATAAACCAGGTATTATAATGATTCGTCAAATCATCAGTGTAGCAATTATTATTTCAGTTGTAAGTACTGCGTTATATTTTGCGGCTCACACGTACTTTAATATACAATCCAATTATGAACATAAGCTGGAAACATTGGATTCTCTAAGACAAGTTGACAGTGTAAGATACAAAATATCAACTGAAGAAGTGTCCGTATTGCGAATCGCGAATCGCGAATTGGCTAATTTGGTGAATAAGCAAAAAGATGATGAACGCGCCTATTTGAAAATAATAGCCGAATATCGAACTAAGCTTGATGCTATTGCTACTACAGACACTGTATTTATAGACAGTGTGTCTAATGATACGGTCCATATGCGTCAGTTCAAAGTATGGGCCGTTCCAGAAGAACTATACCTGTCCGGAATGTTTCAAACCGCTGACCCATATAATTTATCTTTCACGGATATCAGATTAATATTTCGCCCTGAAGTCGTACTGACTGAATCTGATACTCACGTATGGACAGCTTTTATGGATACCCATTCCGGTTTATGGAAAATCAAAGATGTTGATTTGATTGTACGCGAATACAAACCACCACTAATGAACTTGCATCCGGACGTAATGCTATCATACGCATGGCCCCATGAGCTTGGACTTAAAACCAGTGTAAGGATATGGAAAGTATATCCATTCGTAGCTGTTTCCGTAACAGAAACAGACTCAAAGGTTAAAGCAGGTGTAGGAGTTAAGATATGGTAACTAAATTCAAAAGCCCTAATTACAACAATCGTAATGGCATTGTGATTGACACCCTGGTAATTCATCACACCGGTGGACTTATGCCAGGATGTTTGGACTGGATGTGTAACGAGAAATCAAAGGTAAGCGCACATTATTTGATCGTAAAGGATGGAACCGTGTACCAGCTGGTGGATGATAAGTATTCCGCCTGGCATGCTGGTTTGTCGGAATTTGATTATAATCATGATGGAACTATTTCACAAGAAGAGAAAAGCCTTAACCGCAGGTCATTAGGCATTGAGCTCGAATTCAAAAATGACGGATATACTTCGCAACAAATGCAATCTCTTATAGCCCTGTCTGTTGATCTAGTTATTAAATACAAGATACCTGTTCTCCAGGTAGTCGGGCACAAAGAAATAGCACCAGGCAGAAAAGTAGATCCGGCTGATTTTGATATGATTAGATTCAGAGCAACCATTCATGGAGATCTGATTGATAAGGGACTCACTCCCGAAATTGCCGGTAAAGGAATACCCGGTATAGTCTACCAAAGTATAGATAGGATCAAAAGGAATACTTATGGCATCAAGTAAGAGACGTAAGAAACAGGAGATTGAATTAGCAGAGACAGAGCAGAAACAGAATCCCAATCCTACTGCAGGATCTGGATATCGTCTTAAGTTCGAGCCACGTTCGGTTAGACAACTGCGCATCATAAAGAACGTGATGAATCATGATATATCATTCGTGATAGGTCCGACTGGAACTGGCAAGACTTTCTTGGCTACCGTAGCAGCACTTCGATGCGTGTACAATAGGCAAAGTCCTATTAATAAGATTATTGTTATACGGCCGGCCGTTACAGCCCAGGAAGAAGTAGGATTCCTGCCTGGATCCGTGGACGATAAGATGGCCTATTTCGTGGCCCCTGTGTATGAACACATTATTAAACTGGTTGGCAAAGAAGAATTCAATCATTTAATGCAAAAGCAAGTTATCGAAGTTATACCGATCGCTTTCTTGCGCGGTCGTAACTTTGATAATGCCTTCGTTATTCTCGACGAAGCTCAGAACACAAACAAAGAACAGATCTTTTTGGTGCTTACGCGTATAGCCCAAAACTCGAAAGTCGTAGTATGCGGCGATCCGGATCAGCTGGACATTTACCAGCATGATTCTGGACTGCTTGACTGTGTGCCCAGATTCCAGGATAATCCAAATCCCAGAGTATACATGTGCCAAATGGAAGAAAAAGATATCGTACGGCATGAACTGGTATCGTATATAGTCAAAATTTACCACAAGGACAGACCAAGTCCTCACAATCTTGTAATAGATGAGAACCAATATGATGACACATCAATGCACACACCGGAGTCCGGGATAGATCTTGGACAATTAGACGATGGGGTCTAATCCTAAAAATGTGTCATCAGGCCAAAAACAATTGGCCCTCATCACTCAAGCCTTACTGGGTGGTTGCCAGGTAATCCTGGAAGCCACCTGGAAATGGCTTTTATCCGACAGTGGCCGCAATATGTATGTGGATATCTATATTCCAAAATACAAACTAGCTATTGAATACCAGGGCCGGCAGCACTATTTCTTTCCAAATCAATTCCATACTACATATCAGGACTTCGAAGATCAGCAAAAGCGTGATGAATTAAAACGCACTCTTTTGAAATCAAAAGGTTTTAACTACTACGCCTGGCACTTTACAAAACCAGTTACCGTAAACAATGTCGCTGAAGCACTTAATTGCATTGGCATAAAAGTTACTAACGACGATATAGAAAAAGCCATGAAAACATTCGCAAAGAATACCACCAGAAAGCGTCGTAAACCACCAAGAAATAAGTCAAAGCGAATTAAAACAAAGTAACCATTGACATAACTATTAATGCTGGATTAACTCCGGATTAATAGATGGTAACTACATCATTAATTTGTTCAGTATAAATATTTAAGTAGGTAAGTATCTTGATTATCCATGGCAAACAAATAAGACCTGACACTATCACTGAAGATAGGCTTGATGCCGCATTGCGAAGCAAAATTAACAGTGCATCAGGAGATAAGTATTATGAATTCACTCAATTTGTTCCGAATACACAGTGGGTCATAACCCACAATCTCAATAAAAAACCTACCGTAACTGTACTGGAAGATGGTACGGACATAGTAGAACCACATGACATTGATTACGATTCTGATAACCAGTTAACAATAACGTTTACAATCGCCGTTAGCGGTACGGCAATATGCCAATAAGGAAATTATAAAATGAAATTATTAGGCCATCTTAACCTAAATAATAATCAACTCCAGAATTCGCTGCTTGATTATAGAACATCACTACCTACCCTGGTCCCAGCTGAAGAGGGAAAAGTATTATATTTAAGCACTGATCATACCATCCGGTATAATAATGGTACTGAATGGGTGACCTTGGCCAGCACAACACCACCAAGCCAACTATCAGCTAGTGGTCATACATTTATATTAAGCGCTGATGGCTCCTCCGGTGTATTGACCATGTTTGACGGAGGTATGGGTTCATGGGAAATCAGAAATAATGATGGTATGATGGAGCTGGAGGCTGGATCAGGCAGAACTATACGTGCTCTGACACAACTAGAACTTGCGTCAGGCATTCACTTAATGCCGGTTGTTAATAACACCAGCAATATGGGTAGCGCAACACTCATGTTTGCCAATTCTTACAGCACCTATTTTAGTTTTGGAACAAATCTAAGATTGCAGCAAAGTGCTAACAGAGTTCAATGGTATGATACTGCAAGTGCGCATGATCTAGCATATCTGGATGAAGTAGCTCTTACTACACACTATCACATGGCTTTGAGAACAGCTGCTACTTCCTATCTGACTGTTACAGCCGATGATGTAAATCATTCTACCACACTCACATTGACTGCGGTTGGGGCTGGTGATGCCGTTATAGGAAACAATAACGGTAATCTAGCCATTACTGCTGACACCAATATTGAATTATACAACGAAACAGTTCTGTTTGATATTGCTATTCGACCTGAATCTGATGGTGGGAGCCAAATAGGAACAGCAACACGTGTCATCGGATCTGTGTACGCATATGATGTGTATTTCGGTGCTGACCCGACCTTGGCTCTTAATGTAAATGGTACATCACACAGAGTACAATTCAATGGTAATCAGTTGGCATATTCCAGTGAAGTATCTAATCTCTCAGGAACACCTAGCACAACTTTCCAGATTGATAATGATAATGGTGGACCACTTCTTAAGAACGTTGGTGGTAATCTGGAAATACGAAATGCCACTGATACGGCATATGCTAATATAACTGTAAATAATCTGTATGTTCAGGGCACAACAACCCAGGTCAATACTGAAACACTGACTATTTATGACAACTTCTTGCTGCTTAACAGCAATAACATTGGAGTTGGTGCTCCGCATCAGAAAGCTGGTATAGAAGTAGAAACCGGACAAACATCCGGTGAAGACCACAGACCACATGGTGCACTATACTATGATTCATCCGTAAGTACATGGTATGCTGGAACAATTACGTCTACAGGTAGTGATGGAGACATAACCCCATTGGTGCCTGATCGTAGCAAGCCTATAGTACGAAAAGCAACTGCAAGTCTAATAGACACAGATTGGACATTGAGTGGTGGTTTCTATAGATATGACTTTACACATAATTTGAGTTTGGACGGGCTCAATTCAAATCCAGTCGCTGTAACTATATGGGAAGGTACCACAATGGTATTTCCACATAGTGTTACCGTTTTATCAGTAGATTCTATTAGAATAGAAGTCAGTGCAGCTCCAGCTACAGCCACAATAGTCGTTATCGGATAAAGGGTATCCCGTGAAATTCATAGGGAATGTTCATGTTAATGGCAATGGTAATGCACTAGACAGGTTATATGTTTATGCCAGTCAGTATGTTTCAGGTGGTGCATACCTTACTGCAGGTGAAGATAAGCTAGTATTCAAGAATAATGCTGGCATAACTTATTTTGATATTGATCTCGGATCAAGTACGATGCATTTCTCAGCAACAGATTCCTTACAACTTGGAGATCTGGAAGGCGAGGAAACAGGCGGATATCTTGATATACGGCCGGCTGATGGTAACATACTAATCGATGCGCTAACGCTTAATGTTGGCAGCATCTATGTAGTACCAAATACTACAGTTTCCATAACACCTTTGTCCACGACCCAGAGTGGTCTTATTATAAAATCCCTTGCTGCACAGTCAGCAAATCCTCTCAAATTAGTCACATCCACTGATGTTCTGCAATTCGGAGTAGATGCCAGCGGCCAATTTACTGCCTCTGGCGGTGTGCACACCATAGGCGGAACAGCACATACCACAGAATTAGTATCCGTACTAGACAGTAATAACGGATTTAAACTATCCTGCAATGACATATCCGGGATTAATAACAAATACTGGAATCTGATGTCATATAACACCGTCGGTGCTACCTGGCATTATAATCTTACGGTCAGTCAGCAATATGGGTTTGTTGGGGTAAATCAGGTAAATCCGCAGAGTATGCTGCATTTAAAGAATAAGAATACCGGCCAGGTTGTAACCATGATTCTGGAAAATGAATCTGGTGATATGGCAGGGTTTCAACTAGGTTATGATGACACAGAACCATTTAGAGTAATCGTACCAGCTAATTATTCCTTCGCTGTTGAAAATGGTGCCGGCACTGCTCTTTATATATCTGAAGATACTGATGTACGGGTTGGTATAAATACGACCAGCACTACACACGCGCTGAATGTTTTCGGTGGAAGTGGTTTTGGTGAATATCTGAGAGTTGGTAATGGTGAATTCATATGGGGTCTTAATGAGGGCAATGGTTTCCTTAATATGTCTCTTGACTCTGGTATAGTAACACTGCAGGCCATCAGTCATGTTTTTATTGGCGATACCAATGAAACCTCTACTGGAACACAAATTGACATAGATGTAACAAATGAACAAATAATATTCAGCAATGCTTTTATTGGCATTGGTACCGAAGACATATCAGCTTTAGTAACCATTAAAGACAGTAATGGATATCGTAGTACTAATGGTATAAAATTAGAGACAACCAGTACCATAGCATCTCTAGTTGATACATATGGTATAAATGTAAATCACCAATATGTGTCCAATCAAAACGAAGCTAAGCAGTATGGTGGTAAATTCTACACCAAATCGTACCCGGCATCTAATTCCTATTCATATGGTGTTGTTGGTGAAGCTGTAAAGTACGGTGGTTATGGGCAGCAAGCCATTGGTGTTGTTGGTAAAGCCAGTCATGAATATAGTATTTATAATAACCCAAGTACATCTTTAATAGGTGTTCAAAGTGAAATTACAATGACCGGCACGTATGAAAGCGGTATAACTATCCCAAACGCCTACGGTCTGCGTACATTGGTTGATTTGCCAGCCACAAAAACACTCACCAACTATTATGGTTTATACATATCAGCTAAAAGCGGATCAGGCACAATAACAAATCTGTATGGAATATACCAGCCTGAATCTACAGCAATAAATTATTTTAATGGTGGACTGGCCATTGGCACCACCAGTCTTAGTGGTTATAAAGTAAATATTAACGGCAGTCTCAATTGCACAGCCATCACGGTCGGTGGTTCACCAATTACTTCAACTTTTTACAGAGAAGTAACAACCCTGTCTACAGAGGTAGTTGCCGGTACAGCCGTGACCATTCCTAACTCAAGAACTTACACGGTCGGCGCAAACAAATTACTCGTATTCGTGAACGGTTTATTGCAGTATATCACGGATGATTACACGGAGTCCAGTACAACAGCCGTAACGTTTACAATGGATCTTCCGGCCAACACTAAAATACTATTTCAGATATTTGGATAATGGCAACCAGAACAAGTACACAATCAGGAAATTGGTCCAACGCGTCCACGTGGGGTGGCACTGCGCCAGTAGCAGGTGATACCGTCATCGTGGCAAGCCCACATATAGTTACCATCGATAATGTGTTTTCGACAATCTATGGACCTATAACGGTAAATAGCGGTGGATCACTTATACACCAATCAGGTATAGATACGCAAATCATATGTGCTAATTTTCTTACCGTCAACGGTAAATATGAAATGGTGCCAAGATCAACATTACTATTTCAGGCTACAAGCAAAACAAGTTCTACTGCTGGCCAAGCAGCAGGACTTGTTGCATCTGGTTCCGTATCAAATTGTCAACTCATTATGAATGGATCATTGGCAAATCCTGAGACATATTTGACTACTGAGGTAGATCCTGGTGATAATGTTCTACTTGTTAATAACATCACAGGATTCGCTGCAGGTGAGTATATAAGCGTTTACTATGATGCATCCGGACAGTCATCGTGGACGTGGACTGATTCTAATTTCCATTCTGATGAAGTGTTTATAATAAATCACATCAGCAGCAACGGTATTTATATTAGACGCATGGTTGGAGCATATGCTACATTAACTGAAAATATATCCATTGACCAGAACTATGCTGTTGTTGACGAATGTAGAAGATTCCAGCCTGGAATGAAATTGTTTATTGAAAACGACTCGTATACTGTAAGCAGCATAGATGAATCACTAAGCCGGGTAATATTTACTGATGGTTCAGAACACGATCATGATGCTGGTGTTAGTTTATATGAAGCCGGAGCATATAAAAACCATGTCAATGGGAGTAAAGTCTATAAACTTTGTTCTGTACTAACAGCCGATGCTGCATCCGGACAGCCTACTATCACTGTTGCAGATGCCACCATGTGGGAAATTGGCGATAGGTTAGCCATAGAAGGCAATGCACGAAATGCAACATCCGTATTTGAAGGAGTGATACAATCAAAAGCTGGTAACCAGATTACTTTCACAACCAATTTAACTGGAACTGTGTATTCGAATTATATAGTGGCAAAAACGAATCGAGACTGTATTGTAACAACAACTAATCCAAATGATGATAATAATAGATTTTTCATATATTATATATCTGGGGGATCCTCTGTAACTGGTCGCAAACTTGTTATGCGTAACGTAGAGTTTAGTCATCTTGGTAATTCAGGATCTACGTATTACACTGGATTATGCTTTCGTGGTGATTTTTCTAATTCAAGTAATGAAGTTGAAATGAACAAATGTGTTGTAAGAGACGGATGGAACACATACTATAATGGCATATTTCCATACAGTATGCATTATGGAATAGGTGTACGTAATTCCGTAGTATACCACACATTTTCATCTGTGTCTTCACTTAGCAGCCAAGGCACCATGGTATCTGGAATAGTTGGTATAGGATTATACAGTACAGGAATACGAGTTGAATCCAATTATTATTCTTCAAAGATACATAATTGTATAAATGTAAATATGGGTACGTATGGAATAGCCTTATATGCAACAGGAGAGGGTAAATTTACCTACTCAGATCTTTTGTTTAGACATGTTCCTAATCCAATTTATACTGATATGATGACAAAAACATCGCAGGAAGGTATTTTAAGACGCTGGGTGTTTGAAGATTTTGCTTATAGGCAATCATACACTTATGGTGGTATGTATACGTTTATAGACATTTACAAGGATTTAAGTAAAAGTCCTGGTGTTGTAAACACTGGATGGAGTTCAGATTATTCAAATCCATTTAATCATGGCGATACTACTACCAGACATGTATTTCTGGATTTGAACGGAATAAAAGGATACTTCGAAATATATACTGCTGGTGGATGGATGGAAAAAGATACATCTGTACACAATGGCAATGGTTGGTCTTATAAAGCTATATTAAATTATAACGGCAGACCACTCAATCTAACACAAAGAATGCTAGTATATCCAGGCACAACTTATACTGTTAAAGCGTATATGCGTAAGAGCAGCTCTTATAATGGATCGTTTAGACCGCGATTACACGCTCTTGGCATGGAAAGTAACGGTATGTTATCACTACTACAAACTCAAGAAATGGATAATGTAAATGATCTCTGGACACCTGTCACACTAATATTCACGCCAACCATAAAAGATTATGTCGGATTCGGATTCTCCGGAGTATCTGGCAGTACTATTGGCGGAATATTCTGGGTCGATCCAAGAATAGTTGTAGTTACAGATGACAAAAATCTGGCTATAGCCTATGGACTTAACCTAAAGTTTGGTCTTGAAGAATCTGGTCAGGATAATTACAGCGTTTTGCTAGGTGGTGGAATAACATTATAATGATTAGTCACAGTAGGAATCTATAAATGGCAGCATTAGAACTTTATTTGCCTGACGGAAAACTTATTCGTTTGTTCAGTGATGGCAATGATTACCAGTCTACAATACAGCAAGTTGGTCAGAGCCTGTCTATAACAGGTGGCGGCTCAGGTGGAGTTGGCATTCAATCTGGCAGCAATTTGACATTCCTTGGTAACACACATACCATAGGTGGTACAAGTTCAATCCTTACAATAGGCAACCCGGGCGACACCGTAAATATAGAACAACTTCAAACTCTAAGTGCTGTTGATTCCATTATATTTGATATCGGCGGTGTAACTGAAATGGTTCTGACAAGTACCGGGTTATCCATTAATAATAGTGATAGCCCGAGCGTAGCTTTACAGATAGGATCCGGCAGCCCAACAGATCTGGCCAGCGGCATACAATTCGGAACTGATGTTAACCTATATCGTATTGCTGCAAACACTTTATATACCCCTAATTCATTCTCGGCAAGCGGTGTCATATATGCTGGTGGTGGTAGTGGTATTGTATATGCATCTACATTTACAAATTCCGAATCTGCTGAAACTAAAATAGGATCATATAACGCATCAGGTTATACGACTCTGTATTCATCTGCAGGAGAAACATTACGTGTTACTGGAGGTGCTGTTGGAATAGGAACTTCAGGACCTATATCAAGGCTGGAAGTTGCAACCAGAAATAATTCAAGTGGCAATAATGACGCGGCACGACTTGGACGTATTACAATAGGTAATACCTATAATGGATACGCACAGCTTGGTGACGGATTTTATATAGACGGTAGTACATTTAGATATCGCTATAATGATACGGTTACCAGACTTGATATGACGAACGGTCATTTAGCTATGTACCATGCTGTAGCAGGTACAACTGGTGATCCCATTACATTTTATAAATCACTCGTTGTACAAAATGACGGGGTTATAACCCGCGGCGTCTATAATATGACCAAATACTTTGATGGAGTAACGTTTTCCACATCAGGAATGGTCAGATATATAGAATTCTCTACCAGTATTCCACTTGCCTGGTCAAATTTCGTTATAAGAGTTACTGCATTCGGATCAAATGGATCAACCAGTTCAAGTGGTATAAAAGAACGTATATTCGCTATCATCATAAATGATTCAGGAACACTTAACCAGGTAAAATCTGAAATTACACATGCAATTGGTAATATAGCCAGCTCGTTAACGATCGGTGACCCTATAATTACTGACGGCAAACTGCGTATACCACTTAACTCAACTGCCGGCAGCCGCTCATTTACAATAAGAATGGATATAGCTGGTTCTGCATCAGATATTACAAATCTAAAAGATTCCATTATTACCACTGAAGAAGCAGGTACTACAAATATATCGCAGTATCCAACCATACACAGCCGGCTTGGAATAGGTCTAACTGAGTCCAATATGCCAACTGAAGTACTAGAAGTAAATGGTAATATAAAGCTGACTAGCACATCAAAAAGTATACTTTCCGGAGAAGTGTTTAAGCTGGCTTCAGATGTTGGCGGCGGAATTCAGTTCCAGGGCCATGGCTATGGTTACGGTCAAGTCGCGCTTATATCAAATACGATTGATAACAGCAATCCAGGATATTCAACAATATCAACCGCACTTTCAGCCACTCAAGTAGTACTGCCGGCCGGATCGTGGACACCTGATGTATTTAAATTGCAATACATTATAAACAATTCTGCTGCTCAAACTTCCAGCATAGTTACTGGTCTAAAGATAACCGCAACAGAAACAAATCTTAATAGTGCAACACATAACCTGCTCGATTGTCAGGTTGGCGGTACGTCCAAATTCAAAGTTCGTGGAACAGGTGAAATTGGCATAAATTGCACCCCTGAGTCAGGAGCCTTACTGGATATCACAAACAGTAGTCTCATATATCTTGGAATGGCTCATGCTGTGCTTCGTATGGCCAGTTCCACAAACACACTGTGGTTAGAAGGATACACGAATGACAGAACTGGCACAATAGCCAATATAGCCTTTGCAGGGTATAACGGCAGCAATCGCACATTTGACATCGATCTTGCAAACAACCGTGTTGGCGTTAATACAGCAACACCAAGTGAAGCACTTGAAGTCGTTGGCAACGCAAGAATAACTGGCTCAAACACAACCAGTTTGTACTTAAAAGCAACCACCAACGATTCAGACGTAAAAATATCACTCGGTGATAACAATACAGACACTAAAGGTGCATTGATATATGCTGGAGCCAGTGGCCCATATTTAGGTCTCATAAGCTATGAAAACAATACGCCAATAAGAATATTTACCACTTACAACAGTACGGTTTCTGAAGTATTTAGAATAGATGCAAATGGCAGAGTTGGTATTAATAACTATGGACCATCTGAAACATTAGATATAACAGGTACAATGGCTGTATCTGAATACATCTTAATAGATGGTCAATCTGTTCTGCATACAGGATCTAACCTGGGTGAATTGGCAGATGTCAGCGCTGCAATACCAACAGACGGATATGTATTAACATGGAATGATACTACGGATATGTGGGAACCACAGGCCGCGCCTGGCGCAGGAGGTGGTATAAGCGGTAGCGGTACAGCAAACTATATATCCAAATTTACCGGTACAGCTTCATTGGGTAATTCATTGCTTTATGAAAGCACCAGCTATCTTGGTATAGGCACCACGACACCTGGAACCACACTACCTAGCTCTTTCTACAATAACTCAGCATCTAGGTTGCTACAGATAAGCTCTAATTCAACCTCATCTGATGCAGGTCTGTTTCTTCGAAATTCTGATGATACTGAAGGGCTCGATATATGGTGTGATTCAAGTCTTAACACGGCTTATATTGATAGCAGATTAAGTACTGCAAGAATAAAGATAAGAACACAAACAGCCAGCACACCTGTTGAAGCACTAATAATAAATGCTGATGGATCGTGGACTACAGTAAATTCAGTAACCATAGGAACAACCACCGAAGATAATTACCTGCAAGTAACCGGCGCCAGAGGAAATACTGAACCTCTATTATCATTGCATAATTATTCAGGACAAGGTGGTATAAAATTCTGGACACTTCGATCAACCACCGTAGATGATGGATTAGGTTTAATTGACTGGTGGGGATATGTATCAGATGTGCCAAGACAATATGCATCCATGCTGGCCCAGGTAGGCAACGACACGAACACAGGCAGAATATCGTTGTATACATTAGTATCCGGTACCATGATAGAAGTCATGCGTATTGAAGGTGATACCCTTATGGCCGGCACAACCAATGAAATATGGCATGCCGGTAATGACGGTGCCAGCTCAGGTTTGGACGCTGATCTGCTGGATGGCAATCATGCCAGTGCATTCGCACTGAGTGGTCATGATCACTCTGGTGTGTATGAACCAACATTCTCTAAAAACACCGCATTTAACAAAAACTTTGGAACATCTCTTGGTACAGTGTCCGAAGGAAATCATACACATAGCATATATGCTTCAATAACCCATGACCACGACAGCGATTATGCTCCACTTGTCCATGATCACGATGAAACTTATTCACTCATTGATCATACCCATAGCGGTGTCTATGAGCCTGTATTTACTAAGAATACGGCATTCAATAAGAACTTTGGTACAGGAGCAACTGATGTTTCCGCAGGTAACCATCAGCATGCAAAACTTGAATTCAGCGCTGATCCAACTAATCACTACATGTACATTGCCAAAACTGTAAGTGAAGAAACGGAAGTATTCATTGCCAACGAGCAAACAGATTACGGTGTAGGTATTGCTGTGAGGGTGAATGATCAAGGTGATGTAGAAATAGATCCGACTGGTTCAACAATTAATATTGTAAGCACTAATCTGCAACATAATGGAACAGCCGTAGCGCTAGATGACCATACTCATTCCGTAGTTATCCCACATACATACGCGATACCAGGTGAAATTAAAGTTCCATCAGGAGACACGGACTACATTTTACCATTCTTTGTATCTGTACCAACTGGCCAGACGGTTAAAATAATAAAGGCAATGCATCGCATTAATAGTGGTACCAGCGCCACAGTTAAACTTCAGAAGAATGGTACTACGGATATCACCGGATTCACCAGTATATCTGTTACAACAACAACAGGAACTACAGATCCAGCTGATCAAACCCTGGCAAATAATGACATGGTTCAACTGATTGTTACTGCAGTTGATGGAACACCTAAGAATATGACATTTACAATCTTTGTAGAATATACATTCTAATGGCAACAATTGTAATATCATCTGTTGGATCTGGTGCGGGCCGCGATTATGCCACTATAAGCGCATGGATCACGGCTAAAGCTGGTAATTTTGTTACCCAGGATGTCATACAGAAAGCAGAACTGTATGATGATAGCGTGTTTAGTGAAGCTGTATCATTGACCGGGGCAACTACGGATGACACACGTTACTGGTGGATTGCTCCGGCGGCCGGTTGCGAGCATTTTGGTATCCCTGGCGCCGGAGTTCAAATAACAAATTCCGGACATGTTTTGTCCATAGCAAATGATGCAATCATAGAAGGTATTGAAATCAGAGATTGGGGTAGTTCTAGCGGTACCACTACCTACCATGGAATTAACATAACAGCCAGCAAGTATATAACTATAAAAAAATGTATTATACATGATAGAACATTGGTAAGTGGGTATGGCAGGGGAATGGGCATATACTCTCCGTCATGGTACTATAGTAATATTCAAGCTTACAATAATTTCATTTATAATATAACATCCAGTGAGTCGAGTAGAAATTCAGGAATTTATGGCGTAACAAAGGTTTATAATAACACACTTGTTAACTGTAAAATAGGTATTACTTCAGATTCTGGAAGAGTAACCGCCAACAATAATATAACCCAAGATTGTGATGATGGTTTCTTCGGAAGCTTCTATGGATACAGTTATAACAATTTGTCTGATATATCTTCTGATGCTCCTGGTTACAATCCTGTAACCGCTTCACTCACATTTGTTAATGCAGCTTCAGAAAATTACCATCTGGCAGCATCGGACACGGCAGCTATAAATGCCGGCTATGATATGTCCGCTACTTTCACCGATGATATAGACGGCCAGACAAGAGCCAGTTTCGATATAGGAGCCGATGAATATATAGCGCCAGCAATATCTAGATACCATATGATGCTATAATCCCCGGCCCCCTTGTTCCAGCTAATAAAAAATAAAGCCCTATACAGTGTTAACTATATAGGGCTTTTTAATGTAAATAAAATGGTATCAGATTGCAGAGCGAAGTGTGGAATTTAAAATATTATTTCCCGTAATGTGCAAAATGGATATAACGATATATTCCTGTATGACAGTCAGTAATATTTCTGTTGTATTTTTATTTCCACAGCCGGCTACTTTATCTGTGAAGCCACCACCGGTACCATTCTCTGAAAGTGTTTTTGCAATTTCACGTAGATTGATACCATCCATTTTTGTGCGCAAATGAAATCTATCATCATTCAGATCATATACAATCACCACGTTTTTATCTGTATACTGGTCACACACCATGGATGAAAATCCGAAGCACACACCTGTGATCAGATTGAAAATACGCTCCTGGTCACCTACACCATACTTGATCAAAGATCTCTTTTTAGTTCTATTGAATAAATCATTAGACCTATCAAATTGAGTCTGAGCTGCTTCAGCTACCTGTTTCACAATAGGTATTACATTTTGAAGTGTAGTCGTCGTGAGCAATGAAAACAACTTCTCAGGCTGCATTATATATGAAGCCATGCCGAAGTATTTTGACAAAGGATCAGAATGAATCCGAAGATCCCAGTCTGAAGCAATCATAGCCAGATTCCTCAACTCAAGAAATGTCAGAGTGTCATCTGTAAACATATAGCGAATGTAATTAAAAGCTACCATTGCTGCTGAATTTTTACCATCCAGGTCGAATACTGCTGAATGAATAACTTCATGTGTTACATCCACCTGATCCAGGCCGCTTTTATGATGATCAAGTATAACAACTGTTTTAGGTTTGAACCCTTCTAACTCAGCCATCGATTCCGGGGTAATATCCGTGAAGTATATCCGGTTTATCGTTTCCTTAACAGTTAATAACTGGTTTAACACTTCCTTGGTTTCACCGTAATTAACAAATTTAACAACCGGCATACTACCAGTTTGTGCAAACAATCCCTGGTAAAGTACAACGCCGGCAACAACACCATCCAGATCCGTGTGAGTGATAATATAGTCTATTTTGTTGCTATCCAACTACTACCTCCATAAAAATAAACCCCGGGGTGTTAGCCCGGGGTAGTGGTGTGTATGAGTCGTTATTATCGACCCTTTACCTTCGACTTATTCTTACCACCTGGTTTTAATTCCATTTGTGGCTTACTTGCCTCAATAACAGGTTTTTTCGGTAATTTAGTCTCTGGTACTGGATCCGCGGCTTTGTCATCCTTGACCTGAACGTCCTTATTCTGTGCGGATTCATCTGCAGGTTTCGGTTCTTTCTTTTCACCGAAGCACTGCATAATTTGGATAGTTCCACCAGGACAGGCTCGGCCAAACCTATTACACCTAACGAACGGCCAGTTTTTATGGTAAGCACCAAGTTCAACTGGTACTGGTGGCATGGAAAGAATACAGTGCTCAAAAGGGCAGGAAAGTCCAACTTTACGGAAATCAGTATGTGGAGTGACATCATTGGACTGTCCTAGCGGTGTATTCTTATACCCAATACTGTCCATGATCTCGATACCAGTTTTTATGTCCCGCTTTTCGATGAATTCAATGTATTCTTGATCTGTCATATCTTTAAAAGATTTCATTGGTATCCTTTCGTTTATTAGAAAATACAGCTGATTCAGTAATTGCGCTGTAGATTGTTATATGTTTTTGTAGCATCTGTCCGACAGTTAATTAAACCGCCATGTCTATTAGTTCTTTCAGATTATTTACGCGCAGTCCTTCCCATGAGCTATTCCAGGGCTGCGTTACACAAACCGGTAAACTATGAGGATTGTGCTGTCTGAATTCCGTTAATATGTCGGTACTATCATCAATAAATACATCGGCGTCCAGCATATATTTGTGTTTGCCGAACGTGATGAGGTCATATGGCACCGAGTTGTTATACAACCAAAGCATGGTCAGGTGCTCTACACCCTTAAACTGATTGGTGGCGATATGAATAAAATGGCCATCATCATGCAGGGACCGCAAAGACTCAATTGCGTTATCATGCGGATTCGCTTTAACAAATACGTCGTATGCGTACTTACCCTTGAAGAATGCGTCGACTAATGCGTCGTCATCTTTCAGCAATGGTAAAAACGGTGATATTCTGTATTGAGTAATATCTTCGTAGGATATAATATAATCGCGGTCAAAATCAGTTTTATAGATGTCTAATATTCGATCTACGATGTTGCGTAATACGCCGTCAATATCAATAATAAATTTCATGAAACAACCCTCGATGGGATTAATTAAAAGCCGGATTTGCGGGAGGAAGGGCACAAATCCGGCTATCTGAGCTTAACACTGTTATGAGGATAAACCAGTATAAGCATCAACTAAAAATAAGGTAAGAATATATCCTTCCATTCGAAACGTCTGTAATTTGGCTGTATCCAGATTATTTTATAAAACGAAGCGAAAGCCAAATACCATACGGTCAGGAATACAACCATATATACTCCTGACTGCAGCATGAACGGCCAAAAGCTAAAGTTACCATGCATGTGCGCGAAGCCTCCGGCTACAAATAAAGCCAGGGCCGCCATAACATTGGATATAAGCATGCAAACTTTAGCACAGTGCCAGCCATCCCACATAAAGGCAGGTTTCTTGATTCCTTCAAAATTTATTTCCGGTAATAACGATACAAAAACATATTTATTAGTAAACGGAACTTTGAACAAAAACTCGTAACCTGGAAAGTAAAAATCTAATATACGAACGATGCCATTGCGCCAGTCGCCATCGATATATTTAAGGCGCCAGTCACTTTGCATCCATTTCTTAAAAGCACTGTTCTTTATAACAAAGAATATGCTGGTTTCCCAATGATGGACAATAGTGTCCATGATAGAGTTAAACCAAGCACCAGAGGCAAAGAATAACAGTGCTATAATCAAAAATAACATTTCCATAGCAAATCTCCTTGTTTTAAGTAGATATGTCACACTGTTGACATTTACATATGGAAATAGTTATATTCGACTCGTTATGGGTACTGACATGATTCAGTATTACAAAGAGCCCGGTTTGTGGTGAGCCGGGCTTTTGTTTTTGTCATTGTACCATTCTCTCCAGCCGTAGATATTAGCCACGGTGAAAACAATCCAAGTCAGCAGGGCAGGGTAGTCAGCATGAACTATAGTATGCCAGATCCAGAATATATTAGATACAGTCCAGACCGGCCAGCACCATATGGATTTCCTGGCATTTAGAATAATTCCGTAAACTGACAATGTTGACGCTATCCATCCACCCATGGCCTAACCTTTATCTGTATAGTATTGAATGGCAATTTAGAATAATTTATCCATTGTGGTAACAGATGCATTATTCTGTATTTGTAGTATTTGTCCTTCACATCATTATTCAGTTCCAGCAATCCATCAAATTCCAGGTAACGGTATAGTTCACGGGTTACCCATATCTTGGCATATACTTCACGCGGTTGACGATAGTAATGGACAACACCATTCTTATCCACTACTTTCTTAAATGGAATTCTGTTGTCCACCAGCTGAACTACCAGTTTATTTAGTTTTTTCGTGAAAAACACATAGTCAGCAAAATGCTGGTCCAGCAATACAGCACCGGTTAAATACTCCAACCTGTCGGTAAGCAGTATTTTTGCATAGGTACTTTCATTGTCAGATAATGACCATATCAAGGTAGGGAAGTGGAATGGCTTAAAGATGGAATCTGTTACACAGTCCACCACCAGTACACTATCTTGTTCGCGTATATCCACAACAACGCGTTTATCAACCAATTGCCAGTAGTAATTGTCAACATCTTTGGTAAATGCTATTATAGCAAACATTGAATACATTAACATTACTACTAACACAGCAATGACTACCATTATATTGTCACGTTTATTATACCCATCGGTTATATGACTCCAGTTCATAACAACCTCCTACGTTGATTTGGCTTTGACCACATTATCGATCAGTTTAATTGCTTCAGCATGAACCGCGTCCGTCCATTTTGATTTCAGTTCAGCGATCAAATTATCAACCATTGTGCTGGTAGATTTTTTGATGTCATCAAGGGCGTATGTTTTTAATGCTTCATGCATCTCAGTTATGCTGAGTGTAATCTGATGTTTAATGTGTTCAGTCAATTCATCTTTATAAGTTGTAACAACTTCATTGGCCAAATCATGTAAATGTTTAATTACGGCAGTTTTGTACGGATCTTTGAAAATGAATTCCTTGATAACATCATTCCAGCTACGATGAACAGAGCAAAACTGATCCAGAAGGTAGGACTTAAAAGTTCCCCTAAAGTCTACTACAATTTTATCCAGCACTTCCTTGGTTATTATGCCCTTCAAATGACGTTTGGCGAAATCCTGGACGATCGCTGTCCTTAATTCCACTTCAACTTCGGAGTCACCACCTATGAGTCTCTCCAAGGCTTCAAGCGATCCAATTTGCAATTTAATGCTCATGTGTATTCTCCTATTTCTTATTAATGATAATTGAATTAACGATATCGGAATCAACGACATCCACTATTCCAGCATACTCATCCGATGGTGTTAAATCACATTTCATACTTTTAAGTATATCGTTGATATTTATACCAGCTGGTATATGTATGACGGAGTGCACAACTAACTCAACAACGACCTCGTTCATCCGAATTGCACCCACATTTCGAAATTTGGAACAATTTGCAATGATGCCAGTTTATCCATAACAGGTGTATTTGTCTTTACGAAGAGATCCTCCTCGCTGAAGGATATATAAGTCTGTTCATCTTCCAGACCATCATATATGTCTCCATTTTCAGCACGGTATACGAAAACACCAACATCGATTTCTGTCCCATCAACGCCAGTGTCGGGCTGATTTTCATTATTAAACAACACGTACTCTTTGCGCCAATCATAACCTAATTTGTAAAGTAAATCCTCGGTTAGTTGCAATACGTAACCACTACACGGGGCATATCCAGATGACATTTTCTATCCTCCTACGTTAGTAAATAATTCAGTTATTCTGTTTGGGTTTTTTAGTATTTCATTCCAGGTTATATGCCTGGAACATTTACCATTTTTGGGTTTACATCCTGCGGCGCACATAACTTCCTTCTCTGAATCCGGACTGGGTATAGTAATCTTCTGTTCACATGGTCCACTCCAGCACACGGCGGCATCAGGCATCTTAATAACCTTGGATTTATTTATATAAGGTGGAGTGCTAGGATTATGAAATGAAAATGTTTTCTCTTTAGGCGCCGGATTATCACTAATTTTGCGTTTCATTCAACAGAACAAATTCACGTTTGGTTTTATGCTGTACGGGCATTAAGAAAGGCAACCTGAAATCCCTACTGTCAAATACCCATAAATGGTAAGCATTGGAGTAATTAACAACATCTGCTTTGGCCGGAAATATCTGCAAAGCTGTGTAGTCTTCTCCAATTACATGATCTTTGATGCGCTGCAGTTCTTCCCAGTCTGTAACTTTATTGTGATCCTTACGTACAATTGTAACATGAAACAAATTCGGCAGTCCTGGTATGGATTTGATAAAGTCTGCCTTCATTACAGTAACAATGTAGTCCTTATTCTCGTACTTTGACGTTTCTTTAATCTTGACAAAATTCATATGGAATCTCCACATTATAAAGCAAACTGGTCACCATTAACAAGTAGACCAGTCTGCAGTTAGTCAATGAATGTAACCCGGGCTCGAACCGGGAATGCGCTGTATTCGGCTACTTATTTTGCCTATTGTTATTAAAGCGCGGCCGACTGTCTCGGGGTGTTTACCAATTTCACCATTACATACCTATTGACATTGGTGTGTTAATATAGTACATTACGTAAGTAATTGATTTTTATTAGTTTACATAACGTACATTATATAACAAATCGCCGAAATGTTAGCTCGAACACTATAAACTTCGTCACTTCGTCAGACTGGCGTGACATTGGCCTTGACAGGCTTTTCTCCGGCGATTTACGATCCTCTACGATACTACAGACGCGGTCTATTATGTTTACCCTACATCAACAAAACCAGCACGCAACATAGCTATCTGCCTGTTTTTTTTGCTCAATCACCAACCGCACCAATACAGCAGGTGGTGTACCAAGTGAGCCATGTTCTTCAATCATCGTGTCTGAAAGATCAAGCTCGTTTACAACATTTTCCAGCATGTTTTCTAAATCTTCTTTTGTCCAGCAGCTCATTGTGATACCTAATATATCCTTTGTTTTAAATTGGATCCGGCGGCAGGTTGGTTATTTGCCGGATAAAGCTGTGTTAGACGGCTAAAATGGCAATTCATTAATTTCATTTTTTTCAATAGCTCTCTTCAATGCATCTATTTTGTCTAACATTCTTGCTTTCTTGTTAAAGGTTTCTAATTCTTCACGCTTTGTGTCATCGATCTTTCTTAGCATTTCACGTGCTTCTTTATCAAGATTAATGGCACATTCAAGGGGATTTTCGTCTTTTGTAATGGTTGCCGTTAATTCAATGTTACTATAATTATTACCAGTAACTTTTCTGGTTATTTGTATAATGTCCATGTTCTCTCCAAGTTCTCTCCAATCTTAGTCATTTTTCTCTCAAAACATCCCACCCTGCACTAAGTGGTGACAGGCATAACCTGTTTGCTTCTACTGTTGTATGGTTCTTTTGCCATACCGAACCTCTTTCATGCAGGGCAGGAATGGATTATAATTTTATTATCTTTGCACGTATAAATGGTCTATAATTTCTTGTTGCACTTAATGCCTTTTTTGCCAGTCCCCTTGTTTTAAATTGTTGTGCGTTTTCAATCACACATCAGTGATGGACCATGTAGATGGAATTTTCTTAAGTTCCATTAAAAATTATTCCCTCGCTACAATTACGTAAACTGTTGCGGTGATTGGTTGAATGGTATCTGTCCGGATAATCTCAATTTTGTAATAACCGCCGATGAATAATCTTATTCGTACGTTGCCGGTTTCACCATCCATAATGTAACTGTTACCATTCTCTCCAACGATACGCAATTTACAATTCGCATCTGAAGCTTCTGCATATCCACGATATGAATTTCGTCAAACCCAAATATGGATTCCAAAATACCAGTGAGTAACTCATTTGAAACTTGAAACGTTGCTCTTCCAATCATAGTCCTACCTAATGGTTTTGTTTTCGATCAGTCTTCTGAACTGCATCCAGCCAAAGAAATTACCCAAATGCTGATCTGTGTACTTCGTACAGATAGCCACGTGCTCAAAAGGACTTAAATGTCCATTCGAAGCAAGACGTGTAGCCAATTCAATATCTGCTGAATTATGTATCTTTTCACTATCATGAGCAAGATAGCTTATGCGCGCACATCTGGCCGCGGATATCTTCATATAGTGCATAAGTTCAGGAGCCATATCAGCGGTATCAACAAAATGTTTGCCGATATACTGTACAAACTGATCAGTTGTTGTTATGAATCTGTCCAGAAATGGAGCATGAATATAGCGTTCAACAGGAGTGGAATCATTCATAGCCAACTGCATTTGCGTAGCGATCATCCTGATGTCGTACTGGGCATGCGGATCCAGTCTAAGCTTAAAGAAATTGTCCAGTTCGGTCGCAGTGACGATACCTTTAACCAGTATGTACGGAGTTAGTACACGATTAGTAGTCTCTTTGTGCAAGCCAAGATAGCCAAGGATTCTGGCGGCCAGTTTGGCATGAGTTTGTGCGGCATTCCATACTAATCTGGCGGTTAGTTTACGAAGTCCAAGCAGCTGCCCATCGGGCTGCATGCCTTTAACATTCTTACCCCAGTACTCAGGCACGAAGTTAGCGCGTCCCATTAATTTACTGGTAGGTATTGCCCTACTACTTTGTAAATTCCTTGAAAGCATGCGATGGGTCAGTAAGTGGACCCACGCATGCATTGGCATTAAAGTCTCAAACGTTGTTATACGTTTGCCGGCCGGTGACAAGGAATCTAACAGTATGCGTGCATACGGTTTTTCAGCCATTGGTTGACGTCTCTTTGTTGTGCTTCATTTTGTGATAAAAGAAGTTTACAATGGTGCCAACAACTAAAGTTAAGGCAGCGTAAACCTGGCTATCTGTAGCCAAGCCAACAATAAGTGTCACGGCTACCGTAGCCGCAAACATCAATGCAAAACTCATAATTCGGTTAATCCTTTCTGCTCTTCTTTAGCATTAATAGACTTAAGAAATCTCTGCATCAGGGGATGATCCTTTGGTATTTGCATAAGAGCCAATTTCAGCAAATCAGGTATATCGATATTCTGGTTATTACCAAACACAAATGCAACCCGGGATTCAATCTCCTTGATCTCCAAGACAACAAAGCGTAGACCATTATAAACACTAGCCCAATAATGCAACAATTTGCCACTGTCCACACCATTGTTGTCCACGCCCCATGTTCTTTTGTACTTTGATCGGATCTCATCAGTAAACGGGATACTTTTGTATTCCGAATTCCACTGCACCACCAGTTTCTGCATGTATTGCTCGAGCTTATCCTTGGGCTCGTCCGATATGGCATACATGGCGCCGCCGGTCAACACATGTAGTAACCGTCCTTTCTTTCTGAACGGATTCTTAGTGATCATACGGGCGGCTATACCAATAAATAAAACAGGCACCTTTATAGGATCAGGTGCCTGGTCGATTTCAGTAGCAATTACCGGTTTATTGTCCATTACTAACTCCAGTGTGTCCAAATCCACCAGTACTTCTGTCCGTATTGATATCGATTTCATCAACCATTGTAATAGTTGGTTGATACACAACATGGAATTTAGCCTGAGCAATACGGTCACCACATTTTATATAAAAATCCATGTGACTTGAGTTACGGAGTATTACACCAATTTCACCCCTGTACCCATGATCAATAGTACCAGGTGAATTGAGTATAGTAATTCCAAATTTGGCCGCAAGTCCGGATCTTGGTACAATCTCAAGTTCCCATACTGCTCTGCATGTAAGGATAGGTGGAAGAGATGTTTTCACAGGTATAGCACCAAGATTAGCATAAAACGGAGGGGGTAACTGTACCCTTAATCCAGTGGGTACAACTACTCTTTGCCAGTTACCAAGCTTGATTACGTTACTATGTTCAACGTAATCAGCCATCTCTGTGTTATTAACGTTTAGATTCCGTAAGGACTCTGCGTCAAAACAAGCACTAAGATCATAACCGGCATCCGTTTCATGTGCTATCTGCGGCAATACGGCCCCTGGTCGCAAAGCCTGAAACATTATTTTAGGCGTTACGAAAGTGGGCATATCCATGCCCGTATTTGGATTTATTATGTTACCCATTGCTACCTTCTTTCTCGAGGGATTTCATGTAATCAGCATACAGATTAATGGCGACCTGTTTAGCGTTGGAATCGTACACTGCAGGACAGGCAATATTAGCCGGCACAAAAGCACCGGTTCTGCTGTCCAGTGTAACGAATTCTTTAGCTATAATACCAAGAGTGTTACGTTGATCTAACACAGCTATGGCTATCATTTCGCCATTATACCACACCATATCCACTATGCTTTGAGCCGCAAAAGTAAAATGATGTTCTGTCTGCTGAACATGAGCATTATCCCCGCGTTTAGCTGTTTTCTTCGGTGTCGCCATCTGGGATAGTCTCCGTTTCTTCAGATTGCTGAATGCGTCTGCGGCGAGTCTTCTTAGGAGTATCGATTACAACTCCTTCAGTTTCGCTTTCAGGCGAAGAAATAAAATCACCGGGTGAATCTATCACGTTAACCACATTATCCTCAACAGGTACTGCAGGAACACTAGGGACTTCTGGAGTCTCAATTTCCTTGGTAACTGGTATCCGTTTTGGTTTTGGATGCGGCTCAGTAAGATTCTTAGTAAGCTCCCGGTAAGGATTACGCTTTTCTGTTGTTGGCACTAAGCTACTTTCTCCTTAATGTGTTGTTGTTTAACGATTCGGATCAATTGGCTGTTGGATTCTGCCGTTAATATAGCGGCAATTGCATCAGCGACGTGTTCAAACACATCGACCGGTGTTCCTTTGCTGGCGTATACCGGTTTAAGTTCAGGGAACTTCTTTAATACAAAATTCTGAATCTCTTCCTTTGATCCATTATTCACCCCGGTGACAAATTTCTTTATCATTGCCGGCGTTAACCATTCAGTCGGAATACCTTCATACTCAGCTACGGATCCCATGAAAGACGTTGCAAAAGCCATTGATTTAACTGCTAAAGCACTCTTGCCACCTGATGATGGTAATTCCACTATCATTGCGGCTGGCTTATACTCGTCGATCATGCGATGAAGGTCACGAACTATATGCATGATGTTTTCAACATCATCATCAGCTACACGCACACCACGCTTTTTAACAGCTTTCTTTGTGCGTATTACACCATGATGCACCAGTTCCAGACCATTATCAGTAAAATCCATTACTGCGAATCCGGTATTTCTAAATGAAGGATCAACACCAATAACTCTGGCTACTGGCATAAATGTTCTCCTCCAATCAAAGATCCGTCATTACCAATAACACCGCCTTCTTTGGTATAAGTCTTTCGGATCCTAAATATTAAATTCCCAATATTCTTGGATACCGTTTCCGGTTTTACCTTGAATATGCTGGCGAGGTCTTTGATAGACCGGCCATAGTAGTGATGAAAAATAAAGAAAAGTACTGTAAGTGGTTTCTCCTTCTCTAGCTCAAGGAAAATGACTTCCCACACATCCATATGTCAGATCATCCTTAGATGCTCCGAACAGGCTTTGCATTGGAGACATTCGGCTGCTATTGGTCTGGCTGGCAATACATCCATATCAATAAGCCCGGCTATAATATCCAAGCCGCCTATCGGATTGTAAATGTACTGCACACTATCACCTATAACAGGATAGTACACAACCAGTTGGTACGGCCGACGCTCGTATGCAAGTTCATACGCTCTCGCGTTCCACTGTACAAATATGGATAAAACGTTCTGCTGTGTTAAATCTGGTAATTTTGGTTCCATGTTAAACCACAACAGTTCGGTTAATCCAGTAAGTTTTTTGTTTACAATGTGAACAATGGCATCCATGCCATTGTGTGTGAAATTTCCAATGATCTGACTAGATTCATCGGTACGTGATTTCGCGTATAAAGATGTATTTATAGCAGCGGTATTAAATGTTTCAACCAATAGTCCTTTAGAATAAATGTATTCACCCTTGCGTTCGGATTCTATAACTTTAGCTGCAAACATTGTGTTCATGTCCGCATAGTTTTTGGACCGATATCCATTCATAATGGCATCCAGACCGTATTTGGTCAGCCAATCTCCGAGATTGGACGTTTCTAATGGATTAGTGTCAATACGACGTAAAGGACATTTGTAAAGAAAGTGATAAGCTCTGCTGAATGTGGCCATTATACTATTTTACTTTATATTAAGAAATCTCATCCGGTTCAGGTGTATCTGGCAAATTCAGAATATTATTTTCTTTGTCCCAACTCTTGACAAACTCGTTAAGATCCTCTGCACTAGTTATAGCTAGACCATTGATACTTTCAAGTATGGGTTTCAGATCTTCCAAAACTGCCTGGGCAATACCGTTTTTGTGCATGTGCAAATCTTCATCATTATTAAACATGTTAACTATAGAACATCTGACACATGCGCATTTTGGTGTAACTTTGCCCACACCATTTGCTGATGCCAAAAGGTCCATAATGGCTCCAAAGTTGGCAGTATCCTTGTCTTGTACTATGGAATAGTATAAACTTTCCATAACAGGAATTAATACTACATTTACCACATCATTTTCTTTATCAGGATGAACATCCCGGTTAATCATTGGTTCAACCATTTTCAATAAATTTGGTAACAAAGTACTAAACACATGATCATTAAGGCTCTTTAATGGAGCAGAAGAATTGATCATGCTATCTAAAAGTTCACCTGATATTACTTCACTATCTGGCATATTATCTCCTGATTTTTGTGTAATATAACACTTATGTTATAAAAGTCACGTGTAAGGTAGGCTATATTGTAGAATGTATTCTACACTACTTGGCCAGTGCCCGTGTAACACCAGTTAACAAACGGGCATATGCTTCGCCATCACTGGAGAAAGCAGCTCCAAACTTATCCAGCATATTGACAACTTCAAGAATCCTTGCTGAATTCTTATCATTGGCAGCTTTTATTGTTTGGTTCTTCAAATACTTATTAAGTGAAAATGCGATATCCACAGCTGGAACTCTTTGTTCCTCAAGTCTGGACAATTCTATAACAGCATCAACAACATTCCGGGAATAAAACGCTTTGAACAACCCGCGCAAATCAACACCTTCAGTGGCTATTGCTAACAGATCTTCCGGAGTTGGAAACATTTGCCGTACAGTCTCAACATCGATATAACCAGAATCCGATTCGGAAGTACCTTCAAGTACATGTTGTAACACGGATAATGCTGTGCGCGAATTACCATCAGCCAGTTTAACAATGTAATCCAGGGCTTCACTATACGGTACTGCCCTACCTGACTGAGTATGCTGAATAAAGGAAACATCCGTTAAAAGCCTCTGGATATCCTCATCCTTCCAGGCTGGGATGTTAAGCGTGGTAAATCTGGACATGATTGGTGTCTGGGATTTAAACTTCTCGGGCTCATTCGTTGTTAAAAATACATAACTGTATTTAGGTAATGCTTCCAATGGAGTGAGTAATACAGACTGCTGTTCCTTTGTCAATTTGTGGGCCTCGTCAAATATATTGACAACTACCTTGCTGCCGCTTATTCCTCTTGGACCCATTATGTAATTGTCCACAATATCAGCCATCTGATTCTTATCAACCGTGGAAGAATTCCACAACATAATGGATCTCATGGACGTATTGCGCATACCATTGCTAAGAGCAATTTTGCAATTGGCACATTCAAGGCACGGTTCAACCTTGGCCCCGGATACTCTGTTTGGCTGTGGATTAACACAATTCAGAGCCAATCCTAGCAGAAATGCCAAAGTAGTCTTTCCAGATCCGCTGTCTCCACAAAACATAATAGCATGATTATCAATTTTACCTGTGTTAGATAACATTGTAATAAAAGGATCTGCAATGCGTACAGCCGGTCCAATAAGTTCACCGAATCTAAGCGGCCTCATAACATCACGATAATTGCCATCGCCGCGTTTAACCAATCTTGGTTTATAATCAGACATCACTTCCTCTTTTTCCTTGATTTACGTTCCATTATATCAAATTTCATAAGCCATTCAGTAAGCATTGTACGTCTCTGAATATATGAGTTATCCATAATAGCTTTTTGAAGAGACTTTTTGGATGACATAACTACGCACAACTGTTTAGCCCTAGTAACTGCAGTATATAGCAAATTACGTTTTAACATGTTTCCGGCTTTATCCACTTCATCAGGCAGAATAACAATCACGGCATCGAACTCACTGCCCTGACTCTTATGAATGGTAAATCCATAAGCGAGATCCAGCTGCATTATTTCCGATTCAACGTAAAGCTGTTTACTTCTATCATCCTGGTAATCAACTACCACGGATACATGACCGTCATCATCCTGCATGAGATTAGTAATAATACCTATGTCACCGTTGAATACCATTTTTGTATAGTTATTCTCAAGCTGCATGACGGGGTCATTCAGCCTAAAAGTTCTATCACTGTAGGTTATCTCAGCACGCGTACCGTCTTCCCGTACAGGACCATCTAACGAATTGCAAAGATTCTGCAGAAACTTATTTATGGACCTTACATTTACTGAAACGAATTCCCTGCGAAATGGAGTTATTACTTTGATATCGCTTGACTTAATACCAAAAGTATTCGGTATTCTGTCTGTTACCAAAGCACCGAGGGAATCGTAATCAGTAAGCTGTGTCCAATAAAAATCAGAACCAGAAGTTCCTTCGTCGATATCCGTATGGCCTGAATTTATCTTCACGGAATTAGAAATGATCTTCGATGATTCAACTTGCCTGAAAATAGTCAGCAAATGTACAGACGGTACTTTGCCGGAAGTTATACAGTCATTGAGCACGTTACCAGGGCCTACGCTCGGTAACTGATCCTTATCCCCTACCATGATTAATTTGGTACCATCCTTCAGTGCCCGGAGAATTTCAGACATTAACCGGATATCAATCATAGACACCTCATCCAGGATGAGTACGTCCGCATCAAGCGGATTTTCTGCATTATAGTAAAACATAATACCGCCGCCCTTCATAGGAATGGGCTGCAGCATTCTGTGTACTGTTTCGGCTTCGAATCCTGATGATTCAGTAATACGGCGGGCACTACGTCCTGTTGGTGAAGCTATCTTCACGATAAACATCTTACTCTGAAATAACTCGATCAGGGCACCAATAGTCGATGTTTTGCCAGTACCAGGGCCACCTGTAATGATAATTACATTTTCTGAAGTAGCCCGATAAATAGCACTTTTCTGCCCGGTAGTAAATTCAATACCTTTTGCTTTTTGATAAGACTCCAGAAAAGTATCCACTTCCCTTTTGTCTATCATGCTGTAACTACGGGCGGAATGGACCATAGTAGCCATGCGCTTGCCAACATACTGCTCGGTTTTATAAAGTTTAGCGGTAAATACTTTGCCGGCATCTATCACTATTTCTTTATCATTCTCCAGAGCAATTAATGCAGATTCATACGCTTTAATCCAGTTCGAATCATCCTGCATATGACCTAGATCGAGTAACAATTCAGCCCGAGATTTAAGTACAGACTCATTAATATAAGTATCACCTGAATGCTCGTTACCAAGCATATACATTAATCCGGCACGTACACGCAAACCGCTTACATTACTTATACCATTACTCATGGCTATACGATCCACGATTTTGAACGGGATACTAACATTAAGCATGAGATACGGATTATTCTTTATAACCCGCATGGAGTCTTCACCATACATATCAATCACATGCTGTGTTTGAGCCGGGCCCAGACCAAGACTATACAAAAATGGTTTAACTTCCCGTATGTTCTTCTTTGCTTTCCAGTCATTGCATATAATCAATGCTTTTGATTCACTGACGCCTTTTACAGCATGTAATTTCGGTGAATAGGTATTAAGGGCTTCGATAAGTTCTTCCCGGGAAAAAGCTGCGAATAGCCTATCCGCCGTAACCTTGCCTATGCCCTTTATGTCCTTTCGCAGAAATTCCATTAATCCATTGTCATCCTCTAACAAGGATGAAGATATGGTAAGACTGCGGGCTTTCATGGAATACCCATATATCGGGCTATACGTTATAAGAACATCACCTTCTATGGTATCACCAATGTCACCAGGGAAAGATCCGAACAACTTCCAAGTTTGTGGAATAACTTCTTTGCGATCTATTGCAGACACAACAATGCTCATACCACGCCAGCTCATTGATGACGATTTTAGTTTTAAACGATCCTTGATAGCGGCTTTAATGTGGGATATTTTTGATGACATGAACTTCCTAAAATTGTTTTAGCCAGGATAGCCATTTATACTTACTTATAAGTCTGTAAAATGGCCGGCCGGCCCAATGTAAAAAACTTACATAATTCTTATCGTAATTATTGATCATGATGTGCTGACCAACATCATCCATCATAATCCAAAATCCAAATACGATCAGCCAAATATTGTAATAAAATCCAAATGCCATGATTATGGCACCGAAATAGGCATGGTGCATCTCAAACATCTTATTCATAATTACACCTTAGAATGGTAACGGTTTTAATCTGGTTGATTTTTTGAAAGTAGCAGCAGCAGGTGCAAATGGATCTTTCTTCTTTGATGAACTCTTATCAGGTGTAACAGCAATAGGTTTACTTCCAAATATTTGTTCGGCATCCCCAAAATCAGGTAGCAGTGCACATACTGGTACTTTTAATATAGTAGCCAGATGAATTAGTTGAGAAACTGTAGGACTTTTACTATCATTAATCCATGCTTTTACTGTAATCTCTGTAATACCAAGATTTTCAGCTATTTCTGCTGTAGAAATAGTTCCATATGCAATCATGGCATTAGCAATGCTACTACCTACTGTACTGGATGGAGTCGGTGTTACAAAATGCTTACTTTCAATATCTGATTCCACTGGAGAAGTTGTTATGCCAGGTGCGGGGATAATCATATTAGCTATGTTCTGGGAACCACAATTCCTACATACAGAAGGTTGATCCAAGCTAGTTTCCCAGAACGTATAACGTTCTATTGGTTCAGTAACTTCAACTCCCAATGATTCAAGTTTATCAACTACTTTCTTTACTTCTTCAGCATCACTTACAGGAAGAAGAATATCGTATATGGATTTCGATGTAAAAACGGATAATACTCCGGACACAATTAACCTCTCAATTCCAGAATTGTTTTAGTTTTAGACAAGAGACTTAGCAGATCAGTAATTCTACTTAACGGTAAGGTAATTCCGCGGTTAGTCTTAATTACTTTATCACCGTCATTAAGCCATTCACGGATATCCAACATAGGTACGGATTTAAACATCCGCAATCTGGTTTCAATCCTGGCGCCTTTGCCTTTGGTGATATAATCCAGTAACTCGCCATCATCCTGTAATTCTTTTTTATGTTTGACTTTTGATTTATCTACCATAATTATGCCTTTGACGGATGTAAACCAAATGCTCGTTGAAATAGCTCATTCACAGCATTTTGTTGATCTGGCTCTACAAAGTTCGCTATTGACATAAAATAGCTTTTGCCTAAAGAACCGCCGAATACATCTATTCCCCTGGCCAAAGCCATAACTCTGCGTACGGACATAACAAAAGATATGGATCCGTCTAAGTTTGCTTTTCTTACCATTAGAATAAATTTTTTAATATCACCTATTTTGCCCTTAAAACCATGAGGTACCAGCTTCGAAAGTATTGTATCCTCTAACTTTGCATCAAAATCAGTAGATAACATAAAATGAAACCGGTCTCTGGTACTTATGTTCATTGGATTAGTCCCTACATATCCGCCTCTAAAGTCGCCGCTGCCTTTGGTATTGGCTGCTGCTACAATAACAAATTTCGGATGGGCCTTCACGAGCCTTGATCCATCACCATCAATCACGAAAGTTTTATCTGGTTCAAGTACACTCTGTAATACAAAATGAGTTTCTGGCGGCGCAGCATCGATTTCATCAATGTGCAGAACGGCTGGCATACCAACCACTTCACCTTTTTCATTTAATCCATGTGTAGCGGCTTTTTCCATTATGCCGGTCAGCCAGTACATTATGGGAGCTTTCGTTTCATCGTCTGGCTGCATGCGTGGAGAACCAAGCAATGCTTCATCAGTGCTATGGCCGTTCATATTAATACGATAGTATCCAAAACCAAGATTTAGAGCAGCTTCTTTTATGGGTCTTGATTTACTGCATCCGGCAGGGCCTTCAACCCATACATTAAATCCGCCTTCAATCAGTTTTCGTACATCGAAATAAGTATTTGTCGGAATGAACTCAATATCAGATTCCATTTTTACGGACGTTTCCATATTCAACAGCGATCTGATACTTGAGACAGGTAAATCAAATTTATCTGATCTTTCATAACGCTTAATATTAAATGAAGGAAATGTCTCTCGCAGAGCTGATTCTAGATTTTTCAATATGTAATCCTTTGCTTGTTAATAATATCAATAAAATCTTTAAAGAATGTGGTCGTGAACTCTTCGGTTTTATTTATAGTGTGCGAATACTTATCACCATAAAACCGTGATGGATCATGAAGTATACCTATAGCGTAAAGTTCAATACCAGATAATCGTACTAGATTTACCGTATCCTTCAAATGATCATATAGCATACGGAAATTATAAGTTGAACATGCTGGATCTCCATCACTCAATACAACTATTATCCTTCTGCGTTCTTTTCTTGTATAAATTCTTCTGGCTGCCCATAATAATGCTTCTCCGTCCACGTTCTCGCCACCAGTACCTTCTGATATAGGAGATGTTGTAATTGAGCCCAGTCTATCCTTAACACGATTAAAGCTTTCATTAAATTCTTTAAATATAATATGAGCCAAAGCATCACGTCTGATAGACCATGATGCCGTGTGTATAGATTTTGTCCTGGTCGTGAATCCAAGTATTTCATTTGGTATATTTAACCTATTTGTTAACTTAGACAATAAAATTGCACTTTCACGAGCCAATCTAATTTTAGTACCACCCATAGATCCTGATAAATCTATGAGATAAGTAATGGCCGTATTAAAGTCTATTTGTTTAGTTTTATTCATAAATACACGCGGATCCACAAGTACACCAGCTAATGATCTACTATCTACACGGCCCCTAGATAGTTTTCTTGTAAATCTGGATCTGTTTTCGGAGAGCATTGAATTTGCAAAATATTGCATTAATCCAGCTATAAATGTAAGTGATTTTAATTCGGATGTTATATACGAAGATGAATAAAACCGAGCTTTGTAAACCATATCCCTGGATGTATCAACTATATATGATTTTTCAGTTTCATGTTCTGTTACAAATTCAGGCTCAGTAGCCTTAAATAATGTATCATCATTTTCATCAACACCCAGCTTGGTAAATGCAGCTTTTGATGTAATAGGCTTATCCGGAACTTTGGTTGATGTAGATTCTCCTGGTCTAGATGTTACATTTGCTTCTGATTCACTGGAATTATCTTCCGTGCCATCCGGTTTAGAATCTGATTCTGATTCACTTTCACCGTCATCTACATCTTTATCTTTATCTTTAGCTTCATTTTCGGTTTCTTTATCTTCAGTTTCATCTTTATCTCCGGCTTTATCATAATCAGCTTTTGGTCCTGTTTCCTCAGATTCATCTTTTGAACCTGATGAACTTTTGGAAGATTTGCCTTTATCCACGGAATCATCTGGTTTGGATTCAGATTTATCCGATATACCACCACCGTCCCTCTCTTTATTTTCGTCAGTATCACCGTACCAAAGGATTTCAAGTTCCCTGGCAATTATAGCAACTTCCTCTGTAGTTGTTGATTCTACTGCTTTATCCACAAGTGATCTAGCTGCAGCAGCCATTTTACGACTTCTGTCAGTATGTTTGCTTCCTAATGGATTTTTTTCTCTGATGACTTGGTAATGCATTTCGAATGCCGCCAACAAATCATCTCTTATAGCACCCTTGTCTTTTGTTTTAGAAACAAGGTAATCCATCAAAGCTTTATTATTCAATGAATATCCGCGGCCTGATAACCTGCGTATTTCATCTATACGAAGATCCTCGAGCAGATTAAGACATCCGAATAATCTTTTGGACATACCTTTGCTTACTGCCATATCGGTATATGACACGTGAGCGGTTTCATGGTCTATACTGCCGCGCAGAATATTAAGATTATCATTTTTAGTTACTTCTGCTGGCAAATAAATTACCCTGGAATCTGTACTCATCGTTTCTGAATCATTTACCTTTACAGTAACGTCTTTTCCACTACTAAGAACTTTTAATACAGCTGGATCTAATATGGTATTACTTTTTACTGAACTCATAGGTATTAAATGTTTATACTAAAAATAAATGAAACTTTGGTACTGGTGTATGGTCAAAATGACCAAACAGATCAAGTTGAACAGCGCTTATACGCTTCCATTCTGAATTAACAGCAATGTAAGCAGCAGCTGGTACTGTAGAATATAAATACTTTATGAAACAACCACTACTGACTTCCATGTTGGTACTATTTACAAATATTGCCAATCTGTCTTCAGACAGTACATGTATTTGAATATATGAGATTCGAACATTATCATTTTCAATAATCCATGATTTTAGCGTATCATATATTTGTGAAAGTTCACCATCACTAAGTACTAACCTGTGGTGTTCTGATATATAATCTATTAATGTGTTCAGTTGCATATGTACTCCATAAAAGGGCCGCATATTGCGGCCCGATCAATCAACCGCAAGCCCGCCATCCACATTTGCAGGCTTTGCATCCTTCGATAAACACCAGCTTGGTATTGCCACATTGCGGACAAACGCCTGAAGTGCTCTCACCATCTCTTATGTAACTGGACAGATATTTGCGTATCTGTTGCACAAAAGATCCAAGTGGTACTTCTACCTGTTCCAGGCATGCTACGATGTTCTTAATAAGCACCCCATGCCTAAGATTTAGCGATATGGCCCTGCAGATCTGCGTGGCACCATTTTGGATTTTGCATTTATCCCTGGTGTCCTCGATATACTTTTCTGGAATACCCTTATCCAGCGCCAACTTAAACAGTTTGTCCAGTGTATCGGACACGATAACTTTTGGTTCTGAGTGATTTGTTACCACAAAGAGAGCAAACGGTCTGTTGGTACCAGAAAAGAAATTCGCAAACACATACCATTTCTTCTTGGAGCCATGGTCGTAGGAACGTAATGTTGTGCCGCGGCTATCAAAATTATCTGGTAATTTGATATGATCCGTGACAATTTCTTCGCCGTTAATCCAATCCTTTTCCTTTTCTTCCTTGGCGGATATAACAGCTGTCATGGTTCCGGCTCGATACGTAGTTAGCCCCTTAATATTGGCTTTCCACGCTTCAAGATATATGTTTTTGAAATATTCGTACGGATAATCATTCGGAAGATTAATGGTCTTCGAAATAGCCTGGTCAATGTATTTTGCCATGACATGTAGTGTTTTAAGATGGTCATCCGGACCCAACTGGTTAATAGTATCCAGAAATGGTTCATCGCCTTTTACACTATCTTTTATCACTTGCCAGGCATAGTCCATAACAGTATTACGTTTCACCAGTCCGCGGTCTTTGTCAATCATATAATCTGACCATTCACCGATACCACGTAACACATCAACGTCAGCTACTTTGTCAAATTTGAAATGTTCGGTTTCGTGGAATTTACCTTCCCAGAAAGCCGGACTTATCATACCTTCAGGTGGTCTGTCCTGAATAACCCATCGATCATACTCCAAGTACATAACAGGTTCACATCCACCAGATACCATACCAGCATAAATGGAAGTTTGGCCTGTCGGCGCAATAGCCAATAAATGACTGTTGCGTAAACCATATTTCTCAACCATTACTCGTGTTTCTGGATCAAGCCTATTTATAAATTTTGAATAATATATTTCATCAGAATTATATAATTTAAACGGGCCCTTTTCCTTTGCAAGGATAGCACTAGCCTGATATGCCTGATTTGCAATGAAACTCATTAGGTTCTCGGTTATAGCAATGGCTTCATCTGAACCATACCTAATACCCATAATCATCAGAGCACTGCCGTAACCAAGTAAACCCATTCCTATACGGCGTTTCTGAATCATATTCTTTTTCTGTATCTGGAGAGGAACATGTGATAGATCATTGACATTATCCATCATACGAACCTGCACTGGAATGATCTCTTTTAGTTTTTCGTAGTCCCAATCACGGCCATTAATAAAATGAACAAGATTTATGGACCCAAGTAAACATACTCCACCATCTGGCAGAGTTATTTCTCCGCACGGATTGGTAGCTATAATTCGCTCGGTCTTCCATAGATTATTCATACGATTAGCTGCATCAAGAAATACGATGCCTGGTTCATTACGATTGTAAGTGGAAGTCATAATAAGTTCCCAGATATCTTTCGCTGGTCTAGTATCGTATATTACAACTGGATAACCACTTTCAATCCATTTACGAATATCCCCATTCCATTTATTAACCTTATAAGCTTCATGATTGATATCCGGGAATATAAAATTCCAATCCTTGCCCTCGATAACAGCATTCATGAAATCATCATTTAATCCAACAGACAGATTGAATTTAGTCAATCGGTTTGGTGTCTGTTTGGCTGTAATGAATTCAATAGCATCCGGATGCCATATTTCGATGATACCCATCATGGCGCCTTTGCGGATCTTTTCTTTGGTAGTGGCATGCTTCTTCTTTTTGCCGGATCCGGAAGTAATTATTCGGCTGGACATATCGTACAGCTCCATAAAACTAACTGATCCTGGTGATTCAGCTCCTACCCCATTTATGAAAGCTGTGCGTGGCCTAATATGACTAAAGTTGTAACCCCAGCCACCCTCAGACTTTAATGTTAAAGCCTGTTCTTTCAGATCGGTGTAAATACACTCCAGGCTGTCCACATCTTCCAACCTGGGCCCAAGCACAAAACAATTCATCAAGCTGGTGCCTGAGAACCTGGTGCCGGCATTGGATAAGATACGACCGCCAAGTGTTGTTTTATAATCAGCAAGATTATTGTAAAATTTCTCTTCCCAATAAACAGAATCTCTCTCAACACTGGCTAAATATTTTGCTACGCGTCTCCAAGTATCCTGAACAGTGGGTTCGTTATCATAACGATACGACGAATTCCATATGTCGTACTGTAGAGTACCTACATTCATAATTACATCTCCTAGATAAGTTAAAGGAGTATAGATTTGTCAGAAAAGGGGCAATATGCCCCTATTATTAAACTGGGGATTCTACCTTACGACGGCGTGTTCTTGGAGGTAACACAGTAGCAACTGGCGTATCTGTGTACAAAACAGTTTCCGTTGTGTCATACTCATCTTTAGGTATGGATTCAGTAAGTGTAACGGGTTCCGGCTCAGGTGCAGGAACTGATTCTGACTTGGGTTCCGGTTCCGGTTCCGGTTTAGGTTTCGGTTCAGGTTCAATATCGTACGCAGTTATACCACTTTCTGCACGTTCCCTTGTTAAAGTGCCAGCTTCAATCTCGAGCATAAGCGGTTCACGAAGATCCGCCGGCATCTTACCATTGTCCAGCAGCTGCTTTAACTTTTCAATCTGTTCTTCAGTTGCTACCCGGAATGAATCAATATTCGGGCCTTTATAAAGTTCACGGCCAAGACCGAACATAGCACAAGTTCGTTTGAATGCCATAGCGAAAGCATTGGACGCTGTATCGCCATATTCAATAACACCAGTCTTTTCCCAGCCGGTGTTTTCACGCCAGATCATAATACCTGTATCCGGATCAGTAATACTAATACGTACCCGGACGACATAATGCGGGCCAACAATAATAGAATCCATTATCTCTACATCGTAATTTGGACCCAAAATATCATCCAGAATTTCACTGGCTGTGGTCCATTCAATGTAATCGAGTTCTGTACCGCCTTCTTTGCGATGCATAATAAGTTCTGGAGGTAATGGTCTTTTTAGTTGTTTAAGCCATAAGTCTATCTTCTTCAAGCGGCCTCCGCTTCACTTTTGTTCTGTGTTGCCTTAATGGCTTCCTTATTAAAGGAAACGGCCAATGACTTCTCCATAGTTTCTGTTTTCTTGGCAATACCATGAGTTTTCTCAGTATCTTTTACCATAGCCAAAGTCTTTTCAAGACTCTCAACAGCCTGTGAAAACTCCCATTTAGAGGCTTTATACTTAAGATTCAGCTTGACCAGGGTTCCCTTAGCAAGCTGGGCATTGGAGAATAATTCCTGGTATTCCTTGATGGCTTCCGGGTACAGTGCATCAGCTTCAGCGGCCAGTTCCTCAGCTTCATATTTCAGATTGAGATAACGTTTCAATGTACCTGAATTATTGATTATGTTATCCACATACTCTGAATCTTCAAGAGTTACATTAGAAATCTCACTGATATCAGTTTCAACAATTTTATCTGGATCTTTCTTTTTTGCTCCAGCCATAATTTACTCCTAATTGAATGTGGTGAATTTGTAAGAACAGTTATTTGTGTTCTACATGTATGTTTATAGAAATATGACCTTCGAATTTATCCTTGGATTTCATTATAGTATCCAACATATCCCATGATTTGGTATTAAGATGATTTCGAAGACTTTCTCTCAGAGTGATATATTCAATACCACTGCTTACTGCTAACTTGGCTAAGTATCCATCATGTTTTATTACATCTCCTTCTGCAATACGTTTTATAAATGGTATCGCCTGCTTCTCAGGCTGATTATATTCTGTTCTAAGAATGGTCCATGCAAGATTATCCAATTCTTCCAGTTTTTTGAAAGCATTTATACCATAGTTTCTTACAAAAGAATCCGGATCATGATTATCAGGAATAATTATGGATGCTGATCTTGGTAGGATTTTTCGTAAATCATCTACTTTGCGCAGCCCGGCTGAATCACCATCATAGGCCCATACCACACGTTTGAATTTACTACGTAATATATTAATATGATGCTCTGTAGCTGATGTGCCGCTAGTTGCCACAACATTATGTATGCCATTAACAAATAAACGTAGAACATCAGTTTGGCCTTCTACCACATAAGTCCACTCATGTTCTTTTGCAAAATGAAGATTGTACAAATATTTGGATTTATCAAAGAATGGATTAGTAATACTATTAACGTATTTGGCCCTGGGAGATTCTGGTGTATATTCTGGTAATCGGCCTGTGAATCCTATTGGAGAGCCATATTCATCAAATAATGTGAATATAATCCGATCTTTAAATAATTCCTCATGCATAACATTCGTATCACCAAGAACTTCTTCAGTAAATTCCTTACGCAAAGAACTCTTCAGCTTATCGAAATTAATGCGGCCTATGCCGAATCTTTTCAGAATGTCCTTATTAAATCCACGATCTTCCATATACTTCAAAACCATATCATCGATCATCAGTTTGTTTTTAATAAAGACAAACACAGCACGCATTTTGTTATTCTTTACAGCAGTATCGCTATACGTTTTTGGCTGTAATGGAATGCCAAATCTTTTGGCTAAGGTAGTAATGGTTACGTCATAAAACTCTAAACCGTTTAATGGCAATCCTTCTAATTCATGTGCTAACTGGAATATATCACCATGTGCTCCGCACCCGAAACAATGATATTGAGTTGGTCTACCCTTTACTATTCCAAAAGACTTGGTTTCTTTATCCGGGTGCAGGGGGCATAAAGCGAATCCCGAACGATTCAATTCTATACCCATGTATTTCATGTAGTCAGCGAGTTTTAATCGCAGCAAGTCTCTTTCATCCATCAACTATCCAATACTTTGGTAATTAGATTTTCATTGACATCTTCTTTGAAGTAAAGAGCTGTATAGAGTTCATCAAACTCTTTATCGGTTAAACTTGTAAGCTTAGTACGTAATATTGTTACCATACTTTCAATATGTGTGGGTTTGCCATCAGGAGTATTCATCAGTTCTATTCCAGGTACAGCCGCAACATTTGGCATGGTATAGGTGTCCACAGTTTGCAGGGTATGAACCGGTATTTCCATAAAATTGCTTATTTCAGTATTAGTTGGTACCCGGCCCAATTGCTGTTCAAGCAACTTACGTGCTTTAACACGTTTACCAGCTATAAACTGCAGATACACACTACCCTGTTGGACACTAACGGCATAGTGCATAACAAATCTTTGCATATGTGTTTTAACATCCCTAGTGTAGAATGTGATCAACCTGGCTGTATCTGGATTAAAGTTTACCAGGTTTCTAATAAACACAGCAACACCAACATGTACAAGATCCAGTATATCTGCTTTACGGCCGTTCGGGTAACGATGATAAACATCCAAAGCTATATCAGCTATAGGTAGTGCATTATATGACAACAGTTTATCCAAAGCCATTGTTTTCTCGGCAGGTGTGCCATTCATATATTTATCAAACAATTCGTCTTCGAGATTTTTACTTATCCTGGAATTGCCCCTGCCTACTTCAGCAATCCATGAATCAAGTTTGTCTGGCATTATTTGCTTTCTCCATTTCAGTTTTCAATGCATTAAATAATTCCACGAGTTCCTTTGGAGTGGTCCTCACCCTATTAATGGATTTTGTAAATCCATCATCCGGGTAATCTGGTTCGAAAGTTTGTGAATCATAAAATATATCCTTCGAAACATCATCAGACAGATAATCCAATGTTTCTTCTATCTTTGCTAATATCTCATCCATGTGTTACTCCTTAAGTAATTCTTTGAATTCTTTTAACGTGTAAGATTTGGCTGCTTTGGACAGATTATACTTGATGGCTTCCTCGGCCATCAATAGAACGCGGGCTTTATCCTCAATATAAATGTTCATGGCGTCATACATGATTTTAACAACTTGTGCTACATCTTCTGGATAGCATTCCACGATAATTTCATCATGGATAACTGATATCAGGTTAGCTTCTTTAATATGTTGCACACCTTCATAAAATATCTTATTAACAGCTTCCTTCATGATAGAGGCACACCAGCCCTGAATAGTAAAATTTAGTGCACTGCGAACTTCCTCTCCGGTAGCTGATTTGGATATATGCCGTATACGGCCGTAAGGATGTGTAATATAATGTTGAGTGGCTAACAGTCTTTTGCCAGGAACAATCCAGTTAAGTTTAATACCTGGATAGGTACTAAAAAATCCATCCAGAAAGCTTAACGCTTCATCTTTAGTAACATGTAAGCCGGCTTGTATACGTAAATTATTGGCAAGTCCTATCTCTGAAATAAGATAAATAGCGCCAAAGTTTACAGGCTTAGCGTTCTGACGCTGATCTGCAGTTACTTCCAGCACGGGTACATGATACATTGCTGATGCTGTAACACGGTGCATATCGAAATTTGGATTCTTTGGATCCACACGCTGACCATTCAGAATTTCCAGTAGTTTTTTATCTGCAGATACGGCTCCACAGACATTCATTTCCATGGAGCTCCAATCGGATGTTACAAAGACTTTATTCTTTCTGGCCACAAATGCTCTGCGGATATCAGCCTGATAATTCGATGTGGTGAGCCCACACTTTCTGCATGTGAATATGCCGCCGGTTTTATCCGTAGATGAATACCAGGGTAATGTTTTCTTAATATCAGCAACCACAGATCCGGTTAAAGTTGATGTTATTACATCACTATCCGTGAGTCCACAATGTGAACACTTCTTTGGTGGCTTAACGGTATCTCTTGGAATATTCTGAAGATTTGGATGTCTGCTGGACATTCTACCACTGGTGGTACCAATGGTTTTGAATTCACCATGAATAATATAGTTGCCATTATCATCAAACTTAGCGCGATCACGCATCGAAACATAAGTCGATAACAATTTCATAACTTTCCTGTAAGTTAACAGGACAGATATGTATTTATGCAACTTTTCTTCTGTCCAGCGGAAAGTCTTTGAACTGCTGGTAACAAGACCTTCTATCTGGTGTAAACTATCTTCACTGGCTGTGATATCGAATTCGATATCATCTAAGCTGGCATCCGCTGTACCCTCAGCTGCATCCTTAGCTGATTTTATAATGTCATCCAGCATGTGCACCAGTTGACTGGAGCTGGAATGAGTAATGGTATTACAAATAGAATCTAATTCATTGAACAGACTTTTAGCTTCTTTGCTAAGTCTGTCATGCAGGTCATTAAGATATTCAATGTCTACAGCCATACCATAATCTTGTGCATCAGACATAACACGCATTACCTTAAGTTCTTCCGGGTAAATGCGCGATAATAATTTACCGTCTGTTTGCTTCTCAGATTTGGAAACCAGAATAGGCCGCAATGTCTCGAATAATTTCCAGGTACTCACAGCATCGTCGCCAGCATACTTGGCTGCAGTCTCGATCTTGGTGTACTTGAAATTGGAATCTTCTACTACATCCGTAAACTTCTTAGCTGCGTACCCAAACCGCATGAAAGACTGATCTTTCAGACCAAGCTTATCATTCTCATTACACAGATAAGCCATTAACATGGTATCGTGATACCATACATCGTTAGCTACATCAATGAACGGTACTTTGAATTTGAATTTATTTAGAACACGATAATCGTACTGGAAATTATGAAAGATCAAAACATAACTTCTGATCAAAAACTGAACGAATTGAAAAGCATCATTCAAACTCATCTGCTTAATAGGCAGTTTTACCAGAGATTTTGGATGATTCGCATGTCCAATAGGAATGTAATATCCGGTTGTTTCATTAACTGCCAATGATAAACCGACGATATCAAATGACGGAACAAACAAATCCAAGCCAGTAGTCTCAGTATCCAGTGTTAGATACTTCTTGCCATCTATCAGTGTGGCTTCAGATTCCATGCGCTTATATGCTTCATTAGCAGCTTCTTTACTGTCTATGACTACATAGTCACGTTTGAATCTATAATTCGAAATCAATTTTGGCTGTGGTATGCCGCGTTTCGTATAGAAATCTAATTCGTCGTTTAACCAGCCGGCCAAGACCCTGATCTGCATGGAAAACATTTTATACTGGGTAACATCCTTGACGATTAGTGCCGGATTGTTGGTTACCATAACCCAGTATTCTTTGCCAAATACTGTGGCTTTGAAAGGAATGCCATGACCCTTAAAGTCTTCCGCATAACACACGGATGTGAAAACTTCTTTGCCAAGAAACACAATAATCACAGGATTTACAATTTGTATTTCTTCAATTAAATGTTTTGAACAGGCTTTGCGATGTGTGCTTTTATACCCGGTAAGCTGATCCGGGTGGCATTTAACTAACGTAGTTACATAAGCATCCATATCCACATTGATGCCAGAAAGTTTAGACACTTCCGAGCGGACCATGGCATTAAATACGCCATTATGCTTACTGGCCTGAGATGTATGCTCTTCCACGGATGGAGACATACTTACGAACATAATTCGACCCATGCCTTTGCCGGTAACAGGCATTCTGCCCTCGGGCATCATGGCATTTAGTTCGCAACGACTACACCGGGAACCGCCTACTCTTTCACGAAACTTATTTAGTTTCGTTATTTCTTGTACGGAAAGGTCCATATTTTCCTATCTATCTATCGTTATTGGCCTGGTTCATATATGAAGCCAGTACCCGTTCTACCCTGGTAATTGATTTCCTCAAAGAATCAAGTATGGAATTCAATTTAACTTGAACAGTAGAATCTACATCAGATCCGTGCATACGAACATGGATATCTGCCAGCTGAGCTTCCATATCTGAAAGTTCAATCAATTTTGATCGCACAATAGATTGATCTGCTTCACTTTCTATGCTTATTAAAGCATCATGAATTGCAGCTGTTACAGATGCCGATATGGCATTCATCTCTTTATGATGTTTCCTGGTGGAATCCAGATTGCCTGTGTAAATTGTTCGAAGATCAATAAATGCCATTATGATTTCCTCACATAATCGTTTTTGTAAAATCCCGGGCCTTTTAGAATAAAAGCAACTCCTGAATATTTGCGTTCTACATCAGTACTGCCGCAGGCTGGACATGAATTGTCCACGCCCGCGACTTCATTAATCTCTGATACAGTACCGCAACTATTACATTTAATATCAATAAGTTTCATAGAATAATCTCCTAGCACTATTACTGTAATATAGCACTATAAAAAGAAATAGAATGTAGGATGTATGATGAAATTGTAGCGTATATGCTACACTTGTTCATTCTTATTTTTTGGTACCCTGGTGAGAGCCAACGCCAAAAAGTACATGGCTGAAGTAACAAAGTAACTTTTCGGGCCATAATATTGGGTTATTTCAAATCCGGAACGTTTAAGTTCCTCTTTAAGCATATCCATATGTGCAATAACTGTTTCTTCCCCAAATGGTCTGACCGAGGAAGTCAGCATAACAATACTTTGCTGAGCGGCATTTTTACATATCAGATTATATACATCTGCTAAATGCGGAAAACTTAGATAACTGCAGAAATCAAGACCAAAGTATGTAACATCCTTGGTATTCGCACTTTTCATACCATGTGCAAGAATATCGTTATTTCCCAGATTGATGTATATTTTCTTGGCCAATGTATTTTTCACTTTTGGATCCATACTGTTTTTTATAGCATGAATTCTTTTTACAACTGACTCATCATGCTCATAGATATGATATTTGTCAAAAGCCCGGCCACCAAATATTAAGCCTGCTTCCAAAAGACAGGTTTCCACATTATCAGCAGTTAATTCCAGTCCGCGGTGAACTTTAGCATTTGCAGCAATTGATTTAGCAAAATTGGAAAACATAGTACCTGCGATAAACTTTTGTTTAGATTTGCCATCTATTCTTTGAGTAAAATCCTTATTCACTCTACCTCCGAAAACAAAAAAGGGACTCAGCCTAAGCTTGTCCCTTTATAGAAAGCATGACGAAATGAATTCGCCAAAGAGCAACTATTTCCACTTCCTTCGAAATAAGGCCGGGAATATTGCCCTGATAAAAGTTGCAACAACGATGGCTGCGATTAAAACAATAAAATCAAATAAAGCATCCATTAGCCATAGATTCCTTTTTCTACGGCCATATTATACACTTTCGCGATGTGCTCACACAAATCTTTGTTGGATGGATTAATTATATTAACAGCATCAACTGTGTCGGCATAGTTTTCTTTGGTATCCGACATAAATAAACCGAAATGGCTCATACCATCCTTTGTCCTGTATGTTCCAAATCTGAGTAATAACGGTTTGTCTATTAATTGCAAATCATATGGATTAACATAGTACATACCACGTCTTAAATCTATTGAATTCGACGAAGTCTTAAGCTGAAAATCAATTTTCAAATGAGGTACATCTGGCACCACCATCCGAATTGAATTTCTTGTAGACTTTTGACCCAATAAAAACTGCTTACGCCAGGAAGGATGCTGTAAATTAACTTTGATATGAGTCGAATCAAATTCTATTAAAGGACCATTATTTCCATAAACAACCCTTACATAACCTCGGGCGAACAATTTATTATTGCCATCCTTATCAGTAACAATGAATCTGTAATTTCGACCCTGCTCGTTAGTTGGCATATCCGGCAAATTCATTTTAGATTCTAATTTCCGTCTGTGTTCACGTCTAACTGAATTAGTTACTGTCCACGCCTCTCTGATTACCTTAACCTCGTTGGGATAAAGTTCAATCGGAAACAGTATATCTTCAGGGTGAACTAATAAATAACTGCCATCCCTTTCAATTATTGTCCCGAATTGTTCTGCATTCTGGTCAAGACCAGCTATGTCAGTTCTCAACAATGAAACATAAGTTCCTCTTAGTAGTCTATGATCTATCATATTTTTCCTTTATAAGTAAAATTATGTGACATGGTAGTGTCTCCATTAGGTATTAACCAGGTTTGTCTGTACACATCCGTCCTTTGTCTTCTTTACCATGGCACATAATATATCATATCGTTTCAATTACCAATCGAACTTTTGCATTTTAGGTAAAACTTCACCGTCTCTGTCCAGGCTCAGTAATGAGTAGCGTGATTTAATAACAGCATCAATAAGATCTACAAAAGCCTGACTTAGCCCATAAGTTTCCATGATAGTTTTGTTTCTATCCGAATCAATACTGTCAGGCACAGCTATGTAATAACCATACGTATGACTGGAAACACTTAGCGGAAAATCAATTTCATAATCTTTAGCTAAATAGCTTCTGTCTGATAAGATTCTATTATCATTTTCTGTTATGTGTGCGGTTGATATCTCTAATGCTTTAAGCTGCATGACGTTTTAACGCATACCTTTCTATAATATATGAAAGATCATCCTGAAGAATATTACCGATGGATTTCCTTTTCATTTGTACATATGATAAATCGCAGTCTCCCAATATGACATCACCGTCAACCGTGATGTAAACAAGTGGTTCAAAAAAATCATCATCCAGGTTTATTTCATCCGGCTTGATGATATCCCTGTGATGATGTCTTCTTGTGCTTAATCCGTTCTTTTTGGCACGACCCCTGTCGATTAGGTTTTCATATGATAATGGATGCCGGTCGTCAACAAAACGTAAAGCCCGAAGTTTATCCATTTCATGTTTGCTTTGTCCATTTTCACGATGCCATTGTGACTGTGAAAATTCAACTCTACACACATCTTGATCTTGCGCATTGGCGTAGAAATTTGCAATCGTCACAATAAAGTCGTCCTTGTACTTCTTGCCGTTGGTGGCTATATAGAATCCACCATACGAGCAGTTATTTTCTTTGCACTTCTTTAAAAAGATGTCTATTGCCGCTGCGTTAATTGAAGGCTCGCCTCCGGTTGGCGTTATGATTGATATATAATCAGCCTGTTTGGTTAACTTGTCAATGACGGCAGGGTTGATGTCTTTTGGTTGCGCCGCACCACGCAAGCAGTGGTCGCACTTCATATTGCATCTACGTGTGACTTCAATTACAATATTATAAAAGTTCTTTATTTTGACCATTTGAATTGTATTTTTCTCTGTACTTTTTTAGTAGATATTTACCATGCCGGCTTAATACAAATTTCCCGGTCATAGCTCCACAACATGGACACTTACTGTGTATTGATATTGTAAGTACTTTTGCAAAAGAGTCCAGGGTGCCAAATAAAGATAACTTAATTACTTCACGACGTTCTGTGAAATGTCTAAATAATGACTCAGTAATGCCGGCCGATTGTTTATTGGGCCGGAATCTTTCTGATTTACCATTCTTAACTTCCCAGCCTTTAGGAACTTGATGCTTCATAATTCTTCTCCATGTCTATAAACACGGGTATAGACTTCTTTAGCAGTTTATACAGTTTTGACTTTTTCAATGTGGTAATTTCTATTGGTCCGAACGGGCTGAATCCTGATGCTACTTCAAAGTGGACGCCTTCAGCATCAATAGTTCGGATAAGTGTTGAACCATTAAGACCATTAACTAAAAAAAATGATAAATTAAACACATTTCTAAGACTCTGTGATATGGGTTTCGACAGACTATACCGTTCATCAGTCATGATGTCATGCAGCAGGAATGAATCAGCCCAAGTATATCCTTCACTATCACGATCATCAAATTTAACCCGTACTTTCCCTTCTATTCCAAATAATCCCATGCCATAATAGACATAATCAAGGTACTTATACCTTTTGCTTGCCCGCACAAAATTATGCCATATATCTTTGATTACTAAGGCAGCAACTTCTTCTTGTGTATCTGCTAGCATATTGTTATAAAATTCAATTGATTTTGTACGCATTAACTTGCTACTTTATGATTAAGTATAACCTGCTTAAAAGGAATTTTTATTATATCAGATTTGGATATGTATCCTTTTGGATTATCACCAAAGTTGCTAATATGTATGGATCTTACAAGTTCAGATAATAGAAAAGCATATAATACACGTATGTTAATTCTGGTAGATTGAATGACGTAATGCTTAGTATCTCTTGGCCCGTTAAACTTTGGACGACTACAGTATTTATATTTAATATATTGTCTTTGCTCTCTAGGCACAGATACATAGTCCAAATTAAGATCAATCTTTGGTGAATCACCATTGAATACTTCTTCCATTAACAGGAATACATTATCATCCGCGGCATAAATCTGTTCGACTATCTCTTTTAGCTTAGACATTAATCTTTAACCTCAATATTAATCCCAGTTACTTCTTGGAATTCTTTAAGAGCTTTTTCTTTAAATATTTGTAATCTTAATGTGAAATGTCCGGTATTATCTGAACAGGTCGTGGATGATATATATGCTGCAAGTCCTTGCTTTCTACCTAAACTTAGTTCGAATGGAGTTTCATGATTTATACGCATCAATGAAAGTGAATTGAAAACATTTTGTCGACCAAACCACATATCTTTAAGTGGAATTTCATGTTTGAAGAGTATAAAAGGTAATCTCTTACCTGCTTGTCCACCGAGATATAAATAGGTTATATCCAACTCTGCCCAATGATATCCATCAGGTGCGTCGATCGGCATTATTGTGAACATTTCCTGGCGTGATTTTAAAAAGTCAATCTTTTGGAAATTTGTATTCCACGTCAAAGACAGATATTCAATGCTACTTGGTAAAGTACTAGCCTTTGCATGGCAGTTTGGACATTCTATATATGATGTTTTTATGAGCGGTACAACACCGCAACATTTAACCAGACCAGTGTTCATATTACTCTACTCACATTCAGCAATAGAGAATTGCTGGATCTCTTCCTGTGTGAAAAAGTCTTCCGTATTACTTTTAACATTTTCTGGACCAAGCTCAATAATAACACGATCAGTGATTGCATCATACTTGGCATAGGAAACACTGAGAATACTCTCCGTGTGACGCATCGTTTCGTCTGTATCTTCACAAAGACTAATGCGGTTCTTAAGTAATTCAATAAGATCACTATATAATAGTGAAACTTTATTGCTACTCATGGTCTGTCTCAATCGGAAACGCTGTGCTGTTTCCAGTTAATGATGATTCAACACTGCCGCCAAGACCATACTCGGCGCAAACATTAGCAATAGAATCTTCCAATTTCTCAGCTTCAGCGCCTGTCAAGGACCCGGATTCTATTAATATTTGAATGAGTTTACCCATTTGTACTCCCCTGTTGTTCTTTACTTTTTAAATACTTAGCTTCTTCATCAAGCCACTGATCCGCAAGTATATCCAATATACGCAAGGGCTTTTCCGCCACACCAGAATCCCATTACTTATCTAATCTAATTTCACTATAATCCAACGTTCCGTTTCCAGATCTCATAATCTCTTTGCCGTCTAGATCAATTATAATAGCTGAATATAGACCATGAGTGTCACCGTCCAGTTCGATATAGATGTCAGCATTGTACTGTTTAAGTAGGTCTTTCAATTCTGATTTGAATGAGTAAACTTTATTTTCAGGTATTAATCTTTTACGTGAATTCCACATTCTAGCGGCTTCATCTTTTGCTGTGTTGTATCCACCACGTGCCTGGCAGGTATTACATATTACAACCCAATACTCTATATCACGTAGTATTAATTGGAGATGCGCATCATTTGAACCACAAAACGGACAAGCATGTAATTGATATTCATCAACACTATCAGAATCGGTTTGCTGTGTGTTATCCAAAATAAATCTATTTGCCAAAAGTTGTTGCACTCCAGCCATGGCTGAATCAAGATAATGCTCAGGCAAGGAGTCTACAACATCATTAATAGATAAATAATTATTCCTCTTGTCATACGCATATATAAAGAAATCCTGATCTGATTTCGGCAATCTCGCTAATTCAGTTTTCAATCTCTTTCGTGCAAAAACCTGTAATTCTTTATTCATCTATATCCCCATCTATTAATATTGATCCATCATATTCGAGTGCATGACCACAATTATGGCAATTAGTAAGTTCATAATCTGCCATACCGGATACGTCTACTAAAGCATTACAATTTGGACATTCTACTTGAGATGCGGATTTTCTGTAATGTGCCAACGCATTGCAATATGGGCATTCACATGCTGGAACTTCTTCACCAGGCGCAATACGGGACAAAATATTAGGTATATCTGGAAATATGTGTTCGCATTCATCTATTATTCCTATCCAGTCGCAATTATTACATTCTACATTGCGTTTTTTAATATCTTGTTTTGCCATGTAATATCTTTCTTAAAACTCTATTTCATGTGGGTATTCACGTTCGTATTCTAATTCCCACAACAGATCCAGTTCTGTTGAAGTTTTAAATTCTATTTCGTTGTCCCGATCGAACAATACGACTTCAATATCAGGGATAGTTGATCTGACTGATGTCACAGAACCACCATCAACACAGATAACTACTTTAGGCTTTGATGTTGTGGTTGCTTTAGCTGGTTCAAATTTTACTATAAACTGTGGTTCTTCATTCTGGGGCACTTCAACGAACCCACCGCACCCTGGACACGAAATTGTATCGGATATTTGATCATCGAAAGTAAAATCGATACACATATGATAACCACAATGTGGACATTCATATGGTCCCATTAATTGTACATTATTCGGATCTACTATTTTTAAATTCATTATTGACTCCTAACCAGTAATAACACCTGTATGTTTTTCCAATTATCCAATTAGCAATTTCTCAATATCTTGATTTACCATTTTATTCCAAATAAAAGAGATACTGCTATAGTAACAAATACCATAAATAGCAATGGATGAATCATAGCAAGTAAAATTGATATTATTGCTGCGACGGCTAAAGACCTTGAGCAATGGAAAGTGGTAAAAGTTTATTTCTTACCAATTCCATGGCATCTTTGAAATCTAAATGCTTTTTACTACGATATAACACGTCTAGCCTATTGCTTAATAGTTCTATTTTGGTTTGTTTTTCTAAAACAATCTTTTCATGCAAATTCTGTAGTTCATGTAGGATAGTTAAAAAATAGGGTGCAATGTTAACATATCTATGAACATCAGTAGATATAAACTTATTAAAATGATCCATGAATTTAACAGTCATATTAGTAAATTCTACATAAATGTTTCCCCAGGATGTAATAGTTATGTATCTACTATTTAAAGACCTTGGTGCTGCATTATATGTTTTATTTTCAATAGTACAATTGATAACTAATACACCATCGTAATCAACAAAATCAGTAGTTGTAGAATAATTAAACGCATTAACCCCATGCAAATATGGTGTAATGTAAAGGTAATTAGGAATTATATCGAATATAGGCATTAAAATGTCCGATAAAGTATTATGCATAGTATACAATGCCTGCTTTTTATCTTTTATAGTATAAGCCCAGTCTGAGAACTGTTTACGTTTAGTATAAAAAATAGTATAAAATGCTCTTAGATAATATCCAAGCGATTTCTTGAACATATAAGTAGTTTTAGATGGTCTCCGCAAGAATAATGAAGAATTTGAAATACCTAATATATTAGCGTTGTCTATAAAATCGAAATCATCCATGATATGTGTCTTACTAACTAAATTACGAAACGCATTATTAATAGTTTTTTGAATAGTATTAAGTTCCTTAATAAGTTTGTATTCATTATTATATTGAAATTTATTATTCGCACCACTGTATGATAACATAATACGTGATTGTATATCATAAATATTCTGTCTTACATTTTTGATGTCAGTAAGTATACTATCATTTTGTTTGAACTCTTCCGAAATCAATTCATATTTATAAGTAGTTGCGGGATCTACGCTTGGAATTATCATCAATGCCCTTCGTGATTTAATTAAAAATGGCTGGGATTTTACTCCCAACCGTTACATAAACTATTTATCGCAGATAACAGCACTATCGGTGATAAGGCATTCCGTAGCAGGTTTATCCTGCCGGATTTCCATTATAACCGGATGCTCCAGTGCTTCGGAGTCTTCCTGTTTCGCTCTGTATTTAACTGCTACCGTTAACAATTTAGTTGTGAATGGAGTACGCGGCGTAGTTCCGGACAAATCGATGCCAAGTAATTCCGGTAGAGCGTCTATGTCGTCATCTTTTAGGGTACCCGGGCCAGCCCAGCAGATATCAACAATGTTGCCGGCTTCATCATATTTACCCAGATGAAACTGAGCCAGTCTGTTCTGCAATCTACCCGAATCGCCGGTCTGTGCTTCATAAATGAAGAAATCTTCCATTCTGTGAAACACAAACTTCCAGGCGCCACGCCTGTATGGTTTTCCATTCATGGTAAATTCCACGTGACTTTCAGGGGTAGTTAATTTGCGTAGTACCCAGCCTTCCCAGTTAAGATCCTTGGATCGTTGTATCAATTCGGGTGTCAGCGGATTGGCGTACGATGACTCATAAGCTTTATTTAAACTAAAATAACGCTTATGCAGTAAGCGCCGACGATCGATATAATCCAATTTAGTCACATCTTTGCCATCATAAAACAGGATGTCAAATACCTTAATGGCAAATGAACCCCCGGATTGCAGCAATTTGTTATACCTTGCTGTGGCCTTTTCAGGTGTAGTCCGTTCATTAACAATGCCGCGGAGTTCTTTAGGAACTTCCTTGCCTTTGTTGTTATAGAAAACAAACTCATAGCTGACAATTGATTTGTTCGGAATATCCATCTTACCGAGATCCTGAATAATATCTATGTCAGCTGTAATGGCTGTTATATCCTTGATGCCACGGGTGTATGTATGCCTATTTCCACTCTCATCCGTTACCTGTAACAGATTAACACCATTGTTCTTGCGTTCAGCAAAGTAACTTTCGTAACCACCCTCAAAGGTTACCCCCTTCGGCGGATCCTCGATGGGTTTACTTGGTGTGAAATTTGATGGTAACGGATAAAACACGAATTCGATTTCAGTGACTGCGGGTTTATTTCCATCATTTACCCGGTAACCTTCACGCATTTTACGTTCCGCAATGGACGTGGCTTCCAGAACAGCTTGCTGATGTGGTGTGGTCTCGTTGGCCTTGCCTATGTTTTTACCGGCAACAATCGAGGTGGATGATTGCATTTTACCACCCTCGAGACCCCATTCCCGATTAATTGCATTTGAATTATCATCAACCCAGATCTTAAGTAGTTTGTTACCACCTAATCTGGACTGTTGAATAAGATTCCAAGATACTTGCATATACCTCCGGTTAAAATATTAGTGAACCTGGTGTATCCCAATGCGAATATAATCTGCAATTGGGCCTTAAAATAAGATACTTCAATGATCGTTTTGCTTCGGTAGACATACAGTCATCATCCAGGACGACAGACATGCCATTTACAGCATATCGTGTAGCACCAAATGAAAGCACTTCCAACGGAACACCTTCATCCCTGATATATTTCTTAAAAGGTGCAATATCAATATCCGTGGCGCCATGTTGGTTTATCCACTCATTGATGGTCTCATTGGATTTCGAATGGTAAAGCTTGCGTAATGTAACCTGATCAGCTCCCAAATTATACAACTTCTCAAATACATCAACAGGATACCATCGGCACACTACATCGGTCATATTTAAACTGATGCGCAGATTGAATCCGGCTTCCTTTATATGTGTACACAATTTATCAATATCAAAGTGATCACGTTCGTGGATGCCATTATACTCAATATTTTCATCAGACTTTAAAGATGACAGACTCAGAGATATTGTACTGATATTAACAACATTCCTAAGAAAGTGTAACTTATCTGGAAGTCTTATTCCACTGGTTTGCAGTTCAATCCACCTGAAAGGAGATTGCAGGGATCTGTTCCAGCCGGCAAATAACGATAAGAAATGTTCATTTAAATGCGGCTCACAATCACCGGTTAGAATAACTGTGTTGCAGCCGTTGTCCCTTGCGAAGTTTAGTCTAGCTATATACTCATTAGTATAATGAAAAATCCTATTATCTTTGATTCCAATAAGATTATCATAGTGGCTTGGATGTAGTCTTGCCACACAAAACTTACATTCATTAGGACATCCGCCAGGTACATGAATAGATAATGATTGTATTTCCATAGATATAAAAGAGGGGCACAAGGCCCCGTTTTAACTATAGGCCGTAACAAGTCGGTATAAAACTGAGAGCCAGAGTACGGAACAGAAAGAATTCTTCATGCGACATAATAAATGTAGCAGTGTTATTTCCTTCCTTTTCCTTTACGGTTATAAAAAACTTTATGCCATTTCCATCGTCAGTGATTGAGACATACAGCTTTTTTATGACCGTACCCTTTTTTCCAGTACCGGCATTTGGATCATGCAGTAATTCAGTCTGATTGCCTGAGAGACGATTAACTTCTATCTTCGAAATCTCGATAGGCGTTAAAGCGAAACTCAATGCGGCTTCCCAGTTGAACTTGCGATCAGCAACAGCTGACGCGAACTTCAATAATATGCCGCCGATGGAATCTACATACCCTTTTTCATTACGTTTCGGCAACATAAAGTCCGCGGACAGCGCTGACTTAGTACGATAAAATATCAAATTAGTCGGTAATTGCGCCAATTTGTTCTTCCTTTCCTGTGAAATGTTTAATTGTTTCTTTATCCTTTTTCATGAAACAAGCAGGTCGTACTATGTATTTGGATATGGGCGGGTCACCTGAAGCGTTTCCCCACCATTCTTTAGCTGCTCTAAGAACAGCTTCGGTAAGAGCATCTGCGCATATAATACCATATCTGCATTCTTCGTGAAACGGACAAAATGTTTTATCTTTATAACAGATCATTCTTCACCTTCACCCAATGCTGCTTCAACATCCGGAGTTAATTCACCTGTGGCAACGGCGCGTAAGTCATCAACAAGATTATTCTCTTTGATGTAGTTAGCGATCCGATATTCTTTACCATAACGAATCGGTATAACACGGCCGTCAACTGTTGTAAGTTCAACCGATGCTGCAGATTTCTTTGCAATAGCTCCATTAGCCATGGCAGCCAAAACCATTTCGTAAACAGGATCGAATCCTGTACCAAAGAAAAATGCTGTACTGGTTGTTTGGCCTTCTTTGATACCACTAATCTTAGATTTAGTGGCACGGATATTTAATCCGTATCCGACTGGTGTATCTCCATCCATCGGGGCTGATGCCTTATCACCACGGCTTAATCTCAAAGTAAGCAGATCATAAAACTTTCTGGCATTACCACCACTCATAGTTTGAGTTACGAATGCAGAACCGATTCCGGTTGCCCGCATCTGACCTATTTGAATAAGACCATGTGAACCGGCTCGTAACGAGCCAATTATTCTGGGATAGAAATCAGATAATTTGCGTGCCTTAAGTGCGATATCATCATCGTCCAGATCACGTTTCTTACCTTTTTTGCTCTGTACCCTTCCGCGAGCCATCATAGCATCCAGTGAATCAATAACAGCTAAGTCGAATATATTATCATTCATGCTGGATACAATTGCATTGAGATAATCTTCAAGAGTGGCCGGAGTAAAGTTTTCATCCGGTGGTACATCACTACCTATGTACACCATATTAGCGGTGTCAACACCAAGAGTTCTGGCCCAACTCATATCAAGTGTACCTTCTGCATCGCAGTACAATACCAGTTTACCAGCTTTCTGAGCTGCGGATGTAATAGCTAGACATAACGATGTTTTGCCGACACTGGTATCCCCAAATAAAGTAATTAATCCACCCAGTGGTAATCCGCCGCCAAAGAAAGAATCGATACTCGGTATCCCGAGATTCATTCTTTGAAACGACTGAAATTGCTCCGGCAACTTCTCTGCAAAATCTGCAACAACAGACGAACCCTTTTCAAGGGTCGACTTGGCATATTTACTAAGAAATTGCTTTGCCCGGGCTTTCTTTTCATCAAGAGTTGCTGTACTCATGTCTATTATTTCCTTTCCAAACAATTCATCCAATTCCATTAACCATGAATGACGCTTAATAAACGCCGATATCCATGGTCCATTGTTATATAATCGCATTTTGCAATCAGGCATAAAGTTAGGTATTGGTGGATAGTTACGATAGCAAACATCCTGATTGTCTTTAGATCCTAAAAAAGCACACTCACTGCATCTGGGATACTTTGTTTTGCTGAACATTTGATGAGTCCTTCAAATGATGAAGAAATGAAAGCAGAGAGTAGACGTCGTCCAGCTTAATTGCATCATGCACTTTTTGCATTGAAGTTTCAGTTCCACTGGTTATACTATTATAAGAATCTACCAATGCTGAAACTGCAGAATACCATACCTGCGCATTGCTTCTGGAATGTTTTTCTATGCCTAAAGCAATGACATCTGGTTCCTGCACGAATTTAGGCAGTTTCGGTAATTTATCTTGCATGATTCGCAGCAGTTTAACATCAATTGTAACTGAATCAATGAGCATGCCCCTACCATCGTGGCTCGTAGTTATTTTAGCGAAATTAACAGGCGGACTACCAAAATTCGAAATTACATGTATTTGGAATCCTGTAGAACCTAAAGGTATACTGTTAAAATATATAAGGTCTGGATTTGTTATATTACAAAACTCAGAGAAATAATGCATGAACCATTCTTTTATACTATACAGTAACTTACTATCCAGAAGCTTTTCTACTTTGCTGGTGTCCATTGGCTCATCTCCTTAAGCAGCTGCATCAATTGTTTCCAGTCATCAAATTCAAGATGAACCATGCGATGTTTCATGGAGTTTTGAGTGACCAAAATAGGAATATTATCTTGTCTGTGAATTTGCTTTCTAGCTTTTTCCCAATCATTCCATTTAACCAGATGATTACGGGAAGTTGATGTACGTTTAGCCTCGTACCCAAAACTAGCATAAGCAAGTAACTGTCTTACTATGGGTTTGATATCACCGTCACCAAACTGATTACCAGATCCGGAAGTGAGCCGCAATTGCTGCAGCTCACCAAGTTCGGATTCAATAAACAGTTCAAGTTCATCCCGAGGCATTATAATTACTCAGTATCAGATGCGGACGAAGTAACTATCACATAGTTGATATCGGAAGATTTACCAGTCACCATAGCGGTGGAAGCATCCTCGGAAATATCAAATGTAACTGTCTCACTGTCGGAGTCAATACGTAGCACGTTATTAATAACTTTAATGGGCAATTCAATGTGGAATGCACCAATGTGCTCAACAGCCAGTACTTCATTACCATCTGAACCAGCGGATGATTTCGAAGAAACGTGGGCTTTACCATCATGAACATCGATCAAGACAGATTCCTGCGAAAACAAAGACATCTTCTCGACAACGTTACTGAGTGTACTACGATTAAACGTAACCAGATAAGGCCGTTCTATTTGAAGAACTGAACGAATAATTTCGCTAGAATCTTCGATATCATTAAGAGTTGTTACAGCCATTCTACCAAGTACATTTTCCGGTGCAAGACCAAGTACACTCGAATCTTTACTGGATAAAATGTACATAAGACCGTCCTGCCGGCCGATCTTCTTAAAGATACTGGCGCGGACATACACATCCAGCTTTTCCATTTTGGTACCAGGTTTTATAGAAAACGCTGCGATAAGCGAACGATGATACACTGTGGCCCACAGCATATCATTGTTATCACCATCATATGTCAGACGAATGCTGTTACCGGTTTGTGTATTGCGTTCAGTAGTCGTGAACGCTCGGGCATGGTCCATAAGCGTATTAAACTGATCAAAAGGTAATGAACCAACGCTGTCCATCTCAGGCATTTCAACATCAAATTCAAGATTATCTACTGAAAACCGGTAGATACCTTTTGAATCATTGATAGCCAAGGCGCCTTTACTGGAATTGTAAGACAAATCAATATCCGTATTAGCGGGTAACATTCCGATGTAATTACGAAGTTTATCATAATCCACCAGCGTATTAAAATCAGGAATGAATTCCGATTCTTCGATTTCTATACCAACGCGGCCGGCAACATACCTGCTTCTGGTGGATAGTAATAAATAGTGTTTCGATGGACCTTCTTCCTGAACAAATAAATGCGAGGATAATTGTACTTTACCGGTTTCAATAATTGTACCGGTCTTTTCAAAGCCTGGCATCAGGAAGTTAAGAGCATCAAGTAAAACATTTGATTTAAGTTTCAATGTAATCCTCCAATACCTTAAGTATATATAAATAGTGTTCAGTTTCTGGTGCATCACCATAAACATTCTTCACATTCTCTTTAAATCTATCAAGCTCTCGTTTACTCAAAGTAACTACATAGAGTTGCTTAAGTTCGTTAACGATGCGTGGAGCTATTTCTTCAGCTGCTGCTTGTGGTGTTATCATTTTATCTGAAGCTATAGAAGATATCACAACAGCTAACTGTGCAATAATTCCATTCAAAGCAACTTTGTGAACTTCTGTCATGATGATAACCCATGATTAAATAAATGGTTGCCAGGAGATGGAAGCGTCGGATAATCTTCAGGTTGTTCCTCTTGCTCTGCAGGACTATCCTGGTCTGATTTTTCTGCATTTAGCACGGACATAGCAACTTCTATGATTTCATTGGTTTTAATAAACAAATCTGAATGCAGATTACTAATAGTTTTTTGAAATAGATCCGGAACGTCCTGTTCGTACATAAACAATGTTGTAAATGTATGAACAACAATATCAGATAAATCTCTCTGCAAATCAGTATTGTTTACCAATGGTTTAAATATTCCAGGAAATTTAAAACTAACCTCGAATGGAGATTTGTCTTCGACATCATCTGCTAGATCATACTCAATGTTCAATGCTATTTTTATGGTGTCGTCAGTTACTATGGTAACTATACTTTTGTCTAATGATTCTTCCATTGTACTCCAATATAATAGTAAAATATTCTATAATTACGTGTAAGGTGACTCTTTATGTAGCAAAATAGCTACATTATCCACTAGAGTATCTACTATTACCAGGACGGTTGTTTTTAATAGCTACAGTGCAAACACTGTTAATTTCCTGGACTAACATTTCATTTATATCAATAGTATGGCTATAAACAGATTTAAGTTTAGCTAGAAAATCAACAATATCAGCTACACGTACCACAGACTCATTCATATCTACAGATATAGCCCTGTGTACAGGTATACCCTTTAATTTCTTTTCGGAATCATCAGACAATTCTTGTCACCTCCAATACTCATTATTCCATTTTTAACGATTACCCATACAACAGGGTTTTCATTGTAAATGATCATTGCTTCAGTACCAGGTGCCGGAATAGCAAGTCGCTGTTCTTCCATTAAACGTTCTTTAGTTGCGTCATCAACATCAGGTGGAATAGTTATTTTCTTTCCGTTTACAACAGCTTTGAAATCAATAGCAGTTGGATCAATTCCACGATCAAGCAATTCTGATGTTAACCTGGCAGTCAATTCATGGGCACTCTTAAATCCTGCTGACAATATTTTACGCAGATGAAAGTAACCATCGATATAACTACCAATGTCATATCCATTCAGTTTATGCTTTATTTCCAGCTCGGCCAGGGGATTATTTACATCGAGTTTGACCAGCAAATCACTGAAATCACTCGGCATCATTTGATTCAATGTCAGATTCTGTAGATTCAACATGCGCAATTTCCTTCTTAAATTTGAATAAACTACTCAGAAACTGTTGATTGATTTTGGTAATAGGTTGTTTTTCAATCACCGGTTTATCAGTATCTTCATCCGAAATAGTTTCAACGGATGAAATAAGATCTTCAGATACTGTACCCAAAATATCATCAGTTACTGTACTATCAGAACTAACCTGGTTCTCTTCTATGTAGGATTCGGTATTTTCCGATACATTTTCATCAAAGTCTTCTGGATCTGGATCTAGATTTTCATTCTCGATATTGTCCTCAGCAATTAAAATTGCAGAAGTATCAATACCATCTACAAACTCACTGGTTGTACGCATGGTGGTAAACACACTATCCAAATCATTGAAATCAAAGTCGTCTGCCGGTGTTTTATCATCTCTGAATTCCGGAAGATCCATATCTTCAAGACCATAGTCATCAGGTTTTGATACCTGAAATAATGGATCAAGATCCCTAATGCTTCTTACATCATTAGGATCAAATGGTTTTTTACTCACTTATTCCTCCATTTTAATTACAATACCAAATGGGATATTTACGTTTCCTGATCCAATTGGCAATACCCACATCCATGATCCAACAACTGAAGATGGTTCTGGAAATTCAGTGAAAGCATCTGTAAGACACACGACTGCGGTAGCATTACTTTTGTGTTCGGCTACCCATTCAGCTATGCATAAATGGCTAGTGCCCCCTCTTCCGCCATTTATGCGTACATGCGATAGAATTTCTTCAGGTGAATCAGAGCTTGTGAGTTCAATAATGTCATGAATGTCCATATCAGCAAATAATAAAGTCATTATTACATTAGCATAGGATCTGGAAATCCTAATTGCTTGGCCCAGAAATTCAGATAATTCATTATCACCAATGGATCCTGATGTATCTATGGCAATAACGACATCAATGCTTTCACGAACAATTGATGGCATGTATGATCCAGTGGAAAGACTGTTTCTATGCGGGCGTCTAAATGTATAATCTACGGGAAGCATATTTGTAATAAAATTACTTAATAATGTTCTCCAGTTAATTATATCCTTCAGAAATGCATCAATCATTCCTTGGAACGCACCGTGCATAGTTCCACGAGCTTTTGCCATTTGAGCGGCCATTGCGATGTTTTGTTTACTTTTTCTGCGAATTGCATCTACTTCATCCTGGCGGATATCTCCTTCAGAACTCAGTATGTGCTTATCCCAGTTATGAGGCATTTTGCTATCTTTATTCCCACCGCTATCATTGCTATCACCGTCATCGTTGTCAGATTTTCCATTACCAGATTGCGGTTCACCTAAAGTATTGCAGTCCTTGGATTCAGGTGGTAATGCATTATTCTTAACCAATTCATGATACAATTTGTCATAAATGTCTTCAGCAGTAAGATCAGTTAACTTTTCAATAAAGATATTCACACCGTTTATTGTGATCTTAATACTATCTGAATTTACATCAGGAATAATACCACCCTTTGGCAATTGCAACTGCATCAATAAGCACATTGCATTTGTTTTTATGTCGACGGCTATATTCCATAAATCAGCATGCCTGCCATTTGTACGATGACAATGCATAAAAGCGGTATGCAAAGATTCGTGCGCTAGCACACCAGCTACTTCTAATGTACATAAGGAATCCACAAAACTTCTGTTCCAGTATAGATTACTGCGGATGTCTACAGCTATACTTTGAACATATTCTGTTTCGATAAATTTGAGATTTGTTGATAAAGCAAAGAAGAAAGTAGCTTTTGTTTGAAGCGTTAGCTTTGCAGCTACGAATTTGTCTTCAGCGGATAATGACATAATTTTCCTTTTGTGGAAAAGCCCGCATAAGCGGGCTAACTAGTTATTTCTGATTCATTAAGAATATGAGCATGATTCTTAATGAAATCATTGTATGCTGGGGACTGAATTGCCTTGGTAATAAAGGACTGCTGACCTTTGCTATACTTAAGCATGCGAAGAAGCAGAATACCAAATTCAGCTCCAAAGTATTTCACAACCCTGAAAGCATTATCGATATTAAATTCCTTAGCAGTACTGGTGCGGTAAATTTCGTTAATACCAGTCGTAAGCGCCCATTTAATATCAACACGCGTGATATCTGCTGCTCGTTCAGGATGTTCCAGAATACCTTTAATATCCAATTCATCTCTGATTCGAATCCAGGCTACAAATTCAACAGCAATACCATCACCGACGGCTGCAGCAACCTGATCTTCAATTTCAGGATAATGACTTTCCTTATCACCCTTAAGACTCTTAATAAGCCGGCTGGCTTTTACCCATGTTCTGGGAGATGGCATGGCCATATGTTTCATAGAATCTTTATCTGCCATGAGTGCAGCCGGTTTGAAGTGCAAAAACCCAATAATACGATTATCGATTTCTTTGGGAATTGCATAATTACGGGACCATTCTTCTACTGAAGGGGGCATCAATTCATAATGCACAAAACGGTTGCGTAATGGAGCAGCCATGGCAAATGTAGCGGCCATATCTTCAGCACGATTACCAGCAGCGGCAATAAATACATCCTTGCAGATCGGATACTCACCAACCTGATGATCATTAACCAACTGATAAGCAGCAGCCTGCATAGATGGTACAGCAAGATTCATTTCATCAAAGAACAAGAATCCGCGGGCAGTAGGTTTACCCATAGTATTGAACAGCATGGACCGTTTCCAGTCTACTACTTCTGATTTATCAAATAAACCAGGTAACCCACGCAAGTCTGTAGGATCCATCTGGGTAAGTCTAGCATCCGCATACACAAACCACTTGGATGGATCATTCATTACTTCTTGCTTAAGTTCACGATCAGATTCGTTCCAATGAATAAAGTTACGACCTTCTTTCTTTGCCAGAAATTTAGCAACAACAGCTGCTGTCTCGCTTTTACCTATCCCAAATGTACCATGTACAAATGGAGATACCTGGGCCGTATAACATCTAACAAAATTCTTTGCCAAAGCGGCATGATTAACTTTTCTCAATCCTATTTCTCCTATAGTTTTTTAATTACCGTTAGTGCGTCATTATGTGTAAATACTGTCATAGTGTTTTAATAGTTAATATGCTTTGTAATTTAGATTGTATTTCATTGATCATAGACTTTTCCTCTTCGATTAAAGTCATATTATGATGCTGTATTTCAGCAGATTCCTTCTTAGCTTTATCAAATTCTTTGCGCATTAATGAGACTATTTTTGGTAAATATGGCTCCAATAAAACAACAAATGTACTAACATCACTTATTGGAAAGTAAACATTATTACAAGATATACCGGTCTGATACCCTGAACTTTCAAAACGAATTTGTACTGCGTTACTGTTTGATTGCCCAACTAGTATAGCTAAATATGGATCAATAACATTTATTTGAATATCTAATAAACTATATTTTAATTGAGTAGCATAGAAACCAATTTCTTGGAAACCATTACTTATAGTCCACTTACTTTCGTCAAAATGCATTAAATATGGGGTAAATGCGTCCTTATATTTGAAATATATTTCTGCAGCTAATTTGGTTCTTGGAGTAAGAGTATTAAACCACTCTCCTATATAATCAGAGTTATAAACAAAAAAGTGCTTAAGCAGAATGAATTCTGTAGCAATATTGTTTGAACCACTACACAGGGGTCCACTCATAATTCCATCTTTTACGTCGTAAGGTATATTAAAAACAATTCCTCTTTTATTTATATAAAGTATGTAATGCCTTGGATTAGAACACTCATGTTTACTACTAACTACGTTTCTAAATCCAATATTAAATAATTTCGTAATGCGAGGCATGTTTATTGGCATTCCAGATGGTATTTTAAAAGCATGATCAGTTTCTCTATAATAATCTTCATTAATCTTATTTATTTCACTTACATAACTAAGAAGATTTACTATGGATTTTGCTAGAGTATGACTCATTACACCCCAACTGCTGTAGTTATAGCTCTCATTTCTTCCCTAATATGGGTAAGTATCAGATCCATACTATTTTTAGTATTAGCAACTTCAATGGTTTTTTCTTTGTTTCTGATTTTAAACATCTTTATTTCCTGTCTGAGACTTGCTAATATTTCATTAGACAAAACGGAAAGTACAGGATTTATTTCGATATCATCAGTAAAACTACGTACATTAAACTTTGCTTTAATCTTTTGATCAAGACCATCAACACTATATATAATTTCTGAATCATTTCCAGAACTATAATTACTCACATATACTCTGTGAACAACAATTACTGCTTTTTCCCATTTTTCATTAAAAGCATACATCGTATTAATTTTACGCGTACCTGATAATAAATCTATTTCTATATGAGATCCATCTGATCGTACGAATGGTTCTGGATACATTTCAAAAAATGGCACTAGAGTATCACAGAACTTTTTATATACTTTGTAAAAGATTTTAGAACGATTAGGAATAGATTCAGCCCATTCTAAGAATTCATCTTTTTTGTGATGGAACATCTTATAAATAAGCTTTTCCTCATCAACATAAAGTCCAAACAAATAACGAGCTTGTGTTGCATAATGTGAAATACGTATGGAAATTAATCCTTTAGGATGTATTCCAACATATCCAATAGGAATACCAGTTTCATCATAATCATCCTTACGGTGTATACCTATATTCTCACATACAAATCTCTTTGATACCAAGTTCTTAAAACTGCTGTCTATGGTTTTCCTGATTAACTGGATAGCACGAACAAATTCCTCATGTTTATCATAGGAAGTAATATCAATTGGCCTTATGTTTTCTGAACAGTATTTAGAACAAAGTTCAATCTTTTTAAGTATAGCAATATTATTGAGATAGTAATCTACAAAATTAAAGGTATTTTGATCTTTTGCGGATTTAGTAACAGTTACTTGTCTACTAAGTATATCCGTAAATGAATTCATTTATCCTCCTGGATGATTTCCACTTTAATAAGATCATTGCTGGTTATTTGCATCTTCAATTAAACTTAGATTGTAGGTAACATTATCATAGATCTTTGTTAGCCAGTTTGCCAATGACTTAATAGTTGATAAGTCCTCGGAATCTTTGGTGTTCGGAGATAGATACATCTCATACGACATACTCACACTGCCAGTTATAAGCAGTACCAGAGCTGTTTTAATACGCCATATGAAAGATCCAAACCATGATTTAGTACCAGATTTTGATTCAACCTGAACTTCAATATACACATCCTCGTCTGGTACAGGCTGAGCTTTGGAATATTCATATATCCTGGAAAAGCTATGATGTGTAACAGATAATAAATGGCTTGTGTCGCCGCAGGCGCACTCAAACCGCCGTGTACCGGTACTCTTTACTACTTTCATGCTGGTATTTTCTTTCATTACGTGTTTTAAGTATTCCCAATATCTTATAGGAAAATTCATGAGCAGCGGCCTGCAATTCATGCAGATCCAAAGCAGCTACTTCAGTATCAAATGATATGAGTAATGGTTTTGCCTTGCGCACAACAATAAAATTGTACAAAAATGTGAATATATCACTGATACTGTACCATTTACCAAAATAGGGGTACTTATCCAATCCCCATTCCGATTCATGATTTTGATTGGTGTGTTCAAAGCCAAGTCGTTTTACACGAACAGTTATGCCATTCATAGATTTAATAGCATTAAACTCATCGATGAATCGCATATCCGATACAAAAATTACATGAACATTATGATCAATGTCAGAAATCAGTCTTACTGTTTTGATCAAATAATTGACCCATACTTTTGAAAATATATTGCGGGCAACTTCAGTACCGAATTTCTGCAATATGTATCTCGTTGTCATATTATTGAGTTCTGGATGGCGGCGAGCTTTGCCTTCCTGAGTAAATACATCATCGTGGTTTAATGAAAACAAGTCCATTACAACCACTTTAAGTTTATCAGCAAAATTGATTGTCCTGCAGCGAATATCATATTCCTGCAGTATACTCATAACCATTCCAACAAAAGTATCTTTGCCGGATTGAATTTTACCGTTTACACCTACTACCACTATATTTCTCATGCGTGTTCCCTCGGTTCGGTTCTTATGGGTTGAATGTCATCCTGGGTTTCATGAAGAATCCAGAAAGAAAACACCATTCTCTGGAAATCCTTCAGCATAAAGCTGACGTTACTCTTGAGAATAAATGGACGCAGTTTGCCATAAGGCAACAGGCCCAAAAGTGTTTTTCTTTTATAATAAATACCTTTAGTATTTCTATGAATCTCATTACCGGATGCAGGTACTTCTACCCATTCATGTTTAGGATATACCCGGTTACCCTGCAATGTAAGTGTAGATCCATAAATGGTTATTCTTGGTTTTTCAAATACGATATCATCCGATTTTAACGGATAATGGCTAAGGTTCTCGATCAATGTTATAACATGATCTTGAACTACGCAGTACGGAGCGGTTACGTGTCTAATAAGGTAGTCCTTTCTACCATTCAACTGCTGGAGCAGCTTCTTGAAATTGTTGTATTAATAAATCTCTTTGGGTCCTTGTGGCTGAATCAACCTCAATTCTGTGCGGGCATTTAAGATATGAAGGTTCATGCCCATCTGACTGCGGATAATTATTTGCCATTGAGACGGTAACTTCACTTTGAGCAAACATCAGCAGATCCTGGTCGGTATTGACATGGATTCCACCAATTGTATTACCGTTTTTTAGTGAATTATGTAATTGTATGAAATCTGCATTCTGCATTAATAAATTTACCAAAGGACAATTTTGAGTCTGGGAGCAGTAATCGCAGGGATGTTCGGTTGCTGTTGGATCGGTTTCAGTTGGAAATAATTTTGTGAAATCAGTATTCATCATTTTCCTCTAATACATTTTCTTTTATAAGTGCTGACACAAATACTTGTTGAAAGCAATTTGGACATATACCAACATCGGTTATGCGTACCCACGAACTTGCTGGTTTATTGAATTTCGTTTTACAACGTTTAACAGCCATACTATAACCGCAAGCTGGGCATTCGACCTGCACCATTCGTATATTCATTGTGGAATTTACCTGTTATTTTATGAGAAATATGTAGATTGGCTTGATAGATTGTAGACAGGAGTCTACAGCTTGCGGAAATAGTATGCGTTAGTAGTTAATATTAAGATCTCAATATTTCACCAGCTACATCGGGATCTATTTTAAGCAGTGCTTCCTCAAATGTTTCCGCACCTTTTGAATGTGCATCTAGTATAGCATTAGCATGTTCTTTTGCTTTAAAGTCAGCATCATATAAGATACGATTATTGGTAATGATGCCCCAATAATCATTGAGTTTAAACAATCTGAATTTATTTGTGCTACTCAATTTTGAACCCATACCTTTCTGCTAAATCACGTCTGAATTGGTTACAATCAATCCATTCACTATTCGGGCCACGCAGTACCCAAAAACCATTAATGTTATTGCCATGAGGAGTAAGACCATATTCACGTTGCATGACAAAACCATTTTCAGATTTGTACTGAGTTTCAGATATTTTCAATAATAATAATTTGTTATTACTCATTACATTGATTACTTAGCTACAATTAATACTTTATTTTCATTATGATGAATAAATATACATCGAATGGATGATGTCGGAACATAGTATTCCAAAGGATATTCTTTATAATCAATTATAACCAGCAAACTCATATAAAGAAATTCTGAATCTATACGTATGTCTTTTAGTTGTATGAAGTCTTTCCTGTTATTAGATGACATAAAACCAATCCATATCTTATGTTTTGGATTGTCAACAGTTGGTTTATCAGTTGCCTCAACTTCCAAAGATACTTCGGTATCTAACCCGGGAAATGTAATTTCATATCCTGCGTTAGAATCGATATTAATCTTTTTCTGAAGATCCTTGATGGACCAGTTCTGAGACAATACTAATACTGGTAAAAATACCAGCAGAAGAATCTTATACTTCATGGATAGAACCAACAGGTGTAACAGCTACAATGGGTTCAGGCTGAACAGTTGGTTTTTCCAACACTTCATGTTCATCCACAATATCAAACCCATCAACAACTGTTAATGGATCAACTTCACGCAGTAAACCCGCTAGTATATGAGCCAGCTTGTCTTCAGTATAGATCGAATCGATACCATTTACACCAAAGGCTAACCGCGCTATTACTTTAGATAAAGACAAAGCCTGTATTTTATAGCCGCGGTTCAGAAACTTTAGTACACGTATCATAGATCCGCCGGCATCTTCTACTCTCTTTGGGCAAACGTAATTAAGTCGTTTAGCAGCCAGGTCAACGTAGAACATGTCGGAACAAAGTCCGATCCATTTATTCTTTGCAGCATCAAACTGTATGGCTGCCTGGGCTATCGTGAAATCAAATGAAAGTACAACATGATCAATAGCTAAATAGGTCCATCTTGTGATGAACTGCACGGGTATTCGTGGGGGCGCCAATACAGTAATGGCATTTTCAGTAGTATGTATTCGTGCTTTTCTGGAAACAGCAAGTTCCATTGCCGCCCGTTTGCCATATTCTTCGGATCTGGCCATAATATCAATGTCAGAAACTTTTTCACCGGCGATTGTGGCACGAATAAATCCACCAGCCAGAATAAGATCCGGATACTTCATCATTAGATCACGGACATCTTTTGGAATCCTAGTTACAATAAATCTTAAATCAGAATCTGGGATATTAATATTCAATTTGTACTCCTTGAGATTATTAATTATGTGTAAAAATATACTAGTGTAAAAGCATGCCTGTTGAAGAAGTGGCCCATGTCCATTTTAAATCGACCAGGAGTTACTTCGCCGATGTACAAAGCATGGTTTTCGATACTAGAACGGAATTCTGCAATTGATGTCCATCCATGTTTTGACATTCTGTTGGAAGACACCAATTCATAGTCTCCGTGTAGTATGTTTTTATCTGAAACTTTCTCGGCCCATATTTCAGTGATCATTAACAATAGTCACCCCAGGTACTATGTTTTCAACATACTTAAGATAGTACACTTCATCCCAAGTAGCATTACAGTTATTACATTCACAATGAGATACAGCATAGTTTACATCAAAATCATTGGAAGTGGCAGTTATATCTGACGATAAACACAACGGACATTTATCAACACCAATATTCATCCATTGCTTATGTTGTTGTTTAGATATTTTGGCAATCCATTTACCATCATTCACTAAATTCAGAGTTATACCATCAACAGTTATGCTGTCTCCAGGTTTAAAATGTTTTGTCATGAGTCTGCTTCACTTTAACTTCAATATATGGCTTAGTTTCCTCATTGTTAACTATAGCGCCATCGAAATAAGTATCTTCTTCCATAGAACCAAGGGTCCATTTACCATCTCCAGCATACACAATATATGCACCGGTAGTGTAAGCTGTGTCGCCTTTTTCAAGATATCGTTTTACTATCATGACTTCTCCTGCTTGTTAAGTACATTCCAGAATTCTTTGGGTAAATGAATGTTATTCACGGATACTGCACCTTTAAACAAAGGCGCAATTGAGCTGATATTGTATCCGGCAAGACCACAACCTATCATAGTTACCAGGAATTTAAATTCCGGATGAGCTTTGGCGTATTCAATGAAATCATTGACATACGTCTGAATAGTTGCAAGCGGTAACTTACCGCTAATATTCTTGGCAACTGTCGGAATAGCATAGGTATTACCATAATGACCCACACCTTTGCCTCGGATAGCACCGAAAGACATAGCTGTTCTAGCTGCGCCAGCGCCATGTATACCAGATTCATTACTACCGAACACAAACACTTCATTTAATCCGATTTTAGTTATTAATGGTTTTGTTATTCTGTTTATCACAGTTCTACTTCCTCTTCGTAGTATTTCGGTCTGTTGAATCCGAACCTACTGGACGTATTGTTATGTTCCAGTAGTTTGCTTCCTATAGTCTCATTGTATCGGGTTATTATGTCAAAGCCGTTTCGCATGATATCGATTGTTTTTATGACAGCATTATTGTCCAATGGTACGCCATGACTGGCTGCATAGCTGCGCGATGCCATTGCAATTTCTTTTATTTCGGCACCTGTACAATTATCGAGATGTTTCTCGAGATCAGCAAGATTAAACTTATTGAATTTGGGTTTGTACAGGTTAAAGCATTCAATGGCTTGTTTACCACGCAGTGCCCCTACGAAGATGAATTTATCAATTCTACCAGGACGTTTTAATATACGATCGGATATCTTCTCAGGATAATTTGTGGTCATTATAACGTAATGGCCGCTTTTTGTTTTGGGCTGATTTTGACCATCTAGAAAATTCAATACATCGGAATTATCCATGTTTAATGAAGATTCTGCATCTTCAAATATAAAGATGGATGGGAATTTAGATCTTGACATCCTATAGCTGAAATGGGCTGCTTGTCCTATACCTGTGCCATAGCTAACAACATGTGTTTCCCTCATATTACGAATAATATTATTTATCATCGTAGTTTTACCTGATCCCGGAGGACCTACTAATAAAACTTTGCGTATTCCTGATTGACCGTAACGCTTAAAGTCTTTTAAGTTAGAGAAATAATGTTGCATGTCTGTATTCAATTCAGAAACTGAATCATGCACTACCGGGATTTGATTAAACGCATTTTTGGTTAATTTGGGAGATATGGTTAATCCCATAGGAGTCTGCATAATCGCATAATATCCTGGAGTTATTTCATATTTCTTTTCTAAGTATTTATTTTTCCAGGATTTGAAATATCTATCCAGTTTCTTTGGAAATCCATGTGGACCAACCAATAAACATTCAGCTTCGACTCCACGCCGATAACTGAAGTACTGAACAAATATTAGAACTTCGCCACCACGAAGATACAATTCCTTTACACCTGTTTCTTCATTCTGTGCACCTGTGTCTAGTTGCATAACTTGTGGTATAGGTTTGTTATGTTTAATAATACGAACGATATCCAAAGGATTATTCGATGATCTGTGTGATGCATTATTAGCGTAGACAGTAGCATATGTAAAACTAGGTTTAGCTACATCTACCCCAGAATCACTGCCGGTTACTTCTCGATAAAGCTTAACCAGCTGTTGAGTTAATGAATCAATTTTAGTCAAAATGTGCTCCCGTAACTTTTAAGTATATTTGTCTGGTAATATCAATGTCAAACAGTGCATCATGGAAGTTGTGTGATGATGATTTTTCCTCTTCTTCTTCAACATCATCCAGCAATTCCAATTCCATTGCTACTGTTGCCAGTTTGAAATTAATCATTAAATGCCGGCGTGATTTAAGATACTGCAGAGCTAATGACATTGTATCCAACGGATTTGGCCAGAACCATGATCCATAATATTTATCACCTACCCTGTTAAACCAGGCTCGCAGAAACTGCACATCGAATCCAATGTTATAGCCGATTTGAAAGAGTTTATCAATCTTGTTAAACTTATCCACATGTCTGGACAAAATCTTTATCAGCTTATTGTAAGCATCTTTCTCGGTTTGATATGCATTTATTTGTTCTAATGTAATACCGGTTACTTCCAGTGCTTCATCCATAATAATAGCATCTTTGAATGGACGCATGTTGATGGAATGTCGTTCAACGACTTTACCATCAATGGCAATAACAAAAGCTATTTGGTGAATACCACATTTTTCGGGATCAAACCCCGTTGTTTCCACATCGAAGTAGAAATCTTTAATCTTCGGTTCCATAATATTCCTCTCTTGGCATCTCAAATTCATGATCTGATGCTTGTTTATTAATGTTGTCACATAAATCCTGGATATATGATATAACACTTGATGCAGGTAATACTCTTACTGCATCCATAACACCGGTTAACATATCTTCAATTAAAACGATATACATTCCATTCAGTGAGGAAGTAAATATTCTGAATTTGATATTATGTACCAGCATTACCAGGTTAAATTCAATATTTATATTTGGAAACAATTCCTCGAATTTGTTCAGCATGGTATTAGCACCTGCATGAGTTGAATCTGAGCTGCCATATTCCAGTTTTGAAAACAGATTTAGTATTCTAGCCTGGATATTAATTGCATCCTCCGGATGCGATGTTTTACTCAATAGTTCAGTTTGACTACGCAGTTGCTTTAAAATATTCTTCATTGAACTCCATCCTTAATTGAATGATTGATTTTTCCATTAATTCAAATCGTTGTTTGTTTTTCATGAATTGAACAAATCTTATGGCTTCAGGAGTGAATAATCCTCTGAAGGATTGATTCGATGAATTAATAATGTTGTGCTGGATTGCACGCATCATTTTCCAATATCTGTAATACTCTGTTTTAACCTTGAGCATATAGCCCCCAGAGTCCTCAATCACATATCCTTCAATAGGATTTGAAGTGTTTATTCCCTTTGTTGAATCAATCAAAGAGAATAATTCGTTTTTGTTGTTAATTACCTGTACTAATTGCTTAACTTCAAATCCGAACCTTCTGCCAAGTTCGAGTAATTCATTATAAGGAGTTTGCACGAAATCGATATCATTCTTTACTTCAGCCAACAAAACAATTCTTGGCTCAGGATAATAGATAATATGCGGATCTTCGACACAATCAATTACTTCAAATAGCAATGTTGTATTCGATGCTGACATATATTCGCGCAATTCATTGAATTTGGCGCCATGTCTATTACGCATCATTGTAGTAAACAGCATAGCATGGAATGCATTCGTGGAACTTTTAGATGCCATAATGAAATCTGAACCATCATATCCAAGAAGACCAAGAAATCCATTGTATTTAAGATATACTGACAACGGATAAGCAATCCTGAGTGATAATTCCTGAATATTATTTACTTCGGGTTCGTTTTCATTGAAGAATTTTGGCCATCCGCGGGCCACTATCTTCATATTGGCCTTGTCAATGAATAAACCTCTGGCAAGCTTTGTTAGATCATTCCACTCATTAAGTTTGAATGCTTGTTTGGTGAAATTGAATGAATAAATATCACCATAAACATTAACGGAGTTTATGAATTTGCTTGTATTAAGCGCATTAAAAAGTTCATTAATAGTCAACGCAGTGCCGGATAAATCATTTTCGGATTTTGATATTAATTCCGGGGCTGCAAATACATCATTCTTGATTTCGAATGTTTTGATGCCTGATTTATCCAGTGTTACACACCGCAACATTCCACCAAATTCAACTTTACCTTCAAGATTATAAGTGTATTTGGAAGATTGTATGGGTTCATCCATTTTATTGCGATGACCATGTATAGAAATACAATAATATAGATTAGATTCATTTGACGTTTTACTGAATGATTCATCTACTATTGTAATATCATTATATCCGCCAACACCGTTGATTATCTGCTGGGTAGAAACCAGTAATGGATTTTTCGGAATAAAAGGTAAACCACCATGAGTTACCATAACCTTGTATAATCCGTAATCATAAATAGTAAGTTGTGCCAAATGCCGGGTAAACTCACGAAGTTTCTTCTTATCTATTGGATGCGTATAGAATTGCTTCATGGTTTTAATGAATTCTTTACTGCAATTTGGCTCAATGGTATCATGAGCATATTGTCTTAACCATTTCTCATGATTGCCTTCCAGCATAATAACATTAGATTTTGCATAGATGGATAATAAATACTGTACTACTTCGTAATTCTGAATGCCACGATCAATATAATCGCCAGTGAATATGAACAATTCATCGGCTGGCAGATTATTAGGATCAACACCAACTTCACTGAAGTACTTCATCAATACATCAAAACAACCATGAATATCACCAATATGGTGAATCCTTTTATAATTGTTCATATCATGAACATTGTAATTGATTGTTTTCTCACTGCCTGGCATAAGAACTTTTATGTAAGATGGAATGCGGCCGGCTTCGGTTTCATATCTGGCGTAACTTCTCTGGATAACTTCAAAAGGTACTATTTTCAATGGTTCACGATTTAAATTACGCTGCACACATTCATGAAACGGTATATCACGGAATGAAACAGCGAATACACGATATCTGTGTTTTTCAGCATATTTCTTATATGCATTCATACTGTCCGTTGTAGAGTGAGTTGCGTCAATAACTGTAAACTCACCACGTTCCATTCTCTTTTCCAGCATCCTGAACAGTATTTCCCAGACGTCTTTATCATTTTTCTGTGAAATAGACGTACTACCCTCAGGAGTTATAACCGGTGTCTGAAACATCAGTCTGATATCATCTGGACAAATGGTATATGGTTTCAACCCATGATCTTTAATCCAGGTAGATTTTCCGGAACCTGGCGAACCGGTCATTAAAATTAAATACCGCATGTGTTTGTTCCTTTATAGAAATTTGGCTATTCTTAATGGCATCCAGAAATATTATAGGTCCAAGTTCAGCTGCTTTAATTGACATTTGTGTTTCTTGTACTTTCTTGGTTTAATAATATTTTTTATAACCCGAGTTAATTTGTCCATGTACACCCCATCTGCTTCGAACATAATATGCGGGTATGGATAGTCTCCATAAGATATGGTATTATCCACAACACCCGCATCGATAAGCAAGGGTTTTACGACCTTTGAGAAGTTATGACGCATAAGTCTGCGCCACTCACTTTTAGTAAGTTTTACTTTGGTTCTATGGAGAATTACATTAAGTATCTTCAATCTAATACCTTTCACACTTTATTATAAAATGGACACCAGAATTGTGTTACATTGTTAAAACGTGAAGCACAGAATTCGGATTGTAATAAACTAATCCTTCTGCAGTGATATATTTCACCTGAATCTGTTAGAACAAGATAATTATCCCCAACATTTATGTTTTCCATGGATGTTTCCAGTAATTTCAATGTACCACCTATTCTATAAATCATTTTGGTAATACCAACAATATGGTCAAGTATCCCGGTATTCGAGTATGTTCGCGTTACACGAACTAATTCATATTCTCGAACAGCTAATCAGCAAATCGTCTGCGCAATTTGGCAAAATGTGCCAATAATTGGACTCAATCAACTTGGGTTATATCAAAACGTGGTATTTGCAGATGGTTATGATAAAACTCAAAACAGCGCATAGCCACCTTTTTCACATCTTCTACTATTTCAGGGGTGGGTTCCTTCTCCCAATCCTTAATTACCCACGGATCATTATTGACAAACTGTACGGATAAAGCCCATTCTTTGCCTGATTTGCGAAATGCATTTGGTCGTTCATAAAACTGAAAACGTACTTGATTTGAAATCATAAAAACCTATTCTAAAGATGATGTATCTAATAATTCTATGGTATCTGATGTATATTCAACCCATACGAAATTAGTACCTTTCAGATTGTACATATCAATCAAATCCTCATGACTGTCAGTGAACCAGTTGTATAGCAAATCACCTGTTGGTACCACAATTCCAGATTTAAATCTACACACTAATATTTGTTTCCTTTTTATTTATTGGATACTTTTATAATCCAGTAAGATGCTGTACCAAGGCCAAGTAAAGTCGCCACCAATATTAAGATAGCGACAATTTTAATTACTGTGAATACAACAAAAGCTATAAATGCTAGTAGTATCAAAACAGCTACTATGGTTAATATTGCAAGCATGAGTATACCCATAAATGGATTTCCTTATTTAGTATTAACCAACCAGCTGAATTGCTTTTTGGCGTTAGGTTTTGGATACATCTGATTGTGCATGTATACAAGATACAATGACCAAATGCCATTGAATATCCCGGCACCAACTATGGCTGTTACACCATTCGTAGGTAATAGCCAGAAAGCTAATACCGTAAACAGAATATCGCTCATTAAATGATGCTTAATTACCAGCTTTTTCAGGAATGGTGATTTCATTAATAAAAGGTAAAATGTCAGAAATGAACCAATACCTGCAACTAGGCCGCCTACTAATATTCCCACTATTTGTTCTCCTCATATAATCTTGAATTATTTTTATACAATAAATAACAATTCTTACTGCATAATTTAGAATCAAAGTCTGTGGACTTACCACATACTTTGCAGCGATGCTTCTTTACGCGTTCCTGCATAAAGAACCGATTATTCTGTCTATAGAGATAGTCAAAATCTCCAAACATAGCTGCAATCATGGCAGTTAAGTAATTGCTTTCAAAACTCATTATGCAACCTGTCTTGAATTCCACTCCAATTTGTTTATAATTTCCGTTTATTAATTGATCCGGTAGTGGGATTCGAACCCACTTATTACCTGAAATACTGTGTACGGTAACACATTACTTTCAGGCTGTATTGCCATTATACTATACCGGAGCCGGAGATAATTATTTTGCCGGATAACTCACGGGCAAATTCCCAGTGAAGACGATAGTAACATCTTTTTTATCCTTAATTATCTCGACCTTTTCCTTTTCAACTTCGATTGCTCGAAGTTCCAAATACTCAGTAATTGTCATTCCCATTTCTGTGCGATATGCTTTATCAGCTATTGCCTTATTCTTCTCTGCTTCGGCTCTAGCGATTTCCGAATTGGAACGGGCCTTTTGTGTAAGGCTGGATTGTTTTTCAGCGGCGGTTCTTTCGGTTTCTTTAAGCACGTCGGCCGGTGGAGTTACCTGACCCATGGTTACATCGATAATTGACACAGGTAGGTTGGATACGATACAGTAATTCCTGAGAGAGTCCTGCATAAAATTTTCTATATTCTCAAGAACTTCTCGGTTGCCCGCCAAGTCAAACATAATATATTGCGAGCATTTGTCCCGAATAATTGCTCGGGCTAAAGGAGAAATATTATTTATATACCAGTTCTCACCAAAGTTAGAATAAAGATTTGGTGCAAACTGCGATTGGATCTTGATACTTATATAACAATCAAAATCAACCGGATTGTTGTCGTCAGTAATGATGTTATCAAAAACTTCCTTATATACCTGTGGGGAAGTCTTGAATCGTAGTACTTGCGTAGTCCAGGCGACGGTAACAGTTCCTGGTTGTGCGGCATTTTTATCCACACCACCTTTGTAAAACATACTAAAGATGGTTGGTTTTCTTTGTATCACGCCGACTTCATCGCCTTCGATAGACGCAAACTTACATGATGTTACTAACATCAATAATGCTAACAATGTTGCAAATAAACGCATAGTCCTCCAAGTTTGGTTGTTAAAATGAATACTTATACAATAATATGAATTATTATAATTAATTTTTCATTGTACTCACCTCCTCCCTCGAATATGTAGGGTTACTATGGGTTGGTTTGATCTTCGTCGTCGTCAACATCATCTGTATAACCTTCAAATATTGAATACAGTATGATGCACGCGACCATGGACAAGGTTGGCGTTAATAATGTGAAAGGTTCAGGGATTACGTTTGTCTTTATCATAACAACAGTAATACCCAACATTAATATAATATTAATTAACGCACCGATAATGGCTAATATAGCTAATACTTCTCTATAATTTGTGTACTTCACAGCTTACCTCTTTTCAAAGAATAAATTGAAATCAGCTATCCTGCACTCATCATTATATTTGTCACGATATTCTTTCATGAGATTGCGCATACTATTCGCAGTGTAATTGTAGTTATCTTTTGATTCTGTGTTACGAGACGTACGTTTTGGAGCTTCATTCGTATTGTTCGTAAGAATTAACACATCAGATGGAATATCCGATGCTACCGAATCTACTTCGCCATTCACAACATGAATAATAATTCTTCCTTTTATATTGTCAGCAAAGATAGGGTTAACCCAGCTTTCTGTTCTGAACTCAGGATGAAAGAAAGCTTTCAGTTGGTCGTACCTTTGCCAATCTTGTGAATTGTCTGGTATGGCGAATTTGCAGTTACCGAATAATCTTTTCTGCAGATTATTGAATTCTTTTTCAAGTTCCTGAAGCTTTGTCATGGTTCATCCTTATAGTATTTTTTGTGGAACAAGTCGCCGCCTCTTCCACATTGGCAGCTCTTACCACATTGAATCCTTTTTTAACAGTACTGTTGCTACTGTCCTTATTTACTACCGTACTCAGCTTAGTAAATCTACCGTAATACACATTGTCCTGCTCATTAGATTTATGGAGTACACCAATGTATACTGTACCGCTGATGTCCTGAGCAACAGCCATTACTGGATTTTTACTTTTCATCTTGAGGGAATTATGGTCACATAGTAGGTAGCCGGCCGTGAAAGCTGCCGCTGCCAGAAACACATAATAGATTATTACTAACAATTCTGTACTTACTTTAAACTTCATTGTTGTTTCCCGGGCTAGAGCAAGTCGCCGCCTCTTCCTTGACATTCTGATGTTGCAGAAATATCTCTTTCGCTTTCTCGAGTCGACTTAAAACAACGTCGATCGACCGCACATCCGTAAACAGCAGCTCAAATACCGCATTAACTTCATTTTCTCGCTTACCATCAAGATCCGGCATGTCAGATCCTATTTCTGTAGGTTCACACTGGGTGAAAGCAATACCGGCTATCTTGTTAGGATTATCATAAAATTTCAATACACCGACAGCAACATCGCCAGTACCAAGTTGTATACGTGGTACTCCGTTATGAAAATAAAACATAGTTTACACACTACCTTTCTTCATTAATGATTTATGAATGGAGCAATAATGCAACATAGGCAAGCAATAGAATCCATTACAAAAGCTATTTTATATAACTTTAACCGCACCAAATTGATTTACAGTCGGCCAGTCTTTAATTATATACTTGAGTTCATGAACAGTCATACCATTAGGAAAATCATGTATGACACATTCTGTTTTATTCCCGGGCCGGGACAAGTCGCCGCCTCTTCCAATAACAAACCTCTTACCATACGCCTGTAACCTAAAGTATATATTTATATACATAAGCCAGGTACAAACCATAGCCAAAGCAATGATTTTTTGATTAAGATACAAAGCGCCAGCTACTGGATTCGAACCAGTATAGGTGTAGGGTTTAGCTTACGCTTTCCAGTATTCAGTCTTTCAGTATCGTCATACTTGCCGACCTTACTGAGACTTTTTTTGAGTATCAACACCATCAAGCCATGAACTTGCGCTACCATGCGCTGTGCTGGCATGTTTAATTGAACAATAAAACCAGTAGCGTGCATACCCCGCCAAGTACGCGGGGCATGACACTACCAGGGGTACCCTATACTGTAGAGATTACTGTTATATATAACGGCTACAACTAGGGTGGGATTGAAGTCGTTATAGTTGTCAATGGTTAGACGGAGCTAACGGGTTTAACTGCAGGTGTGGAGACTTTAACTGGATTGGCTCGACTGCGTTCGAAGAGAGTAGCAGTGTGCAATGTGATGAGAGGCCAAATCCAGGAGTCTCGGACCTTCACAACCGCATAAGGCTCGTCGATCTTCACTTTCCGGGACAGCGTTACAACATCAGCGCCTCGCAGCAATTCGTACCGAATTACAAGCGCATGTTTAAACGCTTCATTATTGCCATTTCCTAACTGTCCGTCCAGTTTTACTGACCAGACTGGTTTGGATGTGGCAATGGTTTTTACCAATTCCAACTTACTGATTGATTCTCCGTCCCGTTTATACTCAGGGCGCGGGTCGGCGTAGTACAGCCGGTTCTTCCCCAGGTATAATAGGACGTCGACATCGGGATCCATGGGTGCCCAGTACGATCCTTCGTACCAGGAAATTGGAATGCCGCGGGTTGCTTCTCTGAGAGCAGCGCCCGCATATGGTGTATTTGGATTATTGATCTGTTGTTGCAGTGAAGTTGCAACGTCATCGGGAATCGGACCTAGGCAAGCTGCCGCGGTAGACTGCGGCGGAATTTCTGGTGCATTTACCAAGTGGCCCGGGTGTACTCTTTCTTTAATGTGCTTGTCTATATAGTCCTTGACGGACGTGGAAAGCTTATGGTAAGGCTTTCCGAATCTAAGTACTACGTGCATTGCCCTTCCTTGTTATGAGTAACTGTGTAGTCAGTAGCCCCGCCTCCGGCGGGAGCAAGTACCAAGGTTTTTAGGTTGTAGTAACGAGGTTAATTACGGTGCGCGGAGTTCGCGCTTTTACGTCGTGCACTATGACGAGTCCTCGTCGTTCGTCAACGTGGCTTCACTATCGTTACGCCTCGTGTCAGTTTGTACTGGCACGACGAGTGGCTTATTATTGACATGCTCTGCAAGCGGCGCCCCATTGTACAGTCGGTATTAAAAACACGACTTCACTTACTTAATGGGCAAGCTTTTGAGCTTTTCAATAATTGCCACTGCACCCGCTCGGGGCATCAAGCCCCTCGCGGGGCGGGCAGTTAGGGCCTAAAAGGGTAATTTCTTGTCCTTACCCCCTGCAGGCGGTTTTGACGTGGGTTTCTTCGTGGATGACGACGGCGGCGGTTCTTCGTCCGGATTATCCTCGGCCAGGTCTTCGTCATACTCATCGGTTGTTGCAGCGGCTGCTTTGGCGACGCCATTACCGTTTTTGAGTACCATGACGTTATTGGGATAGGACTCCCAATTGTAGAAATACCGATTCTTGCCGTCCTCTTCCTTCTTGGAAGTACGCTGCTCGGCTTCTACATAAACCATGGCTCCCTTTGCCAGGTTTTCCTTTAAGTAGTCCGACGGATCCCAGATCGTAATGCGTACCCATTCCGTACGCTCGATCTTTTCATCACCTTTCTTGTAGCTTTTGTCAATCGCTACACTCATTGTGGCTTTTTCCTTGCCGGAGCTGAGTGTCGTTACTTCAGCATCCCCGCCAAGTCGACCCATCACGGTCAGTCTCATCATTGACATCATAGGGTGTCTTCCTCCTGTTTTATTGTTGGTGGTTACTAGTTATTCTTAATCCGCACATCCACCATTAGCGGATAAGTTGTTTGCTCTCATATCCCTTTAAAGAGCTGTTTAGACATAAAGAGTCGGGGCGTTAACCCCGACCCTATATCAGCGAGGGATAGGCTCGCTATTTATTCTGCATCAGTTTTTGTTCCGCTCGGGATGGTTTTCCCTTAAGTCCTTCAGCGAAGTCTTTCATCAGGTCAGCGCCTGATGTAAATAATCCATGAATGGACCGGCCAACTGATGCTACGGTTTTACCACGTTCGAACTTTGACAGGAGACTGATTTCCTCTCTCTGTTTATCCTGCACAGTAACTCCACGGGCCACGGAGGCCCTGATCTTATCCAGTTTACGCTTTAGGGCTTCGTCGCTTTGCGGCGAAGGTTTTACCATTTGTTTGAATTCTGATCCGATGGAGTTCATCGCTTTTAGAATATTATTTACATTGTCACGGGGTTCTACGTTCTTACGACTGACTGCGTCACGTGTGGTCTGACGCTTTTTCCTCTGCGGTGCAGGTGTGGGTGTGGTGGTGATGTTCTCTGACATGATTCCTCCGATTTAATTGTTAATATATTCCTTCGCTGCATCGGCGATGCTATGCCGGTATGCAACAAAGGTGTTGATTTTATATAACTGTTCCTGGGTTACTTTGCCCAGCAGGCGCGCATCGTGCTTCAGGATTGGCCACAGAGCCTTGACGACTTGCTTCAATCCGCGCTGGTCCTTTGAGAACCATTTTGCTACGGTATCAGCGCCCTGAGCCATACCGGTCAGGTGCATGTTCAAGTAGTCCTGTTGCTTACGCAGCCAGTTCTCCCTGGCTAGGTCCTTTAACACTCTGTTGTTGCTGAGCAGTATGCTGGCCTTGTGGGCCTTGCGTACTTTGTGTGCGGTGGTGGTGGATTTTGTTTTCATTTGATCCTCCTTCTTCGTGGTGATGTGGTGAGGCACAACATTAATGCCGTGCCAATTATTATACCTACTGTGGACAATGTAATCATTAATTTTACTCCCTTCTGTAGATTGATGATGTTCTTTGTGGCGTTTATGCCACATTGGACTTATCTCTTTCTTCCTTCCGGGGGCCTCCACCGACCTCGTCTGGCTTCTTCAGCCATGATGGCCAGGGTTTCTCTGCTCGCCTGTGGTGTTGACGAGCGCAGCACTTTTGCCGGTGTTTTGCTGGATCCGCCACCGCACATGAATACCGTGCAGGGGGCATCTTTAATCTTGCTGGATAGGCGTGCTGCTATTATTGCGGCTTTCTTCATTTGGTTGTCAGAGCGTGGTTGATTAAGCTCTGTATCCTGTTTTTTGCTACTTCTGAGAATGCGGTGAGTCTGGCCTTACCATTCCTTAGTCTTATACCGTAGTTTGATATAAGACTATCGGAAATGTCCGCTACGGCCTTTCTGTGCAGGCCATCTATCGTATTAGCCACGGATACAAACCTGCCAGAATGCCATATCACAAAGTTGCCTATTTCGACTTTGTGCATGAGCACCTCCTTCAATTGAGTTTTTCACACGCATTTAACTTAGGACAATGCTCGCAGGCGCGTGCTAATCCTGCGTTGTCCATATCGCCCAGCTCTAACGGGCAATTGTTTGTGGTGTACCGGATGACGCGGATGAATCTGTCATTCCGGGTACTTTTATCACGTACTTTGCCTTGAGCTTTATTTTGATTTTTAATAGCATCCACGTTTTCCCCCACGCTGGGGTTTGCGTGTCTTTTCGCGGCGGGACTTCTTTTTGCTGCCATGTTTGCACACTGGGTACGCCGCTCCCTGGTGCATGATTCTGTTCAATACGGATGGACTGAGTCCTTCCGCCTCAACCGAATAGCGGTCAAGGATTTCTTGTTCTCTATGGGATATTCCCATGTAATTTTCTTCTCCTCTGTTATGTATATTTATTAGTTATTCCCCAGTGGCAGGGTAGGACGAGTGCATATTTATACACACCCGCCAGTGCCGGCAAGCTTTAAGTAGGCTTATTGGGGATTTTAAATATTCAAACCGCGGCTCACACATTTCGCCTGATGGCCTGGATAGCGGAGCGGCGGCCAGAATATTTAACTATTCTGGGAGGTCGTCTGACTTAGCTGAGATCCAGTATCCCAGCAGTAAGAGACCCATGAATAGGGCCTCATACATTGTCAGCCTCATTTCTCAGCTTATGCAATCTGGACACAAATTCCGACTGTGTTAACACCAGTATTCCATCCAATGCAAACGGATGTATCGCGAAGTTTGACAGTGCGCTTTCGGGCCATCCGCGACCAGAACCAATGTCCATGTTAGTCCTCCTTCTCGAACCGATCACGTGTCCACGGGCCGATTTGTACCAAATCACCCCCCTTCGGCATTACGTTCACGAACATTTGTGGGTATTGCCATGTTACGGCATTCCGGATATCTGTGGTGATGATATCCTCGGTATCTTCAGGCATATGCCCTCCTTTTCTATGTGTTATGGGTTCCCAACGAAGTCCCCGAGTTACGCGGCTATTCGCAACTGCCGTGTAACCACGGTAGTCCGGAGACCTGGTTGGAAAGGGCCACGCGGCCCTATTCTGTTTTTGCGGTTGAACGACGATAACCATCACCGACGATGGCTATCAACGCAAGCAAATAGATAACAGGAAATGTTTCCATTTGGTCCCTTCTATTGTTGTTGTTCCCAGTCACCGAGTCTTAATCTGAAGGCCCATGGATGACTTGGTCTGTCCATGGCCACGCTGAACCCGGCGCGTTCCAATGACCCTACTATGTATTTTGCCACTGTCATAGGGTTCATTTTCATTGGTTTTGCCATGTCAGCGGCCACATGATAATAATCATATTTATCCTTTTTGATTCTGATTCTGACGGCTTTATCGTCTTCACAGTAATCCAACAATAACTGCTCAATGGTGCTGACCAGCACATCATCAACGAGATCTCCGCATTTCGCCATTGGACGTATGACACCGGCGCGGTCTTTCGCCGGTACAATCGTATTCACAGGATTACCGGATTCGTCAGTTCCGGTAACCTTGAAGGTTTTCTTTTTCAACGGTCACTCCTATCTTTGGTTAATACTGATTAGTGCTCACGCATGAGCACCCTAAAAGAGAGGCAAAGGAGCCAAGGAGGTAAATCTTTCCCCTCTGTCCCTCTTTTAGGAAATATAAAGGCCAGCCAGGCTTTTACTGCCCAACTGGCCAGCAGGAATATTGGTGCATAGCAGGACTCGGACCTGACACTTGCGGATGGACTAGATCCACTATGCGCCGCACATCCATGGTAGTCAGGCATGGACACACGCGCAGTCCCCCACGGGATACACCAACAAAGATCCCTGAGTGAGTGCACAATGTATATTTATGCACTCGCCCAGAGATCCATATCTCAGGGTGTGCGGGTATGCCGGCCGCACAAATATTAAGTTGCCCTGACGAGCATACTCGGCTAGATAATTCATAGCCGTCAGGGTTGCAGCAGATTATGATTTCAAAATATACCCTTTAAAGGTAAACTTTGAATCCTGCACCGCTAATGGGGCCGTCAGCCCATGGATCGTTGCAGCCCCTGTGATCCATGGCTTTGGACTCTGTGCACACTATCGTGTGAAACACGGTACGGACACAATGTGTCCTTTCTCGTTGCGCACGCAGTCTTTGTGACCTGTAGCCGGAGCTACAACGTCTACTCGACCGCCGCAAGCAGCGAGTACTATGCCACTAACGATGTAGCACGTGTCGTCCTTGGGTTCTGGTAGATCTACCACGTTCCCATAGGACTGCACACTAACATCGTTCACGATAGGCCCGAACTGCACGCTTACACGTGCAATAATTCCAGACGGCTGGAATTCGCGCCCATCGTTGAGCACGATAGTATGAGGAGTCAGATTGATATAGTTCAATCTGATCCCTTTCTGTCCTGGGTAGAACCTTTAGCATTATGCCCGGCGCTCTACCACATAATGCGCCGCCGATCATGGCAACAATAGCCACAATCCCCTTGAATAGCGGGGTACTAACACAAATGGCTACCATGATCGATATGAGCCAGACAGGAAGCCCGTATTTACGTGCCTATCCACAACTCGTATGTAACCATACGCGTCCGGGCACCTTGCCGGGCTCATATCCCGATACCTCTACTTTGACCTACTTTCGTAGGTGCCGACCTAGGTTTTCGCACCGGCTTACCTTGTAGCTTGAAAGCCCATTGTTTAACGCCCCGGGCACAGGGCGTGTATGAGAATCAAAAATAAAACTCTTGATTCCCACATGTTATATGTGCTTTTTTACTTGGGGACGGGTGCACGAGCACCACGCCCGTTACCTTGTACCCCCCGTTACCGGCAAATATTACCGGCACGGGGCATATTCCCCTTAAAAATTGACTAAACTCGGGCTGGTCGCTGTGACCATCCCGATTTATCAGCTTATTATAGACCGTCGTTACGACAGTTCTTAATAGACTGTCGTTAAGTAATGAGGTTATAGTAATCTGTTCGTTCTTTCTTATGCGATGGCGTCTTTCCATCTTTTTTCTCCTTGCCGGGGCTACCGGCTTTTTGTTTTTGTTTATTTTTATACATGTCGCGCCATAGTGCCGGCGCCGAAGGCGAGCGGAGCGACCGGCAGCGACGAGGGACGAGGAGCGCTGCCGACGGAGGAGGCAGCCGACCGAAGGGAGGATTATTACATTTTCAATGCTGCCTTGCATAACTTATCAGCATACTCGTTACCTTCCACCCCTGTGTGCCCATTTACGTGTAGCCATTCAGAAACTACATCCATGCTACTACTACTCATCCAATCTACATAAGCCTTAGTGTACTCATTCTTGGCTTTCCATGATCCTATAGCCCACTCGCGGATTCCAGTATAATCGAACACTAACCTTATCTTTATATTATTGTCACTCGCCCACTTTACAGCACGCATAGCAGCGGCAAGTTCGCCGGCTACGTTGTTCATGGATAATACATCAGGATATCTGTCAGTAGACACCAGTCCACTGTCTTCATATATCCTAGTATTATCCCTGTAGACGACAAAGGCCCATGAGACCTTTCCACCGCCGCATGAGCCATCCACATATATAGTGACATCATATTCACCGACCATAGCACATGGAACTGAATCATTTAGATAAGCTATGGCTTCATCGTAGGTTGCAAATCCCTTGAACTGTGCTCCATTAAATCCAGTCACTAGAGATTCACATTCAGTCCATGTACTGACCACAACATTGGACTTTCTTCCGACCTTAACTGCATAAAAGTTCTTTTTCATGGTTGTGTACCTTTCTAGTGGATTATTAATCCACGATTACCGTGCTTCCAGGCTTCATGCACAGTAGTTATGGCCAGCTCTACTTTCTGCAAAGCCGACGCCCTGAAGTCCATACTCCAGTCTACCTCTGCCTGATCCAGTAAACGGAATGCATCACTTATAATGCATTTCAACTGCATAACAGGCATACCCAGATCGGTGATATAGATGAAATCACTCTTCCCTTCTGTGTATGCCCTGTTAAAATCATGGATGGCGTTTGTTGCGGCATTGACATACGCTTTCCACTCAGACTGTCTGATAGTCTGAATATCACGCGTATTAACTTCAGTACGCAATTCGCACCAAGTGATGATGTTCATATGGATCCCCATGAATAAATAAGAGCCCCAGCTTAAGCCAGGGCTATCTTATTAGTTACTCTTGGACAGAAGTATCCAGGCAGAACGTGTGGACGTGATCTTTCTTGCCTCTTTGTTCCACGTCAGATATGGCACTACCTCTTCGACTTCGTAGCCATCAACATCGGCTTCAGAGTAACCTGATCCATAGTTGAATATCGTGTTACCACGATAGAACATACCTGAATCCAGTTTAATATCGTCGCACACTTCAGGTGTTACTTCGAATGCACCATCACCTGAGCAGAATACGCGTACGAGTTTATACCTGGAATCTGCAGCTTTCATCACTGACGGCCCACCACTTAATTCAGTCATAGAACCGAAGTTAAGATGAATAGCGAATGCACCAGTCTTGCTGGCTGTTTTCTCGAGATAATCCTTCGTAATCTTACGACGGACATCCAATGAGAAATGCTGACCAGCTGCTGCTGCAATCTTTGCCATCACGTCTGCTCTGCCTTCCATGATACCACCAGGCCGCAGTTCTTTCCAGGCCAGCAGAATACCATGCAATTCCTTATAAGCAGTAGACACATCTTCCGGATTGCTTGGATTTGATATCCTGTTGGCAAACTCGGACAGTGGCAGCACATTACTGCGCAGCTTACCGATTTCCATGGAACATCTGTCTAGTGTGGCGTTCCACACAGCATCCATGTAATGAATCGGATCGTCTATTCTGCTGGATAGAATATCGATGTTTCCGTCTTCATTAAATGCTGCCAGCATTTTCTCAACGGCACTTCTGCCCCACGGCATCTTTATCATGTCGTTTAGAGCTTTTACTGGAATATCTGTCCACAATCTGGCCATGGTAGCCTTCAGCACTTCTTCAGTCTTGTATTTGGCGCCCTTGATCACGAGTTCAATAGACTCGTAAATAGGACTCAAATCCAACTGAGTCAGTCCAACTGCATTGGAAACAGCACCACGGTAATACAGATTTGTAAGGAATCCGATCATCCGTGATGAGTTCATGATGTGTAGGGCTTGTTTGGCCAAATTAACCGGCTCCATGGCGTCGTCACGACGTTGCAGGTTTGCTTTGTCGATCTTCAGATCAACGAGATCTTTTACCAGATCATTGTTGATAATGTAATCGACTGTATTACCAGCCCAAACCACTGCGCCATCACCATCAGAGTCTGTGTTCAGCATTGCTGCCAAACTCTCTGATACGACAACGAATGGACCAAAGTGGTTTCTGCCGGTGACGACCGCAACCCCAGCTACTACCGGATATTTGAAGAACAATTTACCGCTGGTGCGTTGTGTATCATCTGCCAGTCGTATGGCATTAATACGCTTTGCGGTAGTATCATCCACAACAACAACTATCCTGAACTCAGTGCCTGCCATAGGCTTTGAGAACACGTAATTAACCACGGAGTTCTCAAGCTTATTAGCAACCCAGGGATTGCGCGGACCGAACGTCGGTGAAAGCACTGCTTCCATCAGAGTCGAGCGCACTACCAACGGTTCATACTCGTCAATGGTGCCGTCTGCTATTGCTTCCAGCATCCTTTCAGCTTCACCGCGGGCCACGATTTCCTCGTAGGATGGCAGTGATGCGTTCAGAACTCTTGAAGTCAGAAGGCTATAAACACCTTGTGACTCTTTAATGTTCTGAAACACTTCAAAGCCCACTTTAACCTCTTGACCACGTATGGTCCATACGTTATCATGGGTTATGACAACATGTCCGGTATAGATTCCGGCTTTCACCGGATTTATCTTAACGTCATCTTCACAAATGACGAAATGATAATCCATCCAGTCTTTCGGAACCTGCAGACCGAAGTTAATGGCATCATTATAGCCAATGTAGATGCCCTTGGCTACGGATTTGCCATTCAACAGTGTCCTGTGCTGGCCGAATGTTCTGAATGCCAATCCAGCACCATCGCCCGCCAAACCTGTCTTACGCAACTCATCCCTGGTCACGACAAGAACACGCACTTGTTCTTTGCCGTCGCCGAACATCATCGGCTGACCATCACGGAATGATCCAGCGCCAGTTAGCAACAAAGACAGATAACCAATGGACTCATGGGCCAATTTTATCCCGTGACTTTTCCAGTTCACGAGATAGAACGTTCCCTTATTCAATGATGTACCGCCCATCAGGTCGTATCCCATTGACTTTAGCCATTCACCGAACTTGACATCCAACGATTTATCATCGAATGCCAGTTTTGATGCGTCGTCCGATCCGACGAATAAGACAGTAACGGACAAGACTTCAGCATCACCGACTTTAGGATACAAACAGATCCGTTTTTCAACTGGATCTTTCATATCTTCGTTGGGTGTTAACCCAACAATCTCGGTCTTAACAACGCCTGCCATTGCCGGATCATCCGACTTCACTACAGTCACTTTAATGGTGAGTATCATGTGACGTATAGTGGCGTATTTAGGCTCAATGGACAGAAGCTCTGCCGTTTCCGCCTGTACATCCGGCAACATAAGGTTACCGAACACCTTTCCGAACAACTCGTCAACCGAGTTGACTTTTGTAGCATTCATAGCTACATTACTTTTGTGCAACATATTTACCTCCATGGTGTTTGTTGCGTTTAGGGTATGAGATAACATTGAGCGGTAACTCATTGTATCTCGCTTGTTAGAAGGGGCGCTCATGGCGTCCCTCTTTATTTAATACTGCTCGAGCTCGTATGCGAAGCTGTCCAAAGCTATCGCATACCATGATGCATCGAGCATATTCCCACCAAGGACTTCATAGGCCTTGTCTGGGCTCATCATAAGACGTTCGTAGCGTATGATGGCCTTTTCAGTCCCGGCCTCAACGACCTTGACGGCCTTTCTGGCCTCTTTTAAGGCCTGCAACGCCTGCATCCAGGCCGCCTTTGCCTTGTCAGCCTTAGCCTTGTCGACCATGGCCTGACCCACCAGAGCCTTGAATCTCTGGGTTGGCTTCGCATCATGGCGACGCGGAGTCGGATTCTCAAGGCGTGCGAATGCCTTGTCCGATGACTCCTGAGCCACGGCATCAACTGCCATGAACTCAGCCTTGGCCTTTGCAGCCACTTTACGTGCCGCCTTTTCCAAAGCATTCGGGTTCTTACCGGAAAGACCAGTCAACGCTGCCTCTTGGTGATATTTCACCGCCGAAGCCTGTTGGGTATTCACCCAATTGGCATCCGATCCCCATGAGGAAACGTCAGACCTGCGCGCCTCCTCATTAGCGAATTTGTGTTCCCGTGCTAGCGTGGCACGGTAAGTCCCAGCAATTGTAGACAGTGCGGCGAATGACACCGCAGTCTTAGCTGCCAGTATCTCACCGATAGACATATTTGAATTAAATCGTGCCATAACAACCTCCTTGGTATATGGCGTACGTGCCCCACTTATAATTAAAAACCCAAGCAGGCTGGGACGTTTAGTCACCTACTTGGGTTTGTGTTTTCCCCTTCTGGTTTTTTAGCGGTCCAGATTCCCTTTAAGTCAGCTTCCTACCTGGGGATCAAGTGTGTTGTGCTGACCAGTGCGGCACCATTCAGACTTAGGATAATGATGCCACACAGCTACCAGTCAGAGCACGACCTCTGTTACCCACTTCTCGTGGCACTGGTAACGTGACATTGTTTCACCGCACATTCTGTCACAAAGCGTTTCTGATTATTTTTCACCCACTAACAGACAAGTGGGAATCGCATAATATTTACATACCGCCATCTAGGTATGACGCCTTCCACTTCAACACTTCTTGGACTTGCAATAGCACGTCCAAGCGAGGTGTGGCGACAGGTTACTTCCTATCCTTTCTAACGACATGCGGTGCGGCGTATGTTACTCCACATGCCGGACTCTGCTTCATAGTTTAACCTCCCGAAGAGTCTCCGCATGAAGCAGTGTCAACCCATGTGCATGGGCAACTTCGGAGACTTGACGGAGCAACTCTTTGTCTTTAATGGCTGCTTTGCGGATTATCACCGCAACGTAGTCAGGTTTGACAAAGAACTCATTCCATGAATCGTTGCCCTTTGAGGTAGGCATTAATCTGCCTGACCCATCATTAACGGGCTCCGCCCATACGTCGGTTTTAAACCTACGTATGACGGACTTTCTGGAAACTAAAAGACCAAGTAAAGGCCTATATTTCCAGGAATACCCACTGATGGACAGGCATGATGCCTCTGCGCAACGTATGCTTTCCGCACTACGTTCCTCAAATTGCAACCCATCATGGAATGCCGTCATGTTCGCTAGTTCCTGTTCTAGCGTACTGACGGTGCCGTCATTTCGGAAGGCTCCTAGCCATCGAACTATCATACGAACCTCCTGTTTATGATAGTCTGCTATATGACCCAATACCTGACGCACGATGCACGCCCACTCACCCGACTTTGGATGAGGCCCTCATAGCAACAGGGCTCAGGTTAAGTGTGTTATACAGTACCGGGTGGGCTCGAAACGTAAATTCGAGTAGGTACCATATAATACATACCTGGCCCCTCTCTCCCGACACCACATTTCAACCCCTATTAAGGGCTCGCCTGCCCAGCTACAACCCACCCTGCCCTACCGAAATGCATATTTATGCACTACTTCGTCACTGTATATTTATGCACTCGCGCCCATATTACACCCGATCGGGTATACCTGGTGGTTCAAAAATAGCCCGTAAAAAGCCCGCAAACCGTTGGTAATAAAGCACTGAGCAGTCTTCAACCCGAATTTAGCGCTATACCCGTTCGGGTACGTTTTGGCCGGCCCGGGAGTATTATATATTATATATTATATATTCTAGTGCACACATAGATTATTATTAACCCACATATGTTAATGGGTAGTATATAGAAAGATGATTAACTGTAATTAGTTATAACACGTAATTAAGATTAAATAAATAGATATTAACCCTATGAAGGTAATTTGTATATAGAATGTAATTAAAAAGTAATTAGTATGTACCATGTATAGAAGGGGGGGTGGGCTCAATCTGGATATTAGGCAAAGCCTGGCCAAAGTACTGGCCCAAAATATACACAAAGCATTTTCGGCCCCTATTAAGCGATTTGTCCAGTTTATTACATAAACAACTGGCCGGCCGCCCCATTGTTCCAGTAGGCCGCTGGCGCAAAGGCGCCAAACCACCCTTACTGGTTTTCTGGTATAGGTGCCCCACAATGACAGTACAGCCGCATTGGTTGTCACCATAATTACAGCGTAGCTGCATCAATTTTGTGTCCTTTTGATGACGGCGCAGCCGCATTGGTTGTCAATATTTTTGACGACCAATGACATATCTAAAGAAACATTTAGAATGGTGGTGTTCGTATGCAGTTTTCAGATGTTCCGATTGGTGATTTGCCTGTCTGTCCCAGGTGTGGGCGTAGGATTAAAATAATACAGCCCCAGAGTACAGCCGACATGGAATGGTTTATTGGTGGTGATGATGCTTATCCGGATTGGGCCGGGCATAAGTGTCCATGGTATATTAGATTTATTGACTGGGTGCGCGGTTTTGTACAGTAATGCCTGGCGGTCCTTTGTACTTGGATTCGCGCTCGGATTCCTTTGCGGCGGATTGATCGCTATCACCGTCGCCGTATTGAACATGATATTTTGAGTTATGGAGTTTTATGCAAGATCTTACAAAATCAGATGAACCCAAGCGATTTAAGTTCGTATTCCCGTTGTTTAAACTGCTGGTCATTATTAGCTTCTTCGCGCTGCCCTTTCTTGAGATTTACTTGAAATGCGGCACGGATTTTACGGTATTATTCATGCTGCTCATATATGTGCCGCTGCTGATATTCAATGCCTTTGCGTTCGTAGTACTCTCGACCATCGCATTTATAGCATTCATCGTGTTGTACGTTATATACAGTATTTTCTTTGCATAAGGGCCGTGGTATTTAAAATGGCATGTAAAACATTGTTTATTCACGTAACCAGTATAAGCGGTGAGCAGTTCATCCTGCCGCTTAGTGATGACTTCCATGTGGAACCCGCGGCCAATAATGAATATAGGGTTACCGGTGGTTCCATCGCGTTTGATATATCCAGCAAAGAGTATTTCGTTATGCTGAGCAGATTGAAGACGGCCGGGGTGCTTGTATGATGGCGAAATACACCCTGTCGTATTCCGGGATCAATGATAATCTGGATGTGGAGTTTCTGTTGCGCAATGAGAACCGCAAGTTCCTGTTGACCATGACACAATTACTCAAGATTCAGGGTGTAAGTGAAGCGCATGTGGCCAAGGCCATTATGCATAGAATGGATCAAAAACGGTATGTGGCCATTTATACAGAGATGCCCATATCGGCGATTGAAGATATAAGGGCGCAAGCAGCAGGCTAAGCACCGCACTGATAAAGCGGCCGGCTAAGGTTGCCGTGCGTCCATTCGCTAGCGTAGCTCAGTTGGTAGAGCAGCCGCCTTGTAAGCGGCAGGTCGTCAGTTCGAGTCTGACCGTTAGCTCTAAGTATTAAGGAGTTTACCATATGACTATGTTTTCCAAGGACTTACCTCTTAGGCCTACTCCCAAGCCGACCCCGAAGCCTAAGCCCAGACCATCAAAATAAGGGGTTGTAATCTATAATCCCACATATAACTTACTATACTACGTAAACCTTATACCAACCCACCTCCCACACAGTAAGGCCCGCACTACCAAAGGCGGGTCTTCTATTATATGTAATTTCCTGCAGGTAGCATTTCGATGGACGTACATGGCAAGGCCTGGATCGCTTTACAAAGTGACAAAGGTTTGGTGGGCTGTTTCGGTATAAGGATTACGTAGTATCGAAATAGCCATAAAATAGAAAACCCCGGTCATTGCTAACCAGGGTTTTATTGAGTGATATCCATACTTGTTAGTGATTTGTGGGATATCTTGGTGGCTTAAAACTTAATCCCCTTTGACAGGTCGTGCGTATCATTCGCTTGCGCACGCCAACGGGGCCAACACGACTATAGGTTTCACTAACAACACGGCCATGCCGATGCGGGCAATATACCACTGTAAAATATCGATGTCAAATCAAAACAGGGCTAACTGCGCCCCTGCCCTGCCCTTCCCTACAACCGGACAGTTCTTTACTATTGTACGCTCGTCCACCTCTGCATCACGCATGAACGTAAAACCGTATTCCTGGAGCTGCAAACATACACTGGTATATTCCCTGCGCTCTTCAGGATCGAACTGGCCGTGCATGTCATACACGATGCCCAACTCATGATACCTTAGCCAGGCTGCGCCAAGATGTGTTATCCGGATAAGCGCCAGTGGTCTGTTGTTGTATATTTCGTAGCGGCGGTCCAGGAATCCCCTTTCGCAGTAGTCTTTGACGATCTGGTACTTATGATTGTGGCTAATACGGGTATCCAGTTTGGTTTGTATATCATTCAGGTATATCCAGTCGCTGGTCGCGGCCAGGGTACGCATTAGCGCGTATTGCCGCTGCCCCATCTTCAATTCCCTGCTACGGCCGTCCTTTATCCTGCTAGTATTACTATCCATGCACCAATTTAATACAGTGTGACATACCTATGCAAGTATCAATTAACAAATTTGAGGTAATTTATATGAAGCAACGAACCATAAAGATCTGGACATTTATACTGTCCACCTTCTTTATTGTGGCTACGTTTGAAGCTAGTTTTTCCATACTGCGTCAGTATACCAGTCATTTGGAATACCGCGGCCTGGATATATCAATGCTATCGAAGATCATGCTCGTGGCCGCTATCGACATGGCTATATTCTTTACCATGTCGTATATCACCTCCAGCAGGAATGTTGAATATAAGCGTAACCTGGTACCGGCGAAGATCATGCTCGTGCTCGGGTCCATGGTGAGTACATTCATGAATGGCTATTATATGTATAAATTTGCTCCCGACTGGGAAGGCGCGCAGACGATCGGTGTTATTGTGGGTGTGTTAGCTGTAACCATGGTTGCCCTGCTTGGTTGGATATCCGGCGATCAACGTATTGAGCAAAGCAAGCCTGCAGGCGCTGAAGATAAGCCAGGCTCGCAGCAATCCCCGGTGGAACCGATTAATTATAATAAACCGACGCCTAAGCGTCAAAAACGATCGGTTAGTAAAAAGCAAATCAGCTTTGAACCACCGCCCGCGCAGATCACAGCTACCGGAGAATCTGTACAGCCAGCTGCCGTGACTACGGAAGCATCGAAGTCCCTGCAACAGCGTATATCGGATATGATCATCAATAATCCCCGTTTCTCTAACCGGCGTATCGCCAGGCAGCTTGACTGCCACCATGCAACGGTTGGTCGTATTCGTAAAAAACTTCAGGCAACTGGTCGTATTCCCCTACCTGCTATGGCATAATTAGCTCGAAATACTTACATTTACGTGGCATGCTTATTGCAACTTTCGATATTATAGACCAATTAATGAGGTGGCCAGTGAGTGCAAAATTACGTAGTAAGTCTGAGATTCTTGAAAAGTATCACACAACCAATAGTATCATCAGCTTGGTGAACAAGACACTCAATCGTAAAAAGCCACCTAAAATAATGGATATCGTTAATCGTAGTGCCCTGGAAGGTTTCAGGGCTGGTCTGGCCTACTGTCTTGGTGGCCGCGATCCTTTCGATGCCACGGACTTCGAACGATACATGACGCATACTAACGAAGATTTAAACTAGGAGCAATTATGTCACTTTGGCTGCCCAAGCCTACATTTAGCATTTCACAGATGGAAGGTATGGAGTTCTGTAACCGCAAGTACTTCATGTCTACAATAGCCGGTATACGCATTAATACGGTAACTCCGGCGTTTGGTAATATAGCTCATGACGTGATCGGCGCGAACTACGAGCATCGCAAGAAGTATGGTAAGAGCCTCGACAGATCAATCATGTACAAGTATTTTGATGACTATTTCGAAATGCTGAACAATGAGAAGCTGGTATTTGGTCCGGATAAGACATACATATTGCACCATGATGTTGTACCAGGATCTGTTAAAGTCTTCAAAGTGCGGCCTGATGATGGTACCGAGTGCCGCGTTAATTTCAGTGTGGATCACCGCAGGGATGCGGATAACCGAAAGAAGCTGTGGGAAATCACTCTGCTGGATGAAATTGATCCAGATGCAGAATACATATCCAGGCATACGGTTGTGGAGAACTGGGAACATTTTAATCCATCCCAGCTGCATAATCTCGGTAAGATGTTTATTAATATGCATATGGACATGCTTGAACCGAGTGTCAAAACTGTGGTTGGCCTGGAGAACTCCATTGAAGTTAGATTCCATTACGGATCAGGCCCGGAAGATGTTATCGTTATGCGCGGATTTTATGATCTGCTTACCGATGATGCGGTGATCGATTTTAAGTTTAGGCTGCGTACGGGTATCAGTACATCTGATCAGTGGAAAGTGGACAATAGCAATCAGCTCACTTTGTACGCCATGGCTACGGATAGAAACAGGGTAGGGCTCATGCTGCATTGGCTGGAGAAAGACCGCAGTGGTTCAGGTATTGTACCTGCCGGCAAGGTTGCTAAAAGCACCAGGGGCAAAGACGATATCAAAAGATTGACTGATTCCGTTATTCACACGGCAACCATGATTGACAAGAGCAAGCGCGAAGGGGATTTTAAAAAGAAGTCCAGTCCGTATGCCTGTGCCACAAAACAGTGGAAATGTGAATTCTACGATAAGTGCTGGGGTGCCGTAGAACAAACTGATGAGTTTGTGTATAATACACTTAAAGACTACGATAGTAAGAAAGAGGCGGCCAAAACAAAAGCTTTAACAAAGGCAAAGCCTGTCTTCGCCGACCTCCCGGTTGCGACTAAACCCAAAATCGCATTACCTTTTTAATGGCGCTTATGGCGCCATTTTCATTTACGTTTCTCTGCCATAAATCTGGTTCGTTTCTCGGCATACATTCTTAACAAATTATCGATAACTTCCTCTCCATACTTTTCCACAGCCTCTGGTCTCTTAGCCATATTCAGATAGGAAGCTTCTCCAAACGGTGCAGATTCTATATTAACCAGCTCCCGCATTGTGGGTAAGCCGTCGCGCACATACTTCAGATATCCAGGGTCCATGTGTTCCATAAGGAAGTAGGCAGGGCAGTGCATCATTTTGCCTTTGTTCCTTATGTTGGCCAGCAGGGTATCCTGAATGTTTATCTCTTTTACTCTTTTACCGGCGATTGCATTGTAATACACTAGGTCAATGATCACATAGAGTGTTTTACCGAGGCCATGTTCCATGACCATGCTGTCTGCATCGATGTTTATGGAATTGACGTTGAAGATATACTCGCCACGCTTAACGGTCTGTTTTGGTAAAGATGATTTATCACCTGTAGTAGTCGTAGTAGTATGTGTACCAACTGTAGTACCAGTACCAGTACTTGTACTAGGTTCAGCGGCTTGACCTTCCGTATCTTCATTCAGCTGTTTGGATAGATCCTTCCTGAGCCTTATGATGCCCTCGCTGACCGTGTCCAGCTGGCCTACGAATAGCCTTATACTTTCATAGTCTTTCAGTGAACTAAGATCTTCGATCATCATTACTTTTTCCATGGTAGTGTTTAATCTGCCTACTGCCGACTTTAATTCTCTGAATGTTAACTCTAATTGTTTTTGCGCAGAGTGTCCACTGACTACCAAATCCGAGTCTAAACTAATGTCTTTGGCGTCTTTTGCAGTAGAAACTTTACCAAAATACTTCCAATAAACATGGGCCTGGCTTTGTTTTTGTTTTGATAAACCAAGATTTCCTCTGGAAATATTACGAAGTACTTTAGTATTTATACTTCTTTTTCCAATCTGTGGAAAAGTTCGGAATTCCGAACTTTTCTGTAGTTTATCAACTTTTTGAGTATTAATCTCATTATCGTCATTTATAGGAAAAGTTCGGAATTCCGAACTT